GTTGGGGCCCATGAGAGGCCCGCAGACATAGACGAGCTTCAACCGAGCACCATGCTCACCGAGCACACCTCGCGCCAGATGCGCGCGTGCACCGTGGCTGCATCGGGCCCCTCGCCGTCGATCGTCCTCCACCGCGCGTCGGTCACGCGCTCGCGCCAGAGCGCCTCGTACTCGGCGCGCACGACCTTCTGCTTCTCGCGGTCCTTCTCGTACCGGTCACGCAGCACGGGCCTCCGGCGCAGCGTCTCCTCCTCCGACACGGTGAGGAGCAGGTAGAGGTCGGCCTCGGGCAGTGGCTCCTGCACGCGCCGCAGCCAGTCGCGGCTGAGCCCGTCGGAGGCGCCGAAGGCTTGGGCGCTCGGCGTCCAGCGGTCGCAGATGATGTAGCGCCCGGCGCGCAGGTGGGCTCTGATGTCGGTGGCGGCGTCCATCTTATCCGCGAGCATGACGGACTGGAACCAGAGGGGGTCTTCGTCGGCACGGATCAGCGGCAAGGTGTCGACGTTTTGCCCGCGAATAAGCGATTGCACCACCGCCGTCTCCCCCATCAGGTGCCGCCGCAGTGTCTTGCCCACTTCCGTCTCGTAGCGCGGGAACGAGTACACGACGGCCTCATGCCCGAGCCGGCTGATGCGCTCGGCGAGGAGCTTCGACTGCGTAGCCTTCCCCGCGGCGTCGGTGCCTTCGAGCGCGATGAGCGTGCCCATCACTGAAGCTCGCCGGTCTGCACGTCGGGGGTCTTGAGCAGGTGCGGGTTCTCGCGGCGCCACTCGTCGACACGATCACGCATCGCGCGCACCGCCTCGATCTGCGCCGGCTCGGCCCCGAGCCTCTCGCACTCCGCCTGGTAGAAGGCGAGCGTCGCCGGCACCGCGTTGTCCTTCGCCAGGAAGACCATCCACTGGTCCTGGGGGACGACCGAGCCGTCCTTGTTCTTGACCACTACACCATGGAACTTTCCGTCGAGCTTCATCGTCAGTCTCCTTTTCGGCCTATGACCGAATCGAACGTCCCGTCTGCTTCGTCCTCTTCCTCTTCACGCTCGAACCCCGGCGGCAGCTCGTACCCGCTGAGCGCGTCCACCGTGTCCGCCAACCGCCCGTCGAGCCGCTCCCCGCGAATGCGCCGCGACGCCTCCATGAGCTTGACCGTTCCGCGCTCCGTGGCATTCAGCTCACGCGAGATGTCGTTGACCACCTCCGTGAAATACGGCTTCTGTCCCTCTTGAAGGCCGCCGATCGTCTTGTGCACGAGGCAGTAGCGGCTTGGTGGCACGAAGCACGGAAGTCCTACGCCGCTACCGGCGAGGTCGAGGATGAGCGCGCTCGCGGCGTCGCGGGAGAGCCCGTGCTTGACTGCGCCGGTACACCCGAGCGTGTTGATGTCGCCAGCTTTGCTGATGCCGCATACGCGAAGCACCGCGCGCACCGCAGTCCGCGCCTCATCGTGGAGGCCGTTCCACATCTCGATGATCTCGGCGTCCGGGATGTCGGGGTACTGGGCCTTCAAGTCGCCGCACGTGGGCTTGCGCTCGCCGCAGAAGACCATCGTTTCGATCAGGCGATCTTCGGGCTGGATGAGCGGCGCGCGGGGGATTGGCTGTGGCGGTGGCGTGCGGCGGAACAGACGGCGGAAGAAGTCGAACAGACTCATGACGGGCTCCCTTTCATGTACGCGATGACCTTCTCTAGCTCTTCGACCGTGCCGTCGCGCTTGAGTGCATTCGCCCGATGGCTAATCACACAGATGTTGTTGGGCACGTAGCCCTTGCCGATAACGACCTGATCAATAGACGGGCTGTTCGGCCCCAGGGTGCCTACTCCTCTAAAAAGCGGGATACCCAATACAGGACACGTTTCCGGGATGACAATATCAGCAGGTTTCAAGTCGAACGGGATACCGCGTCTCTTCGCGCGCTGACGTGCGGAGTGCCACAGCGACAGTGTGTGCGACCTCCCGCCGTCAGGAAGGCTCAACCCGTGCTTGAACATGAGCGCACGTGTAACTTCGCGCCTCCGACAGCCACAGCTTGTCGACGCGCGTTTTCGCAAGGCGGTGCTGGAAACGTTGCGCGTGGTTCCACACGCACAGCGACACAGATACATAGCGACAGACTTTATTTGGCCGCGGTGATCTCGTGGTCGCTCAGCGGCACGGGACAAAACCGTCCACCGATCGAACACCTTTCCGACTAGGTCAAAACGCTTGAGAAGACACTTGCGTCGGTAGCAACCACACGACGTACTCTTGCGATGAATGATATTCGACGCCAGCATTCGAACCGTGCTGCCACAGTCGCAGCGAAACAAGTACGTCATAGCGCCGCGCTCGCGCTTCGGTGCACCTAGACAAACCAGCCACCCGGAGCGCTCGCCCAAGCGAAATGGAGCCGGTGCTTCAGTGCTTATCGTCTCGTGTACCATGCCTGGCCACTTTCACCACTCCCACCTCTGTACGAACGCGGTTGGTCACGTGGGCGTATCGGCGCGTGGTCTATTCTCTCTGCCGTAGCGCGCCGTGCGCTTTCGATCGTCTTGTTTAGATAGCGCGGTCCTGCCTCCCTGTATTTCATGTTCGCGACGGGTTGCGTCTCGTATACCCAGTGCACCATGGAATCCGGCACACCCGCACGCACGAGCGCGCACACGACGACCCAGTCGGCCTCGGACCGCGTGACCTGCTTCTCCGAGTAGGCGTTCTTCTCACCCGTGTCGATGATGTCGAGCACGCCCGCGTCGAGCCGCCCGCGCAGCTCGAACCAGTCGACGGGCGGATCGACAGGGACCGGGATGCCGTCGATCGGCTTGCGGGCGGGACCAGCACCCAGCTTGTCGAGCACGTCGTCGATCTGCTCGATGGTGTAGGCGCAGTCGGGGCGGGTCACCGCCGTTAGGTAGCACCACCGCGGCGCCATCGCGTTCTTCCAGTTCAGTGACCCCGGCATCCGCGCAATGCGATTCAGGGAGTGCACGGCATCCGACTTCGTGAACTTGCACAGGCGCTCCCACACGAGCTTGGCCTTCTGCGGCTCGGTGGGCTCCGACAGCCGGATGTAGCGATGCTCGCCGCCACCCGACACTGCCGTCGCAGCCGCGTAGATTCCTCGCATCGCCAGCACGCGGTCGACCTCAGCGGGATTCGTGCGCTCGTACTGGAGGTCGAGGAACAGCGCCGTCACGAATGGCACGTCGCGCTCGAACGCGCTTGCGCAGCTCCGTGGGTTCACGTTCACGAAGACGTTCAGCCCGTTGAGCGCGGCGTCGATACCGCACTCGACCGCGACGTCGGCGCGCGTGAAGTATTGCTTCATGATCTGACGGCCGCGCATCCCGGTCACCTCGATCAGCGCGCTCGCGCTCGGTGACGGGTGGAGCACAGCCATCAGCGGAGCGGCGTGGGCTCGTTGTTCGTCGAGCAGCATCAGACGTTCCCCTGGTAGACGGCCGTCATCGCGGAGCTTCGAGTGACTGCCGTGTATAGCCACCGCCGCCCGTCCTCCTCGTTCAGGCGAACCGACGGCTCCAAGATCACCAACACGAACGGCCACTGCCCGCCCTGTCCGGCGTGCGCCGTGTAGCAGTAGCCCCACTGCGCGTGCACGTGCGGGCTGACGCTGTCTCCGGTGTAGAGCCTCTCAAGCCGCGCCCACTGCTGCGCCGCGATCTCGATGGCCTTCGGTCCGGACTCTAGCCGGCCGTGCAACTCTTCGATTGCCATCGTCGCGAGCGCCTTGCCACCGACCCGCACAGCGCCGAAGCGAGCAGTCTCACGGATGTCCTTGTAGTGGTCCCGGACCTGCTCCGGTTGTTCCGGCGGCACCGCCCATCCCTCGAAGTTGAACGTCTCGCCGTTCATCAGCCCGACGATGTAGTTGTTCTTCCGGCACAGCAGCGGCTCCCCGAGCTGCGGCATCTCGTCGTAGATGCCGAGCGCCTGCCGGATGCCGGCGTTCACGCGGAACCGCGTGACGTTCCGGTGGCAGATGGTGATGCCGCCCTGCTTGTAGACCGCGACGCACACCTCCGCGAGCTGCGTAGGATGGATCTGCGGCAGCTCGTTCAGTGCACGCCGACCCGCGCCGTTACGGATGGCCATCGACACGCGAATGACCGGCGAGTCCTGCGCCTGCCGGAGCACCTCGGTCATCTCGATGCGCTCGGCGCCGAGCTGCTGCGCGAACGCCGGCGTCAGGATGGAGAAGGGCGGGGCGTTCGGCGCCTGGACGGGCGGGAGCTGGAAGCCGTCGCCGATGCAGACGAGCTTGACCTCGTGGTGCTCGGCGATCGACCGCACGTCCTCCCAGATGTCGGGCCCCACCATCGAGGCTTCGTCGAGCACGATGAGGCGTGACCGCGGCAGCTGCGCCTCGATCTCATCGGCGCTCTTCCGCACGAACTCGGTCAGGCCCGTCTTCTGGTCCTCGACCACCTTATATATGAGGCGGTGAATGGTCATCGCGTCGAGCCCGGTCAGCTCACGCACGCGCATCGCGGCGCGGCCTGTAGGCGTGATGACGATGGGCGGCCCGAACTCGTGCGCGAGGAAGAGGATACCGGCCGACTTGCCCACGCCGGCGAAGCCCACCCAGACCGTGACGGCGTACCCGCGCTTCTTCATCATGCGGCGCACGGCATCGATCGCCCGGTGCTGGTCGTCGGTGGGTTGGAAGGGCAGGGGCCGCACGGTGTCCGACGACATGACCAGCGACAGCTGCGCCTCGGTGGGCGGGGGAGGCGGCTCCGGCGGCGGTGGCACGTCGACGGCAGCTGCACCCACCCGGCGCTCGATGCGCTTCGCGAGGTCGACGAATCCCAGCTCGTAGACGCGCGTGATGGCCGTCCGCAGCGCCTCGCCGCGGAGAGCCTCCTGGGCGATGGCGTGGATGTACTTGGCGGCCTCGACGCGCTCGTCGGCGGTGAGCGTAGAGATCTTGCGGTAGCCATACTGCCCACGGCACGAGCTATCGAGCCCTGTCTGCGCGTCGGTGAGATCGCGTAGGCCCATCCCGCAGGCCGCACAGTTGGTCGAGGTGTTGGTGATGAGGGGGGCGGTCATGTCCTCCTCCACACCCGCGTCAGTGCCACGACGGCATGCTCCAGCGGCAACGCCCACGCCGACGGGGGCAGCGGTTCGGCGAACGCGTGCACGACGGGCGCACCGTACGGGGCGAGGATACGTGCGGGCACGTCCTCCTGGTTCGACTTCGACACGACCGTGACCGCGAGTCCATCGACGTACGTGCCGTGGAAGACCCGCTTCGGGAAGAAGTATCCCCGCCCTTCGACGATCGTCTTCACCTGGCGCGTGAGGGTGTACCTCGTCGGGAGCGCCGTGACGTTGCCGTCGTTCATGCCGTGCCGATCGGCCGCGCGTGCATGAACGACCTCGTGGAGCTGCCAGTCACCCGTGCCGTCGGAGTGCGTGACAAGCTCGAACTCGGCCTGCTTGATCGTCCCCACCAGCACGCGGCTATAGAGGTCGAACCGGTGGTCGTGGAGGAGCCCGCTCTCCTCGATGCCGGCCCGGCGCAGCGACGGATGCCACACGTGCACGCGCAGCTCTTCGGTATCACCCTCGTGCAGGTAGGCTTGCAGCATCCCGAGGCCCGAGTGGCGCCAGTCGAGGTGAGGGATGAGCCGCGCGAGCGTGCCGGCCAAGACTCGATTGTCCGGGTGGCTGTGGAAGCCAATCTCGGTTCTCACGAGACGGCCTTCCACGACTCCGCCGCCTTCGCCTGCGCGGGGAACAACATCTTTCCGATCTTCTTCTGCATGACGGTCTCCACGATCCTCTTCACGTCTTCGGCCTCGCCGGCCGCGCACTCCACCACGAGCTGGTCGTGGCCGTTCACCACCAGCCCGCGGTGCCGCTCGAAGTCGAACGGGTAGGCGCGCACCAGCCCCTGGATGGCACCGTTCTGGAGATCGGCCGCCGCCCCCTGGATGGGGAAGTTCGCCATTTCCGTCGGGGACTCGCCCCCGATGAAGAAGCGCTTCCGCTTGTGGTACTCGGTCTCCATGTACCCACGGGCGCGCCAGCCGTAGATGCACTTCTTCTTCCACTCGACGATGGCCGGGTGCTGCTGCCACCAGATCGCGTAGACCCGCTCGACCATCTGGAGCGTGATGCCCGGGAAGAGCGGCTGGAGGTTGTCGTCGCGCATGAGCGACAACGTCTGGTAGATCTTGGGCGGCTCCGCGCCGTAGTTGAGCGCGTAGACGAACCGCTTGATGAAGTTGCGGACCTCGTCCGTCACCTGCTCGGGGGTGCAGCGGAACACGCCGCACGCGTTCGCCACGTGCACGTCGGGGCCCGTCTTGGCATCGAACGCGGCGAACGCGGCGATGAGCGGCTCGTCCCCGGCAAGGAGCGCGATCATCCGAAGCTCGACGGCGCTCATGTCGGCCGCGACGAACACGTTGCCGGGCGCCGGGATGAACATCGCGCGCAGCTTCTTGGGGATGTTCTGGAGGTTGACTGGCGAGTTCGAGCCCCAGCGGCCGGCGGTCTTGCCTGGGCGCCACGTCGTGCGTAGCCGGCCATCCCAGTGCACAGGCGGCCCACCCTCGATGCGACCATCCTTGGCGTGCCCGGTGTTGGTGCCGAGGATCTTCTCCGCCTCGCGGTAGCCGATGAGCGCGTGGATAACCCTCTCGGCGCGCTCGTCCACGCCCAGGCTGAGGAGATCGAGCAGCGTGTTCTCGTCCGTGCTCGGCTCGTCCGAGTCGGTCATGTGCATTTCGAGCGGCGAGAGCCCGAGGTCTTCGTAGAGCAGCTTGCGCATCTGCGGGTACGACGCCGGGTTGACCGGGCGGCCTGCGACTTCGATGAACTCGGCGAGCAGCCGGTCGCTCTTCTGCTGATACTCCTCGGCGAACGCCAGCCGCTTGACGGGGTCGATGTAGATGCCGAGCGTCGACATCGCCCGACCGATGCGGAACAGCTCAGCGTCTAGCGTGTAGATGTGCTGCTGGCTGGTGTTGATGAGGTTCTGCTCGGTGTAGGCCGTCGAGACGTGTGTGACCGCGATGTCGTAGGAGAGGTAGCGGTCGAGGATCGCGTCGTCCGGCACGTTCGAGTGCTTGACGTCGTCCTTCCAGTGCGGTGCGTCCGTGTACATCGAGCCGCAGAAGTCGAGCCCATGGGGCAGCTCGCTCGTCACGCCGACTTGATGCGCCACCATGCCGTCGTAGTGGACGGCGTCCGGGATGGTCATGCCGAAGCGGTGCAGGATGATCGAGTCGAACGCGATGCCGTTGTGCGTGTCGATGCGCGGCGCTCGCATGAAGTAGTCGCCAATCACGCGCGCCTGGGCCTGCGCCTCGTCGGGGTGTAGCAGCGCATGACCCTTCACCGACAGCGGCGAGAAGATCATCACCTCCTTGTCGTCACCGACACCCACGCGCCGCAGGTTGCACACCCAGCGGTCGATGCCGTCGGTCTCGACGTCGACCGCTACGCGCGGCCGCTGGACGGCAAGGAAGTTGGCCACCTCCACGGCGCTCTTCGGCACGAAGTACCGAGGGTCCTTCCACGTGTTGCCGCCGTAGGCGAGCCGCACCGCCTTGGTCACGTCGGCGTGGAACACCGGCCGGTACCGAGCGCCCTCGTCTCGAAGGACGAACGCCGCGTGGGGCGTGGCGAGCGCGCGCGGGCCGTTGGGGATCTGGAGCGGCGTACCCCGCACCTTCATGACGGTCTGGTTGATGCCGGCGGCGGTCACGCTCGCTCCGCCCATCAGGATCACGAAGCTCGCGCGAGCTATCTCCTGGCGCAGCCGCCCTGAGCAGCAGTCGATAGGCGAGGGCAGCCCCTTCTTCTTGCACTGCTGGAGGTACTTCTTCATATCGCCGCCGTCGGGCATGCAGGCGGACGCGTTCGTGAGTCCCACCCGCTCCATCGGTGCGTGCGCTTGCTGTAGAGACTTCCGCAGCTCACGGCCGCTCGCGCCGATGAGCACCTTGCCCTCGCGCACCTCGTTGATGCCCGGCGCCTCGGCGACGACCAGGATGTCGATGGGCCCAGGCGGGAGCGTCGGCGGCACGGGGCCCCGCTTGCAGCCGAGTAGCGGGCACCGCCAACACTCGGCCCCGCGGCTGATGGCGTCGGCGTGGATTTGGACGTCGGGCGGGGCGACGCGGCCCGTGTAGGCTTCGATGCTGCCGGCGACGTCGCTGAGAGCCACGGCTGCGCGGAAGGCGTCATGGGAGTCAGGTTCCACTGTGGTCGGTCTCGATACGGTCGACGCTCGACGACGGCCAGAACACCGTTTCACCGTTTGTGAGTTCGACTACGAAGATAGAACCAACGATCTTCACCTGCGTCACGAGCGCGTGCACGACCGGTGGCAGTTGAGCTTCGTCGCCCATGCTCTCCCACTGGGGCCTGTAGACCTTGACCTTCATTCACCCCTCCGTGAGCAACAACCGCTTCTGGTCGGCGGCGAATGTGACTCCGGTGAGCCCCAGATCGGTGCAGCGCGTGAACAGGTTCTTCGCCGCCGCCTGGTACTGTTCCCGCGAGATGCGCCCGCGCATCAGCAGGTAGCGGAAGAACAAGAACGCCTGCCGGGCGAGGTCGCACCCGCAGTAGCCTTTGATCTTCTCGATCTCGCCCTTCGCGTAGAGCCCCGCGACCATCGATCCGTCGATGCCGTTCTTGCCGGCGAGCCCGATGACCTGCGTGAGGGCATCGAGGTTGTAGCCCGTCTTGCCGAGATACCCGTACTCGGTGAGCACGTCGAAGAGGTCGATATGCCGCGCCTCCGTGTACCTCTTGCGGTGCTCTTGCGTGTTGAAGTCCTGGGCCACGCCGTGCCTCAGCGCGCGCAGCGCCAGCAGGGGCAGGTCGAACGTGCGGCCGTTGAACGTCACGAGCGCGGCGTCCTGCGAAGCAAGCCACTGTGACATGGACTGGATCAGCCCTGCCTCGTTGGGATCGGCCAGCACGCTCAGCCCCACGAGGTTGAGTGTGTCGTCGAACAGCGCCACGCCGATGACGATGACCTTGCACGCGTAGAGCGGCGGCATCTGGTCTTCTGGCTTCTTCCTCGACCGGGGGTTCGCCTTCTCGACGCTCCACAGCTCCGGGTCAGGAACGGTCTCGATGTCCATCACGATGTAAGGCACGGGGTCTCCTTAGTCGACCCGAGAGCAGGCGCAGTGGCACAACGAGGTTGTACGCTTCGCGGCGTACGCCTGCCCTCGGGACGTTCAGTTGGTTAGCGCGGCTGACCCGGCAAGCCCGGGAAGGCCGCCGCGAGACCCGCCGCGGTGGGCGGCGGCTGGGGGACACCGTTGCCGGCAGCGGCGGCGAACGGGTTGGGCGGAGGCAACTGCGGAGCGGCCGCGGGAGCGAACGCCGGAGCGGTCGGCGCGACCGGAGCGAACGCGGGAGGCGCGAATCCCGGCGGGGGAGCTGTCACGGTCGCTGGTGCCGCAGGCGGGGGCGCCGCCTGCATCGGCACTCCCGTCGGTTGCGGCACCGCGCCGCCCGGCGCACCAGGCAGGCCCGGGAACGCCGGCTGACCCGGCATTCCCCCCGCCGCACCCGGCAGCCCCGGCATCCCGCCGCCGAAGCCCGGCACACCACCCGGCAGCGCACCCGCACCACCCATCTGCACCGGCATCTTCGAGGCCCACCGGTGCCGGTTGCTGCGCACGGCCTCCTCGTACTCGTCCTTCGTCACCCAGTCGGCGACGCTGGTGTTGACCGAGCCGTCCTTGCCCGCGTACGGCTCCGTCTTGAAGTAGGCGGTGTAGTTCTTGAACGCGCCGAGCGTGTACTGGAACTGCGCCTGGCCCGACTTTCCACCGCCGATCGAGCGCATCAGCCCGCGCCACAAGAACCACGTGTTCTTCTGCGTGGAGGCGGCATCTGGCATGAACTTCGACAAGATCTTGCCGGCGGCGTCGGCGTCGAGGATCTCCAGCGTCATGATGACCTGGTTCTTCCCATCGTCGCTGCGCACCTTCTCGTCGATGATCCTGCCGCTGTAGTAGCCGTCCTTCTCCAACGTGTCCGACATCCGCATCGGCTCCCACGTCGGGTCTGCCGGGATGTTGAGCACGAATCCCTGTGTCGGCGCCTGCTGCTGCATCGGGGCTCCACCAAATCCCCCGGGCATGCCGCCGGGGAAACCTGCTCCTGGTACTGTCATGTGCGTTCTCCTGTTTTTGTTTTGTTGCTCAAAGCCCTACGTACGGCGGTCCAGACCGCCCTCGCAGGAACCCACCGAGGTCCGCCGGCATGATCGCCTGGGCGTACCCTTCACGATTCTTCGTGCGCCACATGCGCCAGTCGCCCTGCGGCGTCGATGCCAGCTCCGCCGGCCAGTCGGTGCCGCCCGTGTAGTAAACGCGCACGGGGGCTTGCCCGAGAGCGAGCTGGAGATGATCAACCCGCAGCACGGTGTCGGTCTGTCCGAAGAAGTCCCCCACGAGCGTCTTCGGCGACATCGAGAACCCGCCTGGATAGAAGACGCCCTCCTGCACAACGGGCGGCAGGGGGTGTGCGACCAACACGCAGTGGAGCCCCAGCGCTCGAATCCACTCGCGCATCGTGAGCAGGCACGTGCGCACGTGCATCGGGATGGCGTACTTGTTCCGCGTGCCCTTGAAGCCTTCCTCGGCCTCCTTGTAGATGTACGACGTGAACGGGGTGAACCCGTCGATGACGAGCGCGGTGAAGTGCTGACGGTACTGGGCGAGCCAGGCGAACGCCTCGCACATCTGCCCCCACGACTTCACGGTCTGCTTGACGTGGGCGGGGACGACCATTCCTCGCGCCGCGATGATCTTGAGCGCGTTGTCCTCGCACGGAATCACGAACGGGCGCGAGAAGGCTCCGACGGCGTCGGTGGTCTTGAGCGTGCCCGGCGGCCCGTAGAGCATCAGGTTGACGGGCTGGCCCGCGACGTTCGCGGCGGCGGCATCGCCGGTGACGATCTCGATCGGCATCAGCCGACGCACCCGTAGATGCGCTCGCCCTCGCACGCCGTGCACGCCCAGACGAGATGCTGGGCCGACATCGAGGCGCCTGTCGCCGCCATGTGGCGCGAGAACCGATGCCGCGTTGGCGTCTTGCACGCGCCTGCACAGACGATGATGGGCAACCCGTTGGGCTCGGTCTCGTGCATCACGTGCGGCTCGCTTCGGCACGAGACGCAGTCGTCGTAGTGGCTTGGTATCGGCGGGCGCACCTTGACTGGACGATCGATATCCTCGATCAGCACGCGCAGATGTGGCATCAGTTCGGGTCCTCTCCCCACAGGTCGGCGGGTTCCGGGTTGTACTTGGCGCCCTGCAAGTCCTTCAAGAATTCCGTCAGCCACGCGATGAGGCGCTTGCGCCGCGCGGGCTTGCTCCAGAAGAGAACACCTGTGTAGGCGCGCAGGGTCTCGTCGAACGTCATGCCTTCTTTCCTAATGAGCCGGAGCAGCGCCGTGCCGTGCTTCTCGGCGCGGACCGATTCGGCGGCGCGCTTGTTCTTCGGCAACAGTGGAATCGCCATCAGTCCCTCCTCACGAAATCGACCAGTTTGTCGGGCCCCTCGGTGCACAGCGAAACGAAGTCACAGGGGCCGTAGACGCGGAGGCACGACTCGTACACGCGCGGCCGGCTCATCGGGTCCGGGTATGCAGCGCGCACCGCCTTCATGTTCCGCAGCGCCCACACGGTGTCCTCCCACAGCCGCCCGTACGCGATTGCTGATATCGGGACCGGGAACCGGGCGAACTTCGGCGTGAAGTTCTGGAGGTCGTAGAAGCCGAGCTTGTTCGCCTTCGGCCGCGTCATCGCGTTGATGATGACCCGCTTGATGTCGTAGCCGTAGAAGCGCGCGAGCGCGAGCTGCGTGAGCATCTGCCGGTCGGCGCGGTACTCGTAGCCGGTCTCGCGCTTGATGTACCCCTTGGACTTGTGGTCGACTAACACGTAGCCACCCTCGGCGTGGTCCCACGCCAGGAGATCGAGGCGGGCGGTGTACGGCTCCCCTTCGAGCGCGATCTCGAACTGGTGCTCGACCAGCACGGGCACCCAGAGCGGCTGCCCCCAGTGGGCCACGTAGGCGTCGAAGATGTAGAGCGCCACCTCACGCAGCTCCGGCCGGTCTTGGCCGCACGTCCAGATTGCGGTGCGCCCGTCCGCGTAGACCAGCCAGTCCGGTTTCTGCTGAAGCAAGGCTGCGTACCGGTAGGCGAGACCCACGTGCACGAGCGTGCCGATCTTCGTGTGGTCCTTCTCGATGATGGGGCGCAGGTACATCTCCTGCGAGAAGGCTTCAAGCTGAGGGCAGGTGCAGAACGAGCCGATGCGGTGGGGACCTTGCTTGCTCGCGCCGCCGGGCCACACCGGGCCGCCGGTGTTGCGGTTGCCTGAGTGGGTATCAGGCATCGGCGTTCACCTCATAGAACAGATACATCTGCTCGTGCAGATCGCCGAAAAAGTCCGAGGACACCGCACAGACGAATTGCACCCGCTCTTCGGTAACAGCGTGACCGCGCCCGGCCACGAGCAGCACCGCGTGATGAGGCTCGCCCGTCTTGCCTGTATCAACCAACACGTCGCAGGCGATGCTTGAGCCACGTGTCGATACGTTGACCCTTCCGCCGACAATCTTTGCTCCGACAGGAATGTCGGCGCGAAAGCGCAACACACTGATCGTGTCCTCAGAGGAGAACACCATCTCGACAATCTTCTTCTCACCCATCGAAGCCCCCATGGCTCAGCGACTGCAACTTCGCGAAGAGCCCGTCCACGATCTCCTCGTTGGACTTCCCGCCGAGCATCGTCGCCAGGTCCGCATTGCCCTCCTGCTGGCCCATCGTGGACTCCAACACCGCCAGCTTCTCCACCACGGTCTCAGCGTGGCCCTCGTCGATCGTGCCCGCGGCGATGATGTAGCGGACCATCACGGCGTTCTTCGAGTCGAACCGGTGGCAGCGCTTCTCGGCTTGCAGCAGCTTCCAGGGCTCCGCGATGAGGTCCCCGAAGATGACGAGGTCGGCGCCCACGAGCGAGATCGCCACGCCGACGCTGTCGATGGTCGCCACGAAGCAGCACGGCGCGCTCGCGTCGCGGAACGTCGTCGCCATCTTGTCGCGCCCCTCGGGGCTCATCTCTCCGTGCACGATGAGCACCGTCGCGTTGTCGACCTTGTCGTGGATCGCCTTGCCCACGGCGTCGCACTGCTCGCGCATGTACAAGAACACGACGACCTTCTGCCGCGCGTTCAAGGCGTCGATCGCCTGCTCGATGACCGCCGGGCGCTTGGCACGCGCTGTGTGGCGGAACGCGGCCGCGACAGCGTTGCCCTTGTCCAGCGCCTTGCGCCCTTCGTAGCGGGTCGGCGCCGTCAGCTCCACGTCGACCTTGTAGACCTCGCGCTGGAACGGCGGGAGTTGGAGACCCACAGACGCCTTCGTGCGCATCAGTAAGAAGAAGCTGAGGCGCTTCCCCAGCTCCTCTGTTCGGCTCGCGCCCTTGTCATCCATCCCGTAGGGGCCTGCTACTCCACCGCCGTACGCCTTAATCCAGGGCCAATACTTCCCCGCTAGACCGCCCGTGATGATGTCTAGGAGCGCCCACAGGTCCCGCACGAAGTTGGGCATCGGCGTGCCGGTCAAGCCCCACACCACCGGGACCTTCGCGCACAGGTTGCGCACTGCCGTACCTTTCTGCGAGCTACGCCCACGGAGGATGTGCGCCTCGTCATTGATGACGATCAAGAACTGATTCGTCAGCGTCTTCCCCCAGCCTGGGGTCTCCACGCTTTCGTGCATGACCCCCAGTGCGTCGGCGCGGCGGTCGCCGATGATGATGTCGTAGTTGGCGACGATGTACCGGGTCTGGGGAATCTCCTCGGGGCGCCGGCCGTCGAGAATCGCGGCGTCGCATCCCGCCCACTTCTTGATTTCGCGCTGCCACTGCCGCTTCGCGAGCGCGGGGCACAGCACAAGAACGACGGGCGTCGTGGCGCTCGGGATCGCACCGAACGATAGCCGGGCCTCCGCCGCGATGATCGCCTCGGGCGTCTTGCCGAGCCCCATCTCGTCGGCCAGCAGCCCGTAGTCGCGACACGCCAAGAACGCTGAGCCCTCGCCCTGGTAGTCGCGCAGGCCGGCCATCTTGGCGTACTCCAGCGCGCGTGCCGCGACCATCGGCAGCCCCGGGAATGCGTCGGGCTTCTTGTACGGCGCCCCCATCACGTTCGCCACCAGCCACGCCGCGTCGGCCGCGCATCGGCTGTCCATCTTCGTCAGCTGGACGCCCGGTGCATGCCAGTCGTCGACGCGCCCGTGGAAGCGGTAGCCGCGAACCCCGCGTCCGTGGATGGACGGCTGGAGCATCGGGCGCGCGGGCGCGATTGGAAACTGGAGGACTTGACCGTTCATGCCAACAACACAGCGAAGCGTACGGCGGTCGAGACTACACCTACCGGTCGAGCTGTCCAGGATTTTTCTTCTCACCCGGTGAAAATTCTAACCACCCCCAATCCCTAGTGGTCGTCGATGTCTTCTCTCACAAGATGAAAAAAGTTGACCGCAGACTCTGCACGAGCTTACAACCACTACCCCGCTGTGCTGTCAGACCGGATAGACGCAGTCTTACCCGTGAACTCGTCGTTCCTACGACCGTACGCGGAATACGCAGGGCAATGCTGCGACGCGCCCGACCTGTTCCACGTCGGCGTCGGCCTCACGATGCTCGCCGGCACGATCGCGAAGAGCTTGGCGTGCCCCTTCATGGCCGGGCGCGTGTTGGTGCCGAACCTCTACACGCTGCTCGTCGGGCCATCGCGCTCGGCGCGCAAGACGGCATCGATGGACATGGGCATCGAGATTTTGCAGAAGGCCACGCCCGACACGGTCATACCGATCCCGGGATCGTACGAGGAGATGGTCGCGCAGATCCGCGCCACGCCGAGCGGCCTGCTCACGTACCGCGAGTTCGGGCACTTCTTGAAGACCACCGCCCGCGGCTACGGTGAGCCGATCAGGACCGTGTTGATGGACCTCTACGACTGGCCGCCCACACGCAGCTACACGCGTAGCCTGCGCAAAGGCAAGACCGTCATCGAGCCGCCCATCTGCCTGTCGATGATCGGCGCCATCTCGACAGACCTGCTGTTCGCCTACTGCGATTCCGAGGAGTGGACCGGCGGTTTCTTCGCCCGGATGATCTTGCTCTACGGCGAGCGCGGCGACTTCCGCATGCCCCGCACGTGGCCCGAGGCCGAGGCGCACCTCGCGAACGTCCTCTACCAGTGGGGACACGCCGCCATCCCGGCGTGCGGTGGCTTTGCCCCAGACGCGTGGTCGCTGTTCGAGCGGTGGGCGCAGTTTCGCGACGGGCAGACGCACACGGCTCCCGACCGCGTGCAGAACCACTGGGCGGGGGCGACCACGCTGGCTGCGAAGGTGGCCTTGCTCTACGGCGCCGATGCCGGCGAGCCCCACGCAGGGCACGGCTGGTTGGTCTCGCTCGACACGATGTCCCGAGCGATTCTGTTCGTCGACCACCTGTACCTGCCGAGCGTGCAGCACCTCGGGGAGCGCCTCGCGATCGGGCCGTGGGAGAAGGACCGTCGGCGCGTGCTCGACGGCATTATCCGGGCAGGCACGCGCGGCATCCTGCGCCAGGACTTGCTCAAGCGCGTGAAGATGAGCAGCGACTACATGGACACGGTGGTCAACACCCTGCGCGACGAGGGCACGATCATCTCGATCAAGGAGGCCCAGGGCGCGCGGTTCAAGCTCGCCCCCGAGGGAACGGTCATCCAGTTCCCAGGCGGCGGGGCGAGCGGCGCGATGGGAGGACAGCAGGGGTGAGGCTCCTCCGCCGCCGTCAACGCCGCTTCTTGGTCGCCCTCGCGCTGGTCGACACGGTCATCGCGGTGGTGGCGCAGCGGTACGGCATCAAGCGGGAGGTCATGTGCGGTCCGCGGCGGGACCGCTGGGTCGTCCACCCACGGATGCTCGCGATGTACACGATTCGGTTCGCCACTGACCTGTCCTACCCCGAGATCGGTCGGCTGTTCGGCGGGCGCGACCACACCACCGTCATGCACGCGATGAAGACGGTCGAGGCATGGCTGGAGGAAGACCCAGGGCTCCGGATGGAGCTGCTAGCCATCGCTTGTGCGGTGATTGAGCGCAGCCCGTCGGAGCAGCTCGCGTCGCCACAGCAAGAATCGCCCCGCCTGCTTCCGGTCGTTCCACAAGGCTCGAAGCAGCTCCCTGAGTGGCCGGGGCGCGCCAGTGCTGTCGAAGCTGCCGTAGAGCGTGCCGAGCCTCCAGTGGATGTAGCCGCGAGACGCGCGTCGTAGCGACCACAGGAACCGCAGCCCTTCAAGCAGGACCGCGAGCGGACGTGTCAGCCGTCCCACCCGGTCTCACCGCCGTCGAAGAGCCCGAACTTCTCCGCGACGATCCCGCGTAGCCCCTGGATGACTTCGGGCGCGCCATAGACCTTCGCGCGGCGCGTGCTCGGGTCCACGCCGGCGATGACGAGCGCCGGCACGCCGAACTTCACTGCGAGCTTGCCGATCTCCACCACGAGCTGGTCGAGGCGTGGTGTGGGGACGGGCGGGGCCGCTGCCGTTCTGTCGGTGGGCATGCCGCGATAATACTACAGCATCAGGTCGGCTTGACGATCTGTGACGCTTCCTTCGCGGGTTGGTGCGCCACGGCCGCCGCGATGGCGACCTTCGCGGCCAGCCGATGTGCCTCGCGGATCGGCTCCGGCAGCTCGTCCCACGGCACGGCGTTGCCGCCGCCCACGGACAGCTCGTGCCCGGCACATAGGACGATCGAACAGAGCCCCGCGGGGTTATCGACGTTCTCGCTCGCGGTCTTCTCGGGCACCATCCGCCAGGCGTGGAGCGCAATGGCCGCGACTTCGAGGGCGCCGTCCTTGACTGCGAAGTAGGTACGCGCCATCGCCTCGGCCGTCGACTTGTTCGTGGCGACGGCCTGCTTGCCGCTGTACTGGAAGACCACTGCCGCCTCGGCTTGGTTCTTCGCCATGGCGCTCAAGAAGCTCGTCACGAGCACCGGGACAGGTACCGCCTTCACGTCGATCATGTGGCCCATACGTGCCTCCTATTCCGCGTCGAAGAAGAACACCCAGAACAGCCGCCCGTTCTCGATCGTGTGACCGAAGTAGCTGCTCGGCGCGTGCGTGCGCTGCGACTCCCACAGCACGAGCCGGTTGTAGACGTTGCCCACGCGGTCCACGGTCTGCCACTGCGTGGAGTCGAAGAAGTTGGATGGCTGCGGCGGGGCGCCCTCGCGGTTGCGCACGATCGAGAGCCCGGCCTCCGGCGGCGCGTCGGGCGTGAGGAAGATCGTCGCGGCGTACCGCTGCGTGTCCGAGTGGAACACGATCGGGTCCTCGGCCGTACAGATCTGGAACCGCCCGTTGATGGGCTCCTTGTCCCACGACGGGATCTTCACGCCGAGGAGCGCCTCGAAGATCGTCGGGTCCATCAGCTCGTGGTAGCGGTGCACGGAGCGCTTACCGGCCGATCCCTCCTTGATGAACTGCTGCCTGAGCGCGAGCGATCGGATGTCGTCCGGATTCGAGAGGAAGTCGTCGACGATGACGAGACTGGGACGGCTGGTTTCCATTAGAGTCTCCTTGGCGCCAGGCGATCTGGCCAAGCATCGTTGCTACCACCTGCACAGAGAAGAACGCCTGAGCAAGAACGTACGATCTTGTCGCCGTCGTCGGGCAGTGCCGCGACATACCAGCTGTCGTAAGGCTCGGTGCGATCCGGTGACGCCTCGATGAGCCTGAGCAATTTAGCCCGTCCGAATCGAATGTCGTCGGCTTCTATGGGAGAGATGTTGCCCTCGTATTCACTGAACACCTCGGCGTCAGGTGGGGCGTTTTTGAGCGTCTCGATCAACTCGGATACTTTCACAGCTTCACGAGGTTTGCGCGCACGTACGGGAAGTTCACACCCTGGATGGAAATCTGCTGCGTGTCGAGATGGACCTCGCGAAACGTCGGCGGCTGCCTGATGTACTGCGACTGCTGAGCCCGCGTGAAGTACCAGAAGCTCGCGGGATTCCAGTAGGACACGTGCGTCGGGTCGGAGAATGCTCCCCACCCGTCCGTGCTCGGCGTCATCGACATGAGCCACCCGCCTGGCCGCAGGCAGCGGGTGATCTCGCTCATGGTCAACATCTTGTCGGGCAGGTGTTCGAGGAGGTCGCTCGCGCGGAACGCCCCGACCGAACCGTCCGCCCACGGCCACGGCGCCTTGGCTAGATCGGTGACGACAACCCCGACGCCGCTCGCCACGTTGTCCACCGGTGTCCACCCCGACCGCGGGTAGAGCCCACCGCCGAGGTCGAACGCCGGCACGTCCAACAGCGCGCACTCCCGCAGCACGAGGCGCTCCAGCCACTCCTCCTGGAGACGGTCGGTCGTCGACTTGATGAGCGGGATGTTCTGGGCCCACGTGTTCTCGCCCTGAATCCGATAGAGGTAGAGCGGCTTCGCGACGTGCTTGAACTTCGTCGCGAGGTACGTGCGCAGGATCAGTTCGTGGTCGTCCGCCACCGCGTAGCTCACGTCGTGCCCACCGGTCTTCTCGTAGACGCTCCGTCGCCACGCACGCACGTGGTTCGGCGCCGTGTAGATGTGCGAGACCGACAACGCCGTCAGGGGCAGCGCACGCACGCAGTCGTAGGTTCCTGGACGCACGCCGCCTACTGCCTCGTCGTAGAACGAGTAGCCGCTGATCATCCAGCCGCCGCGCAGCTCCGGCGCGCGGTAGGTCTGAGCCCCCTGGAGCGTATCGGCGCCCTCGACGAAGTCGGCCGAGTCCGAGTAGACGAAGCCGATCTCGGGGTCCATGAAGGCAGCCTCGACCTCTTCGAGCGCATTCGGCGCGAGGAGGTCGTCATGGTCGAGTTCGAGGAGCACATCGCCCTGGGCCGCGCTGAACGCGAAGAGCTTGCGGGCGCCAACGTGGGAGGAGGGCGCGTAGTCCTCGACGATGGTCACGCGCGGGTCGTCTCCCACGACGGCCTTGGCTTCCGCGGCGCGATCCTTGACGGGCTGCCGGCGGCCGCTCTTGTCGTTGACCGAGATCAGCCACACGAAGCGCTGATTGGTCTGGGACTTGAGCGACGCCCACGTCTGCGCGAGCCACTTCGTGTTGTGTGTCGGCGTGACGACAGTGATGAGCGGTCGATGCTCGTCGGCGAGCAAGACCTCTTGTTCCCCCGTGCGCATCGCGGGAAGGATGTTGGGCACGGGTGTTGGGCGCGGCTGCGGGTGCGGCGAGAAGCGATCACACGCGTCCGGTAGTTGATTCAAGTGGCGTTCGTACGTAACGCCGCAGACGCACAGGTCGGTCGCGCGCCGCTGCGGCTTGTCCTCGGGCCCTGTCCACACACGCGTGTGGAAGTCGGTGCCGTAGACGCTGCCGGGGATCACGCCGGGGGTGACGCCGAGTTTCCACAGCACGTAGGGCAGGGAGAGCTGGTCTTGGATGGAGCGCGTCTTGTTCTCGCCCCACCACATCTCGTCGAGCGGCTCTGTCTTCCCGATCCGCCGCACGACCACTCCGCCCGCGTAGAGCTGGTGGTTGTCAGGAAGCCCTTCAGCGCGATACGTCTCGACCTGAGCGACGAACGGTAGGTCAGCGTACTTGGGGAGCGCTGCGGACTCCCGCGCCTCGTCGTAGATGTTGTCGCGCTCAGGGTGCCTGAAGAAGGCGATGTCGTGGCCCTTGAGCGCTTCTAGGCATGCAGACACGAAGCGCTGCGGGTTGGTCACGGTGATGGAGGCGTCGATCCAGACGACGATGTCGCCGTCTGCAAGGTCGAGCATCCCCGGCGTCATCTTGTAGAACTTCGCCGCAAGCCGAGACGGGCGCGGATACGGATTGGCTGGTGGGTAGCGAAACTCGATCTTCCACGTCTTCGACGTCAGCGCCGGGTCGTCCGTGAACGCCACGAAGTCATACCCGCCCGTGTCGAACTCCTTGAGCGTGTCGGCGCCGCCGAATAGCGCTGTGTAGAAGACGACTTTCACGGGGGCTCACGCTACACCAACGGCACGGCACTGCCAATAGTTTAACGCCGCCGATTTGTGACCCGTCTACCACCGGGCGTAGGATGACAAGAACATAGAGGAGCCCCCTCCTCACCCGTGACCGGAGTAACCGGCGCTGATTCTTCCTGGCAACCCCAGGTGGACAGCGCCTTTTTGCGTTTCTGGAGGTTCCCCGATGTCGACCGGCAACGTCACAGTCCAGCCACTCTTCAACCGTACGGGCTCGCGGATGGTTCAGGGCGAGCTGGTCCGGATCTCCGGCACGAACGGGATCTTGCTCGCGCAGGCCGATTCGCAGCCGCACGTGACAGGCTACATCGGCGTCGTGAACTCCGGCGTCGTGAATCCCGGCGGTCCTGTCGCTGTGGAGACGGTGGGTCTGCCACGCGTGCTGCTGGAGACGGGACTCACACCAGTCGCGGGTGATCCGCTCTACATCTCCGCGAGCGTCGCCGGCCGCGCGACGAACGTGGCCCCGGTGATCAAGGTCGTCATCGGCACGATCTCGGATGCGAGCAGCTACGCGCACGACAACTCCGTCGAGTGCGTGATCGCCGGCGGTGGCGGTGGCAGCGGCGCTCAAGGAGCGCAGGGCTTTCAGGGCGGCGTGCAGGGTTCACAGGGCGCCACGGGTGCACCCGGTGCGACAGGCGCGAGCGGTGCCACAGGCGCTCCGGGCGCGACAGGAGCGACGGGCGCGAGCGGTGCGGCGGGTGCGCAGGGCTCGCCGGGAACACCGGGCACGAACGGCGCGCAAGGATCGCAGGGTGCGCCTGGCGGCACGCAGGGCTTTCAAGGTCCGCAAGGCGCCGCCGGTGGATCGCAGGGTTTCCAAGGTGCGCAGGGCTTTCAAGGTGGTGGCTTTCAAGGTGCACAAGGCGGAACCGGAACGACGGGCGCTTCGGGGACGCCGGGCGCGACGGGAGCGACAGGAGCCGCCGGTGCTGCTGGAGCAACAGGCGCGAGCGGCGCGACGGGCGCCACGGGCGCATCGGGAGCTGCTGGTGCACAAGGTACGGCGGGCACCGCAGGTGCGCAGGGCAACCAAGGAGCGCAGGGCAACCAGGGCTTCCAAGGCAACACCGGCACGGGGAATCAAGGATCCCAGGGTGCACCCGGCGGGTCACAGGGCTTTCAGGGACCGCAAGGTTCCCCCGGCGGCACGCAAGGATTCCAGGGCGGGAACGGCGCTCAGGGATCGACGGGTGCTCAAGGCGCAACGGGCACGACGGGTTCGGTAGGACCGTCCGGGGCGACGGGCGCGACTGGCACGACGGGAGCGACAGGAGCGACTGGTGGTCCTGGTGCAACGGGCGCGAGCGGCGCCACGGGAGCCACGGGCTCGACAGGCGGCACGGGGCCCGCTGGTGCGCAGGGCTTTACGGGAGCGCAGGGGTTCCAGGGAAATACGGGCGTCGGCACGCAAGGCCCGCAGGGCACGCCGGGTGGTTCGCAAGGCTTCCAAGGTCCACAAGGATCGCCGGGCGGCGTGCAAGGCTTTCAGGGCGGTAACGGCGCGCAAGGATCGACCGGCGCGACCGGCACGACGGGATCTCAGGGATTCCAAGGCGCGACCGGCACGGCGGGTGTGCAAGGATCGACGGGCGCCACCGGCACGACTGGCGCCTCGGGCGCGACTGGCGGAACTGGCGCCACCGGCGCCACTGGTGCGCAGGGGTCGCAAGGCGCTATCGGCACGACGGGCGTGACGGGCGCCACCGGAGCGCAGGGCGCGACCGGTGTGCAGGGGTTCCAGGGCGGGAACGGCGCGCAGGGAACGACGGGCGCGCAAGGCAACACCGGCACGACAGGCGCGCAGGGCTTTCAGGGCAACACCGGCACGGGGAACCAGGGCGCTCAGGGCGCGCCGGGCGGGTCACAGGGGTTCCAAGGTCCGCAAGGATCGCCGGGTGGCTCGCAAGGCTTCCAAGGCGGACTCGGGCCGCAGGGTCCCGTCGGTGCCGCGGGCGCGCAGGGCACGGCGGGTGCGCAAGGATTCCAGGGCTCGACGGGCACGCAGGGGTTCCAAGGAAACACCGGCGCGGGCACGCAAGGAGCGACGGGCACGCAGGGGTTCCAGGGGACGGCGGGTGCGCAGGGCGCGAAGGGCAATCAGGGCTCGACAGGCACGCAAGGTGCGATCGGCGCGCCGGGTGCTGCGGGTGCGACGGGAGCGACGGGCGCGCAAGGTGCCACTGGCACGAGTGGTGCGACGGGCGCCACCGGTGCGACAGGTGCGAGCGGAGCCACGGGCGCTCAGGGCGGTCTCGGATCACAAGGCTTTCAGGGCAACACGGGAATCGGGAATCAAGGTGCGCAGGGCGCACCCGGTGGATCGCAGGGCTTTCAAGGGCCACAGGGTTCTGCTGGTGGATCGCAGGGTTTCCAGGGCGGCGTGGGCGCTCAAGGCGCGACGGGCGCACAGGGCAACACGGGTACTGCTGGTCCTGCTGGCGCGACTGGCGCCACGGGCGCAAGCGGTGCCAGCGGTGCAACGGGAGCGACAGGTGCTTCAGGTGCCACAGGTGCGTCGGGCGCGACTGGCGCGACGGGCTCCGCCGGTGCACAGGGCTACCAGGGCGGTTCGGGCGCGGCAGGCACGAACAACGCGGCCAACTGGACGATCGGGACGGCGACGCGGCGCTACTTCATCGTCGACGCGATCAACGGCAACGACAGCAACGCGGGCTTCACCGATGTGCTCCCGGCCAACCCCACGACCACCGCGAAGCAGACGCTGTCGGCGCTGGCTGCGGTCATTCCGATCGCCGGCGCAGGGCGCACGATCGAGATCATCATCGGCGCCGGCACGTACGCCGACAGCGTCGACGTCTTCAACGCGCTGAACGGCTACGCGACCAACAGCACCATCCGCGGTACCGGTACGAACACGAACGCTGGTGCCGTCGCCTTCGCGGGGGACACGAACGACTGGACGTACCTCGGTGCGACGACGTCAACCGGGCTGTTCGCGGCCGGCTACAACCCCACGAGCGGTGGCACGAGCGCGACCATCACCTGCGTGCAGACCGACACCGGCGCGCCGGGATTCGCAGCCGAACCTCTGAAGCCGCTCGGCTGCCGCGTACGCTTCGACATCAACACGCCGACCGTGGCGCTGCAAGGGAAGACGTTCTCGGTCATCGGCGTTCCGGCGAGCAACCAGCTCGTGCTCAGCTCGTCGATCACGGTCGCCACCGCGGACATCTTCTACATCGAGGACCCCGGTGTGGTTACGACAGGATCTGCCAGCTTCTACGACCACGAGATCGGTCCGACTGGTCTCCAGTTCGCGGGTATCTCGACGAATGGCGCCTGGTCGCTGCGTGATGGCCGGTACGCGCTGGCGTTCTGCCAGTCGGTGTCGTTCGCGTTCACGAACAACCGTCAGGTGACGCTCAACACGTTCTGGATCACGCGCTCGGCGTTGGTGCAGGTTGGGCCCAACCAGTCGACCGGAGCGCTGACGAGCACTCTCGACAGCCTGACTGTCTCTACTGCTTCGCTCTTCACCTACACCATTATGACGATCACCAACCCCACGGCGCTCTCCTTCGTCGGGAAGAACGTGATCGGTGGAGACGTGACGATCGCGGGCGGCGCGCTGGCACCGGCCGAGACGCTGACCGGGTTCGGTGGCCCCGGGAATTCCGGTGTGACGGCAGACAAGGCGAACGCACTTCGCATCCTCGGCAAGATGACGCTGAACGGGACGCGGATGGCGTTCGATGGCCTCTACTTCCCCTCGACGACACAGGCGACGGCGATTGTCATCGTGGGCACGTGCGACTTGATCTTCCGCCTCGGGACCTACGGCGGTCCCACGACGGACGCAGCGGTGGACGTCGCACTGTCGGTCGGTTCGAGAATCACCGCAGTCAACCCGTCCTCGGGGGCCACGACCAGCTTTCAGATCACTGGTGCCAACGGCGACGTCCGATTCGGCCGACAGAACCTCGGTGAAACCCTCGGCGTCGTATACGGCGACTTCGCGGGATTGTTGGGGCTGTACTACTCGACGCGCACGCCGAACGGCGACTTGTGGAACAGCTCGCAGGGGCCAAACGGCATCGCAGATCCGCTGGCCGCCTACTCGGTGCTCGGCAACGTCATCGATACCTTCGTCGCGTACAATCAGGGCGCAGACATCCCGATCAAGAGCGTCGTTCGCTACTTCAACCGCGGCGACTCGGTGTGGGCTGTGCAGCCTGCACAGGCGGGAACTGCCGCCGGAGCGTCCGGGTTCATCGGCGTCACGATAGGGAAGATCAAGAGCGGCAGCAACGGGTTAGTGGGCATCCGTGGCGTGCTCGACGTGCTGTACAGCGACGGCACGGTCAACACGCCGGGTCTCCCTGTGTACGTCTCCGACGTCCTGGGGCAGGCACGCACGACGCCCCCCGCAGTGGGAGCACGACAGATCGGCTGGTCCGCCGCCGTCAACTCGGTTGCTCTCATGCAAGAGGCCAACGTCGAGACGAACAACGACCTCGCCTCGTGGCCGGTGGCCAACTTCCGCTACTACGCAGTCGACGGCGTGAACGGGAACGACGCGAATGTAGGGTATTCCGACACGTCGCTGGCAGACGCCGGCACCGGCACGAAAGCTCTCAAGACACTCGCGGCACTGGCCGTAATATTTCCGCGTAACGGCGCGGGCCGCCAGGTCGAGATCGCCATTGCATCCGGCACGTACACCGGGAACCTCCAGGCGTTCTTGGCCGGCACCACGGGGTACGCATTCGCGCTCGTGCGCGGCACCGGTACGAACGCCACGGCCAGCTCGGTGGCCTTCGCCGGCGACGCGAACGACTACATCTACGCGGGCGCGGTGACGGCCACGGGTGCGAACGGCGCCGGGTACAACCCGACCAGTTCCACTACCGGGATCACGCTGCCGACACAGAAGGTCGGTGGCGGTGCCTCGACGTTCCCGGCGGAGCTTGCCACGAACTGCCCCTACGGCTGGCGCATCCGGTTCTCGGCGACCACGACGACGGTGGCGCTGCGAAACCACTGCTTCAACATCATCGGCGTACCGACATCAGCGAACCTGTCGCTGGACACGTCGATCACCTGGGCTTCCACCGACGTCTTCTTCATCGAGAAGGCCGGCGTGGTCTTCAGTGACCCCAGCACGCTGTCGCTGGACTCCACCATCACTCTGGCCGGGCTCGATCTCGGTTTCGTGAACTTCTCGGTTGGCGTCTACAACAGCGCCTTCTGCTCCTACGGTGGCATCAGTGCGATGCTGCCGAAGAGCTTGAACTTCACCGACACGTACACGTCGCCCCTCGGGGGATTTCCAGTAGTCGGCGGCAACCGCATCAGCGGGTCAGTCAGCCAGGATATGGGGTCGATGACAGCTCCAACAGGAACGGTCGTCATCGGAGCCTTGTCGGCCACTGCACCGAACGAGATCTACGTCACCGACAACGTGGTTGTGGGAACTTTCATCAGTGTGAGTGGCGGATACACAGGCGCGCAGGAGTCTTCGTCTTCGGGCGCGGGTCAGATTGGCGGTGTCAACACTCCAGTTCGAATCCTCGGTGGCACTGGCGGGGTGGGATCACTGGAGGCTGCGCTATTGCTGCGCGGGACTGCCGTACGCCTTGGGGTCATCGACGCTAACAGTACAAAGTTTGTCGTCGGCGTGAAGGTCTTCGGACAATGCGCCATCGACACGGCGGGTGGAACGGGCGGCAGCTTGACCGGGACCGTCGAGACAGTGGGTATGAGCCTCATCGACGCTCAAGGGAGCACAGTCGTGCTCGGATCTGCAAATGTCGGGGTGACCGGCGCCGCGGGCGACATCCAGCTCAACGACGGCAGCGCTGTAGTCGGAGGGAACGGCGTGTTCGTTTCCTGGAGCAGCGTGCAGAACATCACCGACTTCCGCGATGGCGCCGGCAACCACATCCTTGGTATCAGCACTGATCGGAACGTCACCTTGGGGGTGGTGCAGTACCCGACCTCCGGACTGCTGGCGATTCCCGCGCGCACTGTCATGCGCATGAATAGCGACGGCACTGTCGCTACAGCACTGGCGGGCAGCACCGGAACCGCCGCCGGTATCATCGGCGTCGCGCTCACAGCGCAACCTCACATCGGATCGGCTATCTTGGTCGTCGAGTCGGGACCTGCTTGGGTCACATTCGATTCGCCGCCAACCCGCGGTCAGGCAGCCTACCTGAGCGATATTTCCCCGGGGCAGGCGACGACAACACAGCCAGCCGTGGCGGTGTACCTGGGCGTCGTCGAGGTTGTAACCGGCTCGGCAGGACGAATCAACTTCGTCGCTCCCGTCGGTGACGAGGTCGGTGGCGGGTCCCAGACATACGTGTCCGACGAGGTGGACCTGGCGGCCATCGGACAGACCCACGTGAACCTGCCCTCGATGCCGACGAAGCAGTTGATGCTGACGGCTCCTCCGAGAGTCGTCATTACAGTCCACAACGGCAGCGGCTACACGGGGCCAGCCCAGGTGGGAGCTGGTGTGGCCGTCAGCGGCACCATCACTGTGCAGTATTGTGCCCTGACGGATCTGAGCGCAGCGACGCTGAATGCGGCATCCGGCGCGGGGGTCCCGATCAACATGTTCACGCTCGACATCTCGACAGACACGGTCATGGGCGCGTTGGACCTGAGCGCCCCAGGCAGCGACTTCGTGGTCGACGTCCAGACGCCGTTCGGGGGTCTGCAACCGGTCAAGTGCAAGGTCTACTTCACCGGCGTGCTCATCGACGCGTAGACCGCGCGAGCGCTACTTCTTCGCTTTCTTGCGGCGCGCCTCGCGCCACTTGGCGACGGTCGCCTTGGGCGCGCCCTTGTGCTTCTTGCACACCATGCCGAACACCGGCGCAGCCCTTTCTTTGCAGCCCGGCGCGGGGCAGAGCTGGATGGGGCCCTTCTTGCGACGGGGCTTGGCGGATTGTGCGAAGGCCCGCAAGCGATGTGCGCCGTCCTTGTGCACGTCTTCCGTGGCGGTCACGAGCGCCTGGCCACCCATGTGCCTGAAGTGCTCGGCCAGCTCTTCCTGGATCTCCCTGCGGGCTTGTGTACGCGCCGCAGCCAAGATCTGCACCGCCGCGTCTTTCAGCATCTTCTCCAGATCACTCATTTCGTCTCCCGTTTCTTGAACTTCCCGTGGCCGAGGTCGATCACCGGCACCACCGCCGCGAACGCCTCTTCCCACGTCTTGCCCGCTCCGAACTTCACGAACTCGCCTCGCGCCTTCACGCCCACGAACATCGGAGCGTCTGGATACTGGTGGTTCACGCCAACGCTGGCCTGCTCGCCGTAGAGCCCCTGGGCCTTCGTAAAGGCTTCGTCGCGGGACATCACGGGCTGGACGCCTCCACGCTGTCTGTCCCGCCTGTCCAGTTGCACGGTATGCACGGGCACACGCAGTAGGTCGTGACCTTCAGCGCGTGTCCGTTGGAGCACACCATCTGCTTGTGTGTGGCGCTCTGATTGTGCCGGTGCTCGCGGCCCGCATCGTCGAAGAACCTGTTGATGGCCAGCAGCGTCGTATGACTATCGAGCTGCTTGATCGTCGACGTCAGCCCGAGACGCTTACACTCGGGGCAGGTCACCGCTGGAACGCCTCCGCCGGCTCGTACGGTCCGGTCTTGCCGATGCGGTGCATGAGCCCGCGCCCGGTCAGCGCGCGCTTGTAGTTCGCGAACGTCCCGCTGCCGAGCTGCATGTCTGCGGCCTGGGCCAGATCCTCATCCGTGGCGCTGCCGACCGTCACCACGAGATCGAGCATCTGGCACACCTTCTCCGTGCCGATCTCTTGCTTCCAGTAGTCGAGCAGGCCCTTCTTGTCGGTCGGGGGCATCTGGACGTCGATCGGGTAGCCGCGCCCGGCGTCGGTGATGGTCATGTTCGCACCGTCCGTCGTCGCGTAGCCCCCCTGTATGAGCGCGCGCTTGCGGTTGGCAGTCGTCCCCGACGTGGGGCTCACGCCGGCGATGTGCGCGACGTTCTTGAAGGGCATCGAGGGCAGCCCCATCGCCAGTCCTTGAAGGAGCGCCCCGAGCATACGCTGGGATTTCTCGGGGAGGGCGTGCTCGCCGTTGGACGCCACGATCGCCTTCGCCACACGCACGCCAGCTCCCACAAACGGTTTCGGGAGCTTGATCGTGTCGCGACCCGGCTGCACCGTCTTGGTCGTCGTGGTGGTTACGACCTTCGGCGGGACTGGCGTGAGGGCCTGCCTGCCGAGCGCCACGAGGTTGCCGATCGACGACACGACGACCTGCTGCGCCTGCGCGACACGGTCGACGGCCGCCTCGATCAGCGCCTTGAAGCCGTCTTCACGGTCGCCAAGCTTCTCCGCGAAGCGCTCGATGCGCTTCAGGTCGGCCTCACGGAATACCGGGACGGGTTTTGTCTTGCCGGTCTTCTGCACGATGGGCGCCGGCACGAGCTTCGCCGCGCGCTCCAACTCGGCGATACGGGCCTTCAAGTCCTTCTCCGTCATGAGCTTCTCCTCGGCCTCTTTCGGCAGGTCCGCAAGCTGCGGCAGCAGGTGCCGGATCTTGGCCGTCGGAGGCGGCGGAGCAGACTGCCGGCGTCCGGCCTCGGGGTGCTCGGTCTGCACGTCGCCGATCGTGACGAGCGTAGGTTCGAGCACGAACGCGCGACCGAGCGCAAAGAAGGCTCCCGGTTCGAGCGTCTTGACGTTGTTGAAGAACTCGGGCTTGTTCGCCCGCGCGATCCCGAGGTTGCCTGCGGCGCGCTCTCGGTCGATATCGATGAACGTCTGCCCAATGAGCACGTTCTTCAGCTCGGCGGCGAAGTCCTTCGACAGCTTGCCGAGGCGCTGGGTCGCCGCCACTACACCATACCCGCGCTTGCGCCCCTTCGCCGCGAAGTCGATAAGTGCATGCCGGCACGTCTTCTCGTCGCGGCTCTCCGTGATGCCGTGGCCTGGCTCGGGCGCCAGCTCGTGTGCCTCGTCCACGTAGAGCAGCAGGTCGCGCCACAGCTTCTTCGGCGCGTCGACGAGCGCCTGGACGAAGGTCGCGACCCACAGCGGGCGCTGCGCCTTCGACATCTCGAAGAGGTCGATGACGGCGCTCGTGCCGAGTTGGAGTAGCCGGTGGGCAAGGAGCTTGGCAGAGCGGATGTCGGCGGGCGTGTCGCCGCCCTTCCCCACCAGCACCACGTCGAACTTCTCACGGAGCGTAGAGAACTCGCCTTCGGGGTCGATGATGATCTGAGGCACGCGCCCGAACGACTGCTCGATCATCCGGCGCAGGAGCCAGCTCTTGCCGCCGCCGCTATTTGCCTGCACGAGCAGATTCGAGCGCAGGATGATATCGAGGTCGGCGCGGAACGGCTTGTTCGTCCCTGTGAAGACGCCGAGGTCTACACGGCGGGTCATCGGCGCCACCAGACCTTCCCGAGAACTAAGCCGACGATCACGCCGAAGACGTAGCCGGCGTTGAAGTCTCCATGCCAGAGGTGACTCACGGGTGGGCCTTTCGCAGGTCGAGAATGGCGGACATAACTCGCGCAGGCTCGCTGTCTGCCCGGTATCCGTGGATCGCCAGCTCGTAGTCCTCGACTGGGCGAAGCGCCTTCTCCCGCGCCGCTTTGATCGCCTCGTCCTGAGCGTCCTCGTAGTAGTACCGCTCCGACTCACGCACGATCGCGATGATGTGGTCGCGCTCCAGAGTCCGAGGCTGCACCTCCAGCCAGACGATGTCCTCGGCGATGAGCTGCCGGTAGGCGATGCGCGTGAGCTTGCCGCTCACGACGGCGGCCCCTTCCAACGGTACCAGACGTTATCGATCTTGGCGCGCTTCTCGTCGCCCGGCGTGGTCTTCCGCTCGATGACACCGTCCGCGTGCAGGTCTCGAAGCGCCCGGTAGGATGCAAGTCCAAAGATGGTGCGCATATCGAACGAGCGGATCCAGTCCTGGTGCCGGGCGGACAGATACATCGCGACGCCGGCACGCGTGGCTGCGCGTGCGTCGGACTCGGCGTTCAGCGCGAGCAGCAGCGCAAGCACGATGGCGGCGTAGTCGTACCAGCTCACCGCGGGACCTCGTACGCGTTGAAGCCGTCGTACACGTGCATCATGTAGCTGCACCACACGAGCCGAACGACAAGGCGGTCGAAGGGCTTCAGCGTGGGTCCAAGCAGGATGGCGTCCATTTTATGGTCCCACCCAGGTGAAGCGTGGCACGTGCGAGTGGCCCACGCCGGTCTTCAGCGTCTCGGCGATCCCCTCGGGCGTCGTCCCCGCCGGGTTGACCAAGACCAGCTCATCGAACTCACTCAGGAGCCGCACCGACACGCGGCCGCTGTCGTTCAGCGACACGTAGACCGCCACGTCTTCGTCGGCCGTGGGCGAGTTGTTCGTCGAGTCCTTCGCCACGAAGAGCAGCCTATACAAACCCCCTTTGTAGTGTTTATAGACCCCCTGGGTGACTTTCACTTCGAGCCTCCATCGAGCCGCCGCAGGGGCATCGGGAAGTCGCACTGACAACGGCACAGTGTCGCGCCGCTGAGATTCGCATACACGTGCTCGACCGTGCACCCATACCCGATCGCTTCGCAGCGCTCGACACACCGGGCGGTATCGGTGTCGGTTGCGCACCCGCCGAGCGCAAGGAGAAGTAGCGCCGCCAGCCTCACGGAACCTCACGGTAGTTGCGCGCCGGAATCCATCGGCCGGGCGAGGTCTCGATCAAGCATCCACCCCACCAGTCGAACCGATGGCGCATACCGGAGGCGCTCCACTGCCGTGTGCAGTTGAAGCGGTCGATCGTGTTGTTGCACGTTATTGGAATCACGAACAGCAGCACTACGATGCCCGTCAACACCAGGCGAACCGGTGAGCCGAGGAAGAAGCGCAGCGCGGTCTTCTTCACTCCATCTCCCGCGTCATCTCTTCGACCAGGAGCGCCGCCACCTGCATCGGGAAGACGTAGAAGCCCACCTCGGTGGAGAGCGCCTTCGCCACGGTCGCCAGCTTCCTTCGCGTGTCCCGCGTCATCGCCACCAGCCGGCGGTCCCCCGCCATGCTGTGGTGGTTGTGGACGAGGCGCTTCTTGGCGATATCAGCAAGCTGCTTGAGCGTCACCCCTTCGTGATATCAACGGGGGTGGAGGGTGTCAAGCTATTATCACGAAGAGTGTAGCGCGCGACGAACTGAACGAGCCCGGCGGGCGAGACGCGGTCTAACGCTAACGCTCCCGGCTTGATGGCCTCGACAGCGCGCTTGGTACTCACCACCACACGCTCCGTTAGCTGCGTGAGCGTCACGATGTCAGTCTTAAGCACGGATGCAATCGCCGCCAGGTCGGACATGCCAATCGAACGTACGCCGCGCTCAACACGAGAGACCCACGCTTGTGAGATCCCACTGGCCTTAGCGAGTTCGCCCTGTAAAAGCCCCGCCTTCAGTCGCAGTATCTCGATGATGGCACCGAGAGCGTAGTCGAACAAACCCTTCTCTCGTACCACTAGGCGTTGGCTAGGCATATTCCACCCCGACCGTCGCGTACTCGAACGGCTTCCAGGTTTCCCCGCAGTGCTCACACAGGTGCGTCCGGTGGACACGCGTGCTCGACCAGACGCCGCGGTCGATGTGCTGGCCGCCGCACTTCGGGCAGTTGAGGACCATCGGCACGGGCGTGCCCAGCTTGAGCACGATTCCCCGGTGGAAGGTTCCGCGGTCGGCGGCCTTCGTCACCTTTATCGCGTCGAACAGCTTCGCGCCGAGCAGCTCCCGAATCGTGTCGACGACCTCCCACAGGTCCACCGCCTCACCGATCACGAGCGCCTTCACCCCCGAGTCGATCGCCTCGCACAGCTCCTCGGTCTCCTCGACGAGCTTGGCGCGCAGGAGCCCGAGCATCTCCTTCGAGTCAGCCACGCGCGTCTCGCACTTCTCGCCATGCGCCTCGAACCACTGCGGCACGCGATGCCGAACAAGCTTCTCGGTCTGGGGACGTACCGGATGCTCGATTGGAACTTCGCGCTCGACCACGTCGAGGATGGAACGAGCAAGCGCGTTCGGACCGGCCTCATCCCCGTAGTTGCGGATGACGTCGCCGATCAACACCATCAAGCGCGTGTCGTCACGCAGGTGCTTCACGCTCCACCTCCCCACGCCGATGCCACGGCGTCGAGCACGTTCACGAGCTGCGCGCCGCACGCCGTCTTCGACAAGTAGACGCCGTTCGCTCCCTCCATGAGGCGCGCGACGAACCCATCTACGTCTCGCGCCACGGCGGCACCGATCCGCGCCAGCTCGTCCCCCGTCACGCCGACCGTGGCGAGCGCCGCGATCTTCTCGCCCTTGTCCTTCACGACCTCGCTCGACGCCACCGCCGGGGACTCGCCGAACATGAAGGCGTCGCGCGGGACCTTGTTGATATCACGGTGTCCCCACGCCCCTTCGAACGCCACCGCCAGCACTTCGAGGTCTTTGTCCGCCAGCTCGATCGTGTGGCAGGTGTCGCACGGATCGGTGTGCGCAGGCACGAGCTTGTCCGGCACGTGCAACGTCCAGGTGTGTGACGGCTGGAGGGTCACAACCATCTCCTGCACGGGGACGGCGATTCGAGCGCGGACCTTCTCCCATGCCGCGGGGTCGGGCGGCGCCGGCGTACGAGTCGCCGTCGTCTTGCCCTCGAAGGGGGGCACGAGCGCGTGCACGCGGAGCCAGCGGACGGCGGTCTTGTTGGGGAGGCGCGACGCGAACGCGTGGGCGATCGGCGCGACCCGCGCGTCGTAGGTCTCGGCGTGCCAGCGCAGGTAGGCGTTGGCGGCGGTCCGCTCGACCCGGTGGTTGAGCAGCGAGAGATCGGCCAGCCTCCCGCCTCGCCGGAGCCGGGCGACCGTCTGCACGTAGATCTTGGCCACGTGGGAGGCGACGCGGCCGCGGGCGATGAGCCCGACGAGGAAGGCGGCGGCGTCCGGGAAGTCGTCGATCGTCCGCGGGGGGAAGGTGTACGTCTGGCCGTTGGCGACCACGATAGAGGGGGATCCTGAGTACCTGGGCATGGGGGAAAGAATAGTACGGCTGAGCGGCGTATGTAAATAGGTACTACGTGCCTCCCGCGCGCGCAGGATCCAAGAATTCTTATCCATTTTATTACACACACGTATTATATCGGATAAGAATACTTACATCGTGCGCGCGCGCGAGGGGCAAAGAGTGATACAGGCGGAGCCGGTGGCCGAAGGCGACAAGGTAGTGGTGGCGCTCGGCACGGGCATCGGTCGGCTGGTTTACCCCTGCGTCGTGTCGAACGACCCCGTGCCCCACCCTGCCGGTGCCTTCTTCCGCGTGTCCCTCGACATGTGCCCTCCGCGCCTGGAGGGGATCACCTGGGCTCGTGGATGGGAGGGTCTCGACGCGGACGCGTTCGTCGTCGCGGTGGCGCTCGGGTCGTGAAGGTCAGTGTCAGCACCGCGACCATCACGAGGCCGTCGTCGCCGGCGATGTCCCCGCGCGCCCGGCTCAAGGACGGCGACCACGTCGTGCTGTTGTTTCTCGGGAGCGTCGTGGAGATCATCATCTCGACCACGCGCAGCGGTACGCGGGACGACGGGCGCTACTGGGCGTCGCCGGCGATGTCCCCACGCGCCCAGCTCAAGGACGGCGACCACGTCGTGCTGGCGTTCCTCGGGAGCGTCATGGAGATCATCGTCTCGACCGAGCGCAGCGGTACGCGGGACGACGGGCGCTTCTGGGCGAAGCCAATCGTGTTCGCGGCGAACGAAGAGGGGATCGCGTGGGCTCGCGGGTGGCGGACGCCAGCGGCACGTGCGTTGAGGGCCTTCGTGGGGCTGACGACGTGATGGACGTGCGCGAGACCTCGTGATATCAGTAGAGTCGTGATATCGGCAATCGTGTGGGGCACTGCCGTCGTTGGCGTCGTAGAGGCGGCCTGGATCGTCCTGATGGCCCTGGCAGTGGTGCCGTTCAAGGTGTCCGTCGTGTTCAACGAGAAGGTGTGCCTGGGGCGAGTCTCCTCACGAGCCTGGCTACAGCCCAAGACCGTGTTCATCAGGATCGTAAGCCCCGTGGTTGCGAACGATCGAGTCATCGGCGTGACTCGCGGCGCCTACGGCGTCACGTGGTGCTACGGATGGGAGGGGCGCGCGTCGCAGGCACTTCGAGCGTTGGTGGCGCTCACGTCGTGAGGAGCGTGATGGCAAGCCTCCGGCAGACCTGGCGCGAGTGGCGCTGGAACCGCCGCTTCAGTGGAGCACCTGTGCTGTTTCGACACTCGTGTAGCGTGTGCAAAGCCGGTGCATACGTGGGCTTCATCCACAAGATGATTGACGGACAGGTACTGCTCTCCGTCACGGTGGTGCCTGCGCAGACCTTCGACGTAGCTCTTGAAGATGAGGGCATATCGTGGACGCGCGCGATCGAAGGAGAAGCAGCTGACGCGTTTCGAGCGGCAGCGGTGTTGACGACGTGAGCGCCACCAACAAGAAGCTCCCGGTGAAGGCACTGGCGATCGTCGGCGACGCAGTCGTCAAGGGATGGCTGATCAGCCGCAACGGTGATGAATGGTACTGGCGCGACACCGATGGCGGTAACCTGTGGACGCGGAGCGAACGCGCCAAAATGTTAAACAGCGATCGTGGCATCTACTGGGCGCTAGGCTGGGACGGCGAAGAGGCCGACGCGTTCCGTGCGATGCGAGGGCTCGTGTCGTGACAGCCGGCGACAAGATCACCGCAGCGCTGGACGGGCGACTCGTTGCCGACGTCGCTTGGATTGTAGATGGTCACAAGTTCACGGGGCAGCTGCGTTATGCTGGTGAGATACGTGTGTTCGACGAAGCGGATGAAGGCATCACCTGGCTGCGCGGTTGGCGCATGGAGGATGAAGATGCAGTAAAAGCATTCCTCGCAGCGCAGGCGTTGACGTCATGAAGAAGCCGACGAAGGGCAACAAGGTCACCGTGCTGATCCGAAGTCGCAGCCGCCTCCGTAAGGGCACGCTCGCGACACCGCTCGGTCATGACGGCTTCACCGCAAGTCTACAGGGAGGCGGGTGGGCCACGTGCCTGGCGAAAGATGAAGGCTCGACGTGGGTGCGTGGTTGGCACGGGAATGAGAGCGTCGATGGAAAGGCGCTCCTTGCAGCGGCTGCGCTCACCGAGGTGAAGGCGCCAACCGGTGTGCGCTACTACGCTGTCGATGGCGTGCACGGCGACGACCCCAGCGCCGGGTTCTCCGATGTCTCGCCCGCCGAGGCGTCCACCCGAGCGTTCAAGACTTTGGGGGAGTTGAGGGCCGCCCTCCCAGCAGCTGGCGGCAGCCGCAAAATCGAGATCACGATATCGCGTGGTGGTGGCGTTGTGGACGGCGTCAAGCTTCACTGGCCTGACCGGGTCGTTGTGGTCCGAGGCGCCAAATGAAGAAGCTCAAGGTCGGGCAGCGCGTGACGGTGGTCGGCAAAGCCTCGGGCAAGATCGTGCACGCCACGTTTTACGGCGTGAGGCCGGCGCCGGACGGCGGCATGCGGATGGAGGTGCTGGTACAGGTACTCGGCACGGTCGAAGTCCGTCGCGAATTCGAAAGCGAAGAGGGCATCACCTGGGCCCGCGGCTGGCGTGGCAAAGCGGTCGACGCCCTGCGCGCCTACATCGCGCTCAACGAGGTCCAATCTCCGCCTGACCTTGGCCTCTTCAGTGCCGGCGTCATCGGAAGCTTCATGCGCAAAACCTACGACAGATTCGTGGCGCTCTCGCCCGAGCAGCAGGCCGCGGTGGCAGCAGCCGGCGTCGCCGCGATCTCCGCGCTTGCCAAGCCCTTAGCTCGGAAGACTTGACATCCGTAACGCGAGAACACACCATCTACCCACCGTGTCAAGCACCACCCACATCGGCACCGAGATTCGTCGGGTCCGACTGAGCCTCGACATGACGCTGGAGGAGTTCGGCGAGCGCGTCGGGATCGCGTGGCAGACGATCGCCGCGTACGAGACCGGACGTGCGACGCCTCCGTCCGATCGGCTGTTGCGCATCCTGCACGCGACTCGAAAGGCCAAGGAGCCGTTCCGGGTCGAGCGGATCGCGCGAGCGCTGGCTGCGGCGTGAACGAGGTCTGGAGCCACACCTCCTACGCGACCGGTGACGGCGTCGATGTTCCTGCGCTGGCGTTGCGCATCACGGTCAGACACGACGGCGTGCTTCTGCGAGCTGTGCTGACGTCCGCCACGGCGACCTCCTACCAACTTTGTGGGCGCCCGGCGGTCGTGTTCGCGCAGGCGCGCGCCGACGAAGGGATCACCTGGGCCCGCGGGTGGGATGGACCGGCCGTGGATGCGCTCGCCGCCTACAGGGCGCTCGCGTCGTGAGCCCGAAACCCCGCCGCAGCCGTGCCAAGCCACGCCGGCACCGGCTGCGCGCCCCCTACTACCGCCCGCGCCGGCCGCTCTTCTCGGTCACGACCATCGCGCGCACGCTCGACAAGGGGTTCGTGTACCTGACGGTCGCCCTGGAGCGTCTGCTGGCGTCCACAGGCACGTGATAGACTAGTCTGCGTGGCGGTCTGCGAGTTCCTGCGCTGCCCAGGCTGCGGGCACGACAAGAAGGCCGAGCAATTCGGGCTCACACCGAGGGGCAATTTCGACCCCGACAACGCCTACCCGAACGAGCTGTCGCTGCGGCGCACCACAATCGGCGGACGCGGCCGCTGTTCGGTCGAGCGCTTCCCTGCGCCGCTCCCCTTCGCGCTCGGGATGCGCCAGATGCTCAAGTACCGACTCGCCCAGCTCGAAGCTGACATCCGCGCTGCGGGTGTTGAGCTGCCGGACGACGAGTGATAATTTATTGGCGGTGAAGAACTTCCCCTCGGGGCAGCCCATCGTAGTCGCTGTGCACGGCAGGGTGCTCCAGGCGAAGACGACGCGCGGCGGGCGAAGGCGTGTGCGCTACAAGATCGTCAAGGGCCCTCCGGGGTTCTTCGGTCCGAAGTTCCTGACGCTGCGCGAAGAGGGCATCATCTGGGCGCGTGGGTGGGAAGGCGAAGCCGCCGACGCCCTTCGAGTTGCTGTTGCGTTATCGACATGAGGCTGCACATCGACCGCAACGCGCGTGTGACCGTCGTGCTGCGCGACACCGGCGAGATCGTGCACGCATACGTGAAGAAGCCAGGCAAGGAGCTGAGGATCGTGTACGTGCGGGAGGGGACGATCACGTGGGCGCTGAATGTAAAGACCCAGCACTGGAATCCTGCGCGCCTGACCCCACGCGCCCTCGTTAACTACAACGTCCGACATCGCGACGAAGGCGTCGTCTGGGCGCGCGGCTGGGACGGGCCCGACGTGGATGCGCTGCGGGCGACCGTGGCGCTCACGACGCGCTGAGCGGAAGCCGCCGCCGGGACAGGGCTAGGTCGCCGAACCCCACCTGCCCTCGGCGGCGGATCCCTAATTCTTCGCCGGTGGTTCCTCGCGCTCTTCGATCGCCGACTGATCTAACCCCCAGAGCAGGACGGCTTCGAACACCGGCGTGAGGAACACGGCGAGCGCCTGCGTCGGGAAGAGCGACGGGATGTGATGGACGGTGAAGTTCACCGGGTTGAGCCCGAGCACCGCCAGGCCACTACCGATCCAGAACCCCGAGCACGCAGGGCAGCGCAGCAGCCGATCGAACCATCCACGCGCGCGGCTCCACAGCGGTTGCATGATGCTCGATCGAGCGACGAGCCAGTGGATGGACGCGCAGAGAATGCCGAGCACGAAGACCTGCACCGGATCGACCGTCACGACAGCCGCTCCGGCTCGACGTAGAACAGCCGCAACACAATCACCAGCGGCACGAACGGCGCGATGGCGAGCGTGTAGGCGACCCACTCCCTGCGGGGCATCGCGGGGTCGCGGCGCAGCCAGTCGTCGAGCGTGACGGTGATGGCCTTGCGGAGCTTCACGCTCGCCATTCTCCGCCGCGAAGCACGACATAAGCAGTGCGCATCGCCATTTCTGCCGCGACCATTGCTTCTTGCCGCGTCGAACACGTTCCAACGGCAGGCACAGGCCGCTTGTCTCCGTAGGAGGCGCCATGGCCGTACTTGTCCGTGATGTCCCACGACCAGTCGCCGGTCTCGCCAGCAGCAACGTGCGCGCGCAGATCGGCCACCTCGGCTACGTTACCGACCCACTTGCGGTGAACGCGGCCGTGGCCGCCACACTTTGGACAGCGCGCCTCGTCGTCGAACGGTGACGCATAGATGTGTGGTGGGTTGACTGCGTAGTCGTTGCCGCACGTGACGCATGTGACGTCGAATTTCATGACCGCGCACACGACTCGATGACGGGGAGCATCTCGCGCTCGGTGCCCATGCCGCCGCCGTATGCCCAGCTGTACCACGACGCCCAACGCAGCGCCGGGCGCCAGCCTCGCGCTCGGCTGCGCCAGCCCACGTTCGAATCGAGTGCGACAGTGCTGCGGATGTACCGGTGGCACAAGCGCAGCGCGCGCACGTCCTTCTTCGGTGTCGGCCCTCGCTTCACGGCTCGATTTCCTCACACGCGCACGCGTCCATCTTCGTGGCCTTGAAGCCTTTCAGCCACGCCCGCCCGAAGCTCTCGCCGGCGGCCAGCGCCTCGGTCAGTGATTTGTACTTGCCGACGATCTTGTGCGCGTGGTCTTCGAGAATGTCAGCGCCGAGGGGGCTCTCTACGGCGCCAACAAACCATTCAGTGTCCGCGTCGGTGTACTTCAAGACCGTGACGATGACGCGGCTGGTAGGACCCGTCACGACCACCGCGAGCTGGATGCCGGCTCTCCACTCAAACGGCTCGTCGAGGATAGGCGCGCTCACGGCTTGATCCTGGACTCGAACTCGCTCGACGTGCGCACCGGCGTCCACTGCTCGCAGGTCGCCAGCATGTCCACCGGGATTCCCTGCGCCCGGCAGAACCCGTAGGAGCGCGGGTCGATCTTCAGGCTCTTGCGGCCCGCGAACTCGCGTGCGATCGGCGTCTCGAAGCACCCCGCGGCATCGGCCGTGAGCCCCTTCGCGAGGAGGTGGTTGCGCAGCTTCTTCTCGTCCTTCTCGAACGCGACGCAATGCAAGCACGGCCGTGCCTCCATCCCCGTGGCCAGCTCGATCGTGCCTGCGGCCGCACGGTCACCGTCGCCACCCACGATGTCGATGCCCGTGAAGCAGGTCGTGTTGGCGAGCGCGCAGGCGATGCAGGGCTTCGGTGCGTGGTCGTCGTGACCGCAGGAAGGGCAGCTCACGACCGGGAATCTACCACCGGTCGACGCCAATGACTTAACAAAATGGATTGACGACGGGGCGGTCGTGCTTGAAGCTCTTCGTCCATGGCCGTCGCACCACCGATGCTCAAAGCCCATCCGGACATGGCGAAGCTGAACAGCTTCTCCATGCCCTTCTTGGTTACGATCACGAAGCACCTTGTCCCACGCGGCGGCGAAGGGGTATCGGCGGTGGCAACGCAGCTGATGACCCGCGATCAGTTGCTCGACTACCAGGGCGTGAAGCTGCTGACGACCTTCGGCCCCGGCTACTACCACTTCACCGTCGTGGACCCGGGCGGGCAGGGCGAGGACGAGTGGAAGGTGAAGCTCGGTACGGAAGCAGCAGCACAGGAGGGTCAGATGCCAGGTCCATTCGGTTCTCCAGCAGCGATGCCCACGGGCTCGGCGATGCCCAGTACACCGCTCGACTCCGACGTCAGGCAGATCGGCCCCGGCTGGTACTACAACGAGTCGATGGGGCTCCTCTACACGCCGTGGCGCGCGATGGTTCCGTGGAAGACCGGCGATCCGCTGCCGCAGCAGCCGACCTCGAACACGACGGCCACCGCGCCCGGCGGAGCGACGTGGGCCTACCCGGGGTGGAACGGCGGCGGGCCTTCGACTCCGTGGATGCCGGGCTGGGGCAACTTCCCCGCGGCCGAGGACTCCAAGATCGAAACGCTCAAGATGCAGCTCGAAGAGCAGAAGCGTCAGCTCGAAGCCGAGCAGCGTCGACGCGACGAGGACAAGCGTGATCGTGAGGCCGAGGCGATCCGCACCGAGATGCGCCGGCAGCAGGAGGAGACCAACAAGCGAATCGAGACGCTCATCGAGAAGCTCATGTCGAAGCCCGAGGGGCCATCGGCGCGCGAGCTGGCCTTGGAGCGGGAGGCCGCGGATGAGCGGCGCCGGCGCGAGGACATGGAGCGCGAGGAGCGTCGGGAGACGCAGCGCCGTGAAGAGGCGCGGCTCGCCGACGAGCGTCACCGCGAGGAGATGCGCGTGTTCCGCGAGGCGGCGGCCAACAAGCCGGACCCCATGATGAACTTGCTCACGCAGTTCTTGACCACGTCGCAGGTCACGCAGGGCGAGAACGTGCGCATGATCCGCGAGTCGAGCCAGCAGGCCACCGCGGCGGCCGAGCGCGGCGCGACGCAGGTCTTGGAGCTGGCGCGCACCCAGCGCGATGGTGCGATCGATGGTGCCAAGCTGACCCTGGACATGATGAAGGACAACATGGGAGTCCAGAAGGACTTCTTCATGCAGATGATCGAGATGAAGGGCAGCGACAACACGCCCTGGTGGGGTAGCATGATCCAGGAAGGGTTGAACCGGGTTGGCGCGGTCGGGGAGATGATGGCCGCTCGGCAACAGCAGCAACAGCAAGAGCCGCAGTACGTGCCGCCCCCGCCGCGCCAACAGCAACAGCAGTCGCGCGCGCAGACGGTGCCCGGCATCCCGGTCGCGCCCGCGATCCCGTCCGTCGGGCGCCCCGGCTTCATCGACACGGGGCTGCGCCCGCCGGGCGCCGAGCACGACGTCGAGAACGACGAGTGGCTGCTCCCGGGCGGGCACCGCGTGAAGAACTCGCTCGTGCAGCAGCGTGGGTGGAAGTTCGCCCTCGACGACCTGGCGAGGCGCGTGTCGCACGCGGCGCCGGTGATGGTGGTCCCTGCGCCGGCTCCCGCGGCCGACGTGCCGATGAACGGCGCCGGCAATGGCGTGGGTCATGCCCCTCCCGCGGCGGCAGCTCCACCAGCGGCAGCTCCGCGCGGGCGGCGAGCAGCGACAGCGAGTGCCAGGAAGCCCCCCAGGCGGCGAGCGCCCGCAGCTCCCCCGATGGCGCCGCCGGCAGACCCCAAGGGATACACCGGGGCGGAGGTCGCGGCAGCATCCATCCACGACGTGTTCGAGGCGACCAAGGTATCGCCCGACCCGCAGTTCTTCGGCGAGGTCTGGAACTACGTGCAGCAGATGCGCGCGAATCCGCCAACACCGGAGGCAGCAGTCAGCTACATCATGCAGGCGCGGTCGTACGTGCGCTCGCGGGGGAAGAACTCGCCGGCGATGGAACTGCTCGACGCCGAGCACTTCGAGGTGCTCGTGATGCGGCTCTTCCCCGAGCTGCCCGAGGACTACCAGCACGCCGTCGTGGAGGGGCTGCGTGCGCAGTTGTCGGGCGGCGGCGGCGAGGAAGGTGGTGGCGAAGGCGGCGGGGAGGGTGAGGGCGAAGATGACGACGAAGGCGAGGAGGCACAACAATGAGCTTCGGCACGACGTTCATGGGTGAGGCGATTGCACACGAGAGTACGGATGCGGTCGACGACAGCGAAGAGTTGTTCAACGAGATGGAGTGGGTGCGCGAGATGTTCGCCGAGCACCCCGACGAGCTGACCACGGGACTGCACGTCAAAGCGCTGCTGGACAAGGTTCGCGCCGGCGCGGTTACCGTGACGGACGAAGACCGCGCGTGGCTGGAAGCGCTGGCGCCTGCGTACGACGCGCTGACGCAGGCGTGGGCCAGCGGTCAGTCTTTCCCGAAGCTGCGACTACCGGGAGGGCTGTTCGCCGGTCCTGATATCAGAGACGCCGGCCCGCTCTCGGGGTTTCCGAAGCCACCCTACCGTACGCGGCGTGATCCTCGGATCGAAGCCCATGCGGTGAACCAGGCGCGTGCAGCCGCGCGCTCCGTGCTACCAGGCATCGACATGCAGGTCGTGCTCAGTGGCATGGACGCCCTGCGCGTCACGGCCTACCGCGGGCTGCACGCGCTGTCGCAGAAGATCAGCGACCTCGCCAATCGCTTCGGCCCCTGATGTTCGAGAACCCGAAAGTCGTAGCGCGCGGGTCGATCATCGGCGGCCTCGTCAACACCGCTCTCGCCGCCCGCTGCTTCTTCGTGCACGAGTACGTCGTCGGAGGCTGGCTTGCGCTCCTGTCGCTGGCGATGGTCGGGCAGTTCTATCTGGCGGGGAGCCAGGAGAAGTGAGCGACGTCTGCGCGTGCGGCCCCGAGCGCGACACGAAGGACAAGGAGCTGGTCAGCAGGGGCGTGCCAGCCATGATGCTCTGGTTCTGTTGCGACTGCGGGAAGCCCCGGCCCGGGACGCCCGTCGCGCCCGGCGGCGAGATGTACAAGCCGGTCGATGGAAGCGCCACTCGAACGCCCTGACGCCGACGACATCCTCGTCGTGTGCGCGAACTGCGGCCACATCGAGGACTTCCACGCGGAGGAGAAGGAAGGGCAGGACCGCTGGTGCCTCGCGCTGAACTGTCACGGCTGTCCCGGCTGGGCGCCGAAGTCGACGCGCGCCGCGATTTGACGACCAGCGGCGCCTGGGCGTACGCTCGTCTGCATGGCACGACTCAGGCACCGTGGTCTCCGTAGGTTCATCTTCGGCGCCCCCAAGCGTCGCAAGCGGCGCGCCTCGGGCGTCGCTTCTCGCGCCAAGAACGCCCCCAAGCACTGCAAGGTGTCACTCGGCTCGTGCATGCGCGGGTCGGGCGGCCGGGCCAAGGCCAGCAAGTGCATGAAGGGCTACTGGCGCTGCATCAAGGGCGGCTGACCGCGTGGCACGACGGCGGCGCGGCCTCGGCTCCGCAGGCGGTGACTGCGCCGTCTACGTGGGCACCAAGAACGACACGAACGGCAACCCGCGCCGCGGGTGGCTCGTCGATGTCGGCAGCACCACCGTGTTTGTGAACGAGGGCTACGTCGGGCGCGCCGCGCTCAAGAAGGCGTGCCCGAACGCCGTCGAGCGCTTCAGCCGCATCGAGATCACGCCGGGCGAGTACCGTTCGCTGCGGAAGCTGCCGAACGCGTGCTCGGGTGGGCAGGCACTGGACGGTGCTCGTCGTCGGAGGCGCTGATGCGCGTCCAGAAGCACGGCAGGATCGTAGACATCCCGGTGCGCGCCGGCACCGTGGTCAAGCTGCGCGAGAACCGATCCGGCAACGTGACGGGGCAGAAGGCGATCGTCGTCGGCGCGATGAAGCCGAACGACTTTTCGCGGGCCTACGGCAAGCAGATCTACGTCTGCACGGTCTACCGAGACGGCCCGAGCATCAGCGAGAAGGGCGCGGGCGACGTGTACCCTGTCGGACGCGCGAAGCGTGTTCCGAAGATGTGCAAGGAAGCGCTCGTGGACTACAAGAAGTCCTACGGGGATCGCTGATGGCGAAGAAGAGCTACAACGCAATGGCACAAGTCGTGTGCGCCATCCGTGGTGGCTCGCGAACATCGATCGGCTTGTCGACCATCCTCGACATCAAGGCGAAGACGAAGGCCGGCGCGGAGCGCATCGCGAAGAGGACATGGCGGTCGCGCGGCGAGCTTCCTGTGCCTGGCATGAAGTACAAGGCGAAGTGCGTGCTGCATCCGTCGGTCGAGGAAGCGTACTGATGGCCCGCCGCACCTACCGTCCGGGCTCGGGTATGCGTGAGATCGCCGCGCATCAGGTCCGGCGAGTTCGTCAGGCACTCGCGGCGGGGTTGTGCAAAGAAGCGGAGCTTCGTCTCGACAGCCTCGTGCACAGCCGAGCCAACCGCGAGCGTGTGGTCCGCTCGGGGACGATCGCGCGGCTGCACGCGGCGGTTCGTCGTTGCCCTGTGGGGGGACGCTGATGGCACGCAAGTGTGACTGGCACTACGCCCCGAAGACGATCCTGACGATGAAGGACGGCACGCGTCCCGTCGTGAGCGCACGCGTCTACCCTCCCGGGCAGCATCCGGCTGCATCGCCGATCGTGAAGACGGTGACGGCCGTGCAGCTCACTAACGATCGGGGCAATTCGCGCTGGTACGGCTTCGACGATGCGCGCATCGCGGCCAACCTGCGGCTCGTCGCGTGCGGGGGTTTCATCAACCCCCGGAACGAGATCGCGAAGGACTGGAAGCGCTGTGGGAAGATTTGCAACAACCTGTCTGGATCTCTCGCGGGGTCTCGACGCCGCCGCCGTCGATGAGCCGCAAGCGCTACTGCCACGCCGGCTACGACGACGAGGGCCGGGCGCTCTTCACCGAGCACGGCTCTGACGGCACCGAGATGCGCACCATCGTCGGGTCCCCCGAATCCGGCAAGCCCATACCACCGGGGCGCGGGCTCGCGCTCGTCACGGCGGAGGCGGATGGCAGGCACGTGACCATGGAAGACGTCGTCATGCCGGGGCCGGCGCAGGTGGCGACCGAGAGCTACCGGCGCGGCTGGGACGCGACGTTCAAGAACTGATGAGCGCCGCGTAGGCGAGGAGAGCGTCGACGTCGGGGCCCGACCAGCCGCGTGCCCACACGATGCCCTCTTCGTGGACGAAGTCCCCGCTGGCCTGCCCGGTCGAGGCACTCCACCAAAACGTTCCGCCTCAAGTCAAGAACTGAGTATCCAGAGCCAGCGGACCAGCACGCAGAAGCAGTACCCGAGCACGAGCACCAAGAAGACGATGAGCCCGCCCCACCCGATCTTCTCTTTGTCCGGGTTCATCAGTTGCTCGCCGCGTGAAGTTGTTTGACGACGAGGCTGCCTAGCGCATGTACGGCCCGTAGTTCCGCGCGAGGCAGAACTCGAACGCCGTCTTGCGTAGCTCGCGGGGGAGCTTCGCGGCCGTGACGATCCGCCCGGCCTCCTGCAAGCGCTTGATGGTCTGATAATTGGCCCCGCGTTCGCGCTTCGCCTCGGCGCGCTCGCGCTCGATCTTCTGCTTGCGCTCTTCGGCGGCCTTCGCGCGGACGGCCTTCTTGATCGCGTTCACGGCCGCACCGGTCCACCCGCGGCACCACCCGTTGCTGTGGCCCTCGGCCGACAGGTAGTGCGATCCACCCGTACCGGCGGGTTTACCGTCCGTCCAGTCGAACGTGTGGCTGTCGATGTTCGTGACGGTCGCGCGGATCGTGTTGATGGCGATCAAGACCTTGTCGCCCTTCTTGAGTGCTACCTTCGCTATCGTCTCCATCTCAGTTGCTCCCGGCGTGAAGTTGTTTGACAGCGTCGCGTACCAGCAGCTCCTCCGACAGCGTGGGGTCGAGACCCGACACGACCGGCTCGAACTCGTACTTCTTGTAGCCCAGCTCCTTGAGCGCCCCGCGCACGGCATCGAGCTTCATGCGCTGCGCGGGGGCGACCTTGGGCTCGGCAGCGTCCTCCTCCAGCTTCTCCATGAAGTGCCGCTGGACAGTGCGCCGGCGCTCGGCCACGTGCATCTCGTCGACTACCCTCCCGACGCGTGCCTCGCGCCCGTGCCAGACCCACGAGAAGAACCCGCGGACCGCGCCGTGCGGGATCACGAGCATCAGCCCGACCCCGAGCATCACGAGCGCCACGAGCGTGGAGCCGGTCTGCCCGAGCAGCGTGGCCGAGGCGCGGGAGATGAGCTGCCCGATGAGACCGCACGTGCCGGCGAAGGCGTAGAAGAACGTGGCGGCGAGCAGCAAGAAGCCGATGAGGAGGCGCTTACGGGCGGGGTGGAGGTTCTTCATGGGGGTTACTCCTCGCAGTCTTGGTTGCAGTCTTCGCAGTTGGCGCGTTCCTGGTCACGATGGTCAGGACACACCTCGGCTACGTGGGCGGTAGTGTCATCGGTGCAGTTAGCAGCCATCCACGCTTGTGCCGTCTCGGGCGAGTAGAACTCGTCGGCGACGACCCCCTCCTCGTCCGTGAAAACACCGTATTCAGTCACGTGCCAACACTATATCAACATCCGTGCCAACCCTCTTGATATCAGCAGCCGCAGCTTCCTGGGCCACCGTGACGGCAATCGTGCTCCCACAGATGATGCAATCCCGCCACACGAACAAGACTGTGCCCTTTTCGCCCCACTGGGCTCGGGGGTTGGAGGTCAGCGCGGCCAGCATCTTGGGGTTGCCGGCAATCACCTCGTGGTCTTCGGTCAGGTGCATGGTCGTGATATCGACAGGTCGTGTTATGTCTTTAGCAGCGCCCGCTTCATGGCTTCTTGTCCGTCGTGAGCGCGTGCGCGGCGATAGCAGCTCGGAAGGACTCCACGGCACCATTGACGACGTCGAGGGTAGGAGCGAGCTTGGCGTGCGGCAAAGACGTAACCGCGAGAGCACACGACGAACAGATGGCCACCAAGGACCCCGCGGCGATGACCGTGCCCTGGGGTTCAACACGCAACTGCTGGGTAATCGACTGTCTGAAGTGGTCCTTGCACCGGTCCTGTTGGCAGAACGGACACACCGCAAAGAACGCCCGGTCGCACCGTGTTGAAGGCTCGCTGTGCGATCCCGGAATCTCCTCGTCACACACGCGCATCGTCCGTGTCGACATCACTTCACCCCCAACAGCGCTCGGGCCGCCAAGAACGCCGCGCGAGCTTCGGGTCCGTGGCCGCGCGTCCAGGTGACCATCTCGTCGTTCTCCCAGACGCCGCCGGTACGTGCACCGCACTTCCAGTAGATGCGGTTACCGCGATCCGTGTGCCACTGCGCCTCGTCGTTCGCGGTGACGGTAGCGCGCAACAGCCGCAACGGGCGGTCGAGAACCCATCGACGCGGTTGCTTCTTGCGCGGCTTCGTGAACCCGTTGCGCCCGCGCTCGAACACCTGCGTCGCATCGGAGCCCGAGTCCACCACCGTGATGCCGAAGCCGATGCAGGGCAGCTCGCTCATCGCCTGATGGCCTCGCGGATCATCAAGCTCACGGCGTTGGCGGGCGTGCCGAGAGCGATTGCAGCTCGGATGGCGGGGAGGTGCTTGCTTAGCCTCGCAGCGAGCTTTTCAACGCGCATGCAGCTGTAATCGGGGTACGTGTAGTCGATTGCCCCGATCAGGTATTTGTCTTCGTGACGTACGTACCAGGAGAAGTCGCTGGACCTCTCGTAACGCACGAGTGGCATGCCAAGGGCCTCAGCAAGATCCTTGTGCTCGCCACCGATCTCAACAGCGTTGTCCCTGCCGCCGAGCACGTCGAACGCACGTTCTCGCGCCTCGGTGTACGCCTTACCAGCCGCTTGCTCAGCATTCCACCGCGCGCGTGTCTCCGGCGATGCTGGATGCTTCGGGCGAAACCGCGGGCCTCCTCCAGTCTTCACCGCCGCACCACTCTCCAGCCCCCGGCGCCCACGTCGAGCACCACGGCGAGCCGGTGCATCCGGAGCGCGTACTGGAGCATCACCGCGAACTCCGCGACCAGCTCCTCCACGGCGGGCGTGAAGATGAAGCCGACGTGGCACACCCTCCCCACGAATGCCAGCGCGCGGAACTGCGTGCTCGGGGTGATCTCGATCGTCGGGTCGGTGGGGTTCGTGCTCACGTTCTCCTCCTCGCTGGTGGTTTCCACTGCTCGAACGCCGCGCTGACGTACTCGCGCAGGGTCATCCCCTGCCAGCTCGCGCGGCGGACCATCGCCATGTACTCCGGACCGGAGAGCCGCACGATGAGGTAGCGCATGAGGCCGTCGAGCGTCTTCATGACGACACCAGCGCCATCGCGACGCGGAGCGCACGAACCGTTGTCGAGTTCTTGTGGTGCCACCCGTGGACCCACGTGACGCCCTCGGCTGCAAGAGCGGCGTACGCACTCGCACCGTACTTCCAGGTGGCGCCAGACAGACGCGCGGTGTAGTAGCGGAAGTTGGGACCCCCATCGTTGATTGCGTCGACGACACCGTAGAGGACGCGGCCGTCCGTGCTCAGGCTCGTGATCTTGTCGCCGACCTTCACGTCCCCCACCCCTCTACGTGCAGCGGCACCCGCCATGGGATCTCGGCTACCATCCGGTCGCGCGCTTCGTATCGCACCATCACCGCGTCGTACCCGCGGTCCATCGTGACCCGAGCGGCCCGCGCGCCGCAGCGCCGCCAGTTGCACGTGGGGCAGTGGCAGGGGTTGGTCAGCGAGGATGCGGCGTCGTGCTCGGGGAGGCGGTTGATGATTCGACGAGACGTGATGACGTCGAGAGCGGCCGTGCGGGCGTTCGCTAACCCGTGGGCGAGCTTGAGCGTGGCAGCGCGGTAGTAGAGGTCGTGGATGGTCATGTGGCACCTCGGCAGACTGGACAGGGATCCACGGCGTGCCCGCGGAACGTCAGGACACGAATCTTGCCGTCCGGCGTGGTGATGCGCTTCGTGACCTCGGGGCCTTTCGGCGGCAGACCGAACGTTGCATTCCACCACAGGCAACCGCCGAGTAGGCATGCGGCGTTGCGCTTAGCCTCGACCACCGGCAGACGATCGAACGCCCCTCTGACGTGCAACACGTGCCCAACAACGTCTCTCCAGCCGTCAGGCCACTGCACGGCGACGATGCGCCCACGGGCGAGCGCGACGGCGAGCGCGGGCGACCCGAGGTGGGTGAACATCACGGAGTCTGCTACGCCGACGATCACAGCGGCCTCACCGTCACGTAGGCGCTCGGCGGCGAGCGCAGCCCGGTGATGACATGCCAGCGGCCGTCCAGCTCGATGAGGTAACCGAACGGCGTCTCGGCTGGCAGCACCGTGTCGAGCTGGACGTGGACGTCCGGCCGGCGGCCGTTGTCGATATGGAGGACGACCCGGAGGATCTTCACGATGTGAATCCCGGGCAGCCGCACACGAACGTGCCAGATGGACCTGCGCTGTAGCGCGCGGTACAGCGCCGCCCACGATGGCGCGTCTTGAGGTGACGACACCGCAGACACTTCTTCTCGCGCGGCTTCACGACTTGGCCTTCAAACGAAATCCCGCCTGTGCAGCCAGCAAGCCGAAGCGCCAGCCGTGGGTCTTCGAACAGAACGTGCCATCGCCGTTCGGACCGGGCTGTGTGTAGCGGTGCTTGCGGCTCACCACCTGACGGCGCCCGGCGTGCCCCGCGCGGCAGTCGGGGTCAGCACAGCGCCAATCCTCGGGCTCCCCTTTGAACTTCGTCGACTTGCAGGAGAAGGGCAGGTTGACGCCCTCATCGTAGTTCGACCGGCGAGCACCACAGATGCGCGGAGGCCGAGTTGCGTCTACGAAGTACGTCGTGTCGCAGACCCAACCGAGCTTCTTCTTGCAGTAGAGACAGTGGGCCATCAGACGCGCTCCAGTCGGCGGGCCCACCGCCGTGCGAACCGCCGGCGCTCTTCTGCGTTGACGTGTGTTCCTGGGTCAGTCGAAAGCCGTCGCAGCGACGTCGCGAGACACCCGCGGCGGCGGTAGCTGTAGCAGAGCGCCAACAGATTGCTAGCGGCCAACTCGGCCGCAGTGTGCCGCACGCCAGCGTGCGCGTTGACGCAAGCGTCGATCGGATCGACCGAGTTCTCGTACTTGCGTCGTGCACTGACAAGCTTCTGCGCCCAGGCGGGCCTTGGCTGCTTGGACTCCCAGAAGTCCAGATGCACTTGAGAAATCGTCATGCGCCAACAATACAGCAACCTCCATGCCACGCAAGCTTATCCTATATCAGCATCGCCACACACCCTCCTGATATCACTTCGCCACACCCTCTCCGCCACACCCGTGCTGATATCGCCACAGCAATCCCGAGTTCTCACCACACAAAAAGAACTTGGCGATGGCCCGCGCCTTGCTGTACTGTTGGCTCGTCGGGCGGCAGCAAACTTCAACCAGGGAGATAGAGATGAACAACAGGATCATTCACGCGGCGCTTTTCACCCCCACCCCCGAAGGCTTCTGGGGCCTCCCCACCCTGGGCTGGGGCAAGCCGGGCACCGGCAAGACCAAAGGCATCGGCGCCGCCGCCGCTGCGGCCAACCTCCCCTTCTACCGGCTGTCACCGGCCGAGGCAGGCGAGGGACAGTTCGGCGTGGTCCCGGTCCCGGGCGCGGACGGCTTCCTCCACTACCCGGCGCCCGAGTGGGTGCAGAAGTTCAACACGGGCCGAGGCGGCGTGCTCTTCGTGGACGAGATCTCCACCGCCCCGCCGGCGCTCCAGGCGCCGCTTCTCGGGCTCGTGCAGCTCCGCGTGATCGGGGCGTACACCTTCGGGCCGCGGGTGCGCATCATCGCCGCCGCCAACGAGACCCAGGACGCCGCGGGCGGCTGGGACCTCGCTCCCGCGCTCGCCAACCGCTTCGGGCACTTCGACTTCGAGGGGCTCTCTTCCACCGACTGGGTCACGGGGCTCCTGGGGGGCTTCGCCAACACGGACGACACCCAGCACGTTGACGCCGAGGCCGAAGAGGCCCGCGTCATGCGCGAATGGCCGAGCGCCATCGCGATGGCCCGGGGGCTCGTCGCCGCGTTCATCAAGGTCCGCCCCGAGCTGCTGCACAAGCAGCCGTCGCGCGCCAGCAACAACACGAGTCGTGCGTGGCCGTCACACCGGTCGGTCGAGTACGCCACCCACGCCCTGGCGAGTGCCCGCGTGCACGGGCTCAACGAGGTCGACGCGGACGAGTTCGTGGGGGGCTTCGTGGGCCTCGCCTGGGTGACCGAGTTCGCCACCTTCCGCCAGAACCTCGACCTGCCCGACCCCGCCGAGCTGCTGGACGGCAAGGTGACGTTCGAGCACAAGTCCCGCCGCCTCGACCGCACGATGGCCGTGCTGTCCTCGATCGCCGCCCTGGTGGTGCCCGAGAACGCCACGAAGCGCAAGGAGCGGGGCAACGCCGCCTGGCGGATCATCGAGACCGTGGTCAAGGACTCGGCGGACGTGGCGATGCCTGCCGCCACCGCCCTGGCGCGGGCCCGGATGGTCGGCCCCGACTTCCCCGCCCACAAGGGGCCCCTGTCGAAGCTGTTCCCCACCATGAAAGAGGCGAAGGTCGCGTAGGCGGCTCCTGATATCAGGACTGGCATCAGACCTGCAAAGGATGGGGACCATGGCACTCGACGCACGAAGCAAGCTGGCAGCTGCAATCATCCGGGTGGTGGGCGTGGACCCCTACAACACCGACGCCAACAAGCGCGGGCTGGCTCCGTACTTCGGGGCCATCCTGCGCGGGTTGGTACGGCGCGAGGCCCCCGGGCTCGGCACCATCGGCGTGTCCAAGGTCGGGGTGCTCTACTGGGACCCCGCCTTCGTGGACAAGACCACCACCGAGGAGCTGTCCGCGGGGCTCATCCACGAGGTCATGCACGTGGCGCTCAAGCACTGCCAGCGCTTCGAGGACATGGGCGTGGTCGCGGAGGCGACCTCGGACCAGGGTGCCAAGGCGTTCATCGCGAACATGGCGGCCGACCTCGCAATCAACCCGGACGTCGAGAAGATGGCGGCGCTGCCGAAGGGCGGTCTGTTCCCCAAGGACTTCGACCTGCCGGACGGGCTCGTGATGGAGGAGTATTACCGGCTGCTGCTCAAGCAGGCCGAGGAGCAACAGCAGCAGGATGGCGGCGGGGGACAGGGCGAAGAGGACGGTGAGGGCGAGGACGGTGAGGGACAAGGGCAAGGCAACAAGCAGGGCAAGCCCGCGGTCGGGAAGGGCTGGTGCGGATCGTGCGCCGGCCACCCGCTGCCCCAGGAGCCCGCGGCGCAGGGCAAGAAGGACGAGGAGGGACGCAGCGAGGCCGACATGGAGCGCTTCCGCAAGCAGAGCGCGGAGGCCGTGCGGGAGGCGGCGCAGAAGAACCGGGGGTTCGTGCCGGACTCGCTCAAGGTCTGGGCCGACCAGATCCTCTCGCCCCCGAAGATCCCGTGGCGGGAGAAGCTGGCGCGCATCGTGCGCGGGGCGGTCGCCTACAAGAGCGGCGCGGTGGACCTCACCTGGAAGCGCCCGAGCCGGCGGCAGGCAGGCGTGGGCTACGGCATCGGGCGGCCCATCGTGCCGGCGATGCACGCGCCCGTGCCGGACGTGGCGGTGGTCGTGGACACGAGCGGGAGTATGGGCGACAGCGACCTCGCGGCGGCCGCGTCCGAGCTGGGCGGCGTGCTCGACGCGGTAGGCGCCAAGGTCACGGTGGTCGCCTGTGACGCCGAGGTACACGGGCTCCGCGAGTGCAAGACCATCCACGAGGCGGTGGAGCTGTTCGTGGGCGGGGGCGGCACCTCGATGGAGCCGGCGATGCAGGCGCTCCTGGAGAAGCGGCCTCAGCCGAGCGTCGTCATCATCTGCACGGACGGACACATCGGGGACGGGTACTTGAAGCACGAGCCGCCCTACAAGGTGATCTGGTGCGTGGTCGGGGCGGGCGGCAACACGGAGCCGTGCCCCTACGGGGACGTGGTGGTCGTGGACGACAGCGCGGTGCAGTCATGATCCGCGACGTCAACAACTCCGACCTCGACAAGGCACTCCGCCGCCTGCGGAATCGCCTGACGAAGCTGCCCGCCACCACCGACCGTCCCATTGCTCGCCGCAACGCCCGGCGCTCGGTGCTCTCGGCCATGAGCCTGCTGAGGGCGGCAGTCGATCGGCTCTACCCGGCCATCGTCGAGCGCAAGGAGGTCGTGCGGCTCAAGACCACGAAGGGCCGGCTCGACCGCATCCGGAAGGCGGGCTGGCGGGACGTCCCAGGCGACCCCGAGGATATCGCGCAGTACGCGGCGGCCGGGGTGCGCGTGCGGCGCATCGTCATCAAGGATCCGGTTGGTCCGCTTCAGCCCCGCGATTACGTAACTCGTACCTTCTGGTTCGTGCCCGGTTGGGCGGCGGCCATTGGGTCCGACAAGCATCGCGAGCTGGCCGAGGCCAAGCGGTCGCGGACGGCACAGCGTGCCGCCCTTGCGGCGGAGGCGCTCACCACGTAGCTCGTGATATCAGGACTTGTACCTGGCATTCAGTTTGCTAATCTGTTGGCACGGAGGGAGATAGAGATGAGCACAGCAAGAGTAACCGATTACGTCATCACCCCGGAGGCGGTCGAGACCGCCGGGTGCGTCACCTACTGGCGCGTGTCGGGCGACGTCAACATCGATGCGTTCACCAAGGCGTGGATCGACGCGGGCCTGGACGCGAAGTTCCTGCGCAAGGCGCCGGAGCCTGCGACCGCGCTGCGCCGTGCGGTCCTGGGCCTCGCTGATCGGAAGGCGGTCGGCGAGACGAAGGAAATCCGCACGCTCGTGCGTCCGCAGCAGGAGCCCCACTCCTGGGCGGTCGTCACCGAGGTCGTGGAGAAGGGCGAGGCGCCACGGTACAGCACGCAAGTCATCGTCAGCTTCGTGGATGGTCACCCCCAGTTCGAGACGCTCACCCACAGCGAGGAGGACGCGTCGAACATCAGCGCTCGCGTCCTCCTCGCCTACAACAGCCAGCAGGGCTCGTTCGCCACGGAGGACATCACGGGCTGGCTGGTCAAGCTGGCGCGCCTCCAGGGCGCCATCACCCTGCGCGAGTCGGGCGGCGTCTACTTCATCCCCCGTCCGTCGATGGACTTCTGGACGAAGGCCGCCGACGTGGTCGAGGCGGTATCGGGCAAGGGCCATCAGGTCTTCCGCATCCCGGCCATGAAGAACTCAGAGGCCGTGGCCGCCATCGTGGACGCGATCCAGGCCGAGGCCGCCAAGGTCGCCGAGACGATGGAGGAGGAGCTGCTCGCGACCGGCGACGACCAGCTCGGCAAGCGCGCCGTCAAGACCCGGCAGACGGACGTCGAGGCGCTGCTCGGCAAGCTCGCCGACTACGAGACCCTGCTCGGTCTCCAGCTCGACGTGCGGGCGCGGGTCGAGGCGCTCCAGGCCAACCTCGCGGCGGCGGCCATGTTGGCGCTGCCGGGAGAGGCGGTGTCGTCGTGACCATCACCGCCGATACGACGACAGGCGAGCTGGAGAGAGTGTTTGCATACCTCCGGTGCCCCTTCCGCGTCATCCCGCGCCGTCTGAGCGGAGGCGGCTTCACCTTCATCATCCAGGTGCAGGTGCCGGGCGGTAGCGCCACGTTCTCCAACGCCTCGTTCGCGGCGGCGCTCGACAGCTCCATCGCTTTCATGACGTTGCAGAAGCACGAGCGGGTCGCCACAGCCACCGCTGACCCGGAGGGCGCGCGCGTCGGCCCGGCGCCGATGCCCGATCCCACACGGGTTGGCTACGCGACCGCCCCCGCCCACTGCGCGGCGTGCGGGCACGGGGAGGACTCGGGCACGAGCTACAACCCGCTCGAACCGTGCATCAACTGCGGCGCCTCCACGCCGTGCACGTTGCCGAACGGCCACGAGGACGGCCAGCACAGGGTGCATGAGGAAGAGGCCGTACAGTGACCTTCACCGGCGTCAAGACCTTCACGGGGACGACCTCGGGCGCGCGGGAGACACTCGGGGACAAGTTCAACCTCTGGCTGCGTCAGCACCGCGAGGTCGAGGTGGTCGAGACGCGCGTTCTCCAGTCGTCAGATAACGCGTACCATTGCTTGACGATCATATGCTTCTACAACACCAAGGAGTCGTCATGAACTTCTTCAGGGACACCTCGATCGGGTTCGGCGTCATGTTCACGCTCGTGCTCCTCTGCATGCTCGGCTGCGGGTCCGTGGATGCGCTGGCAGTGCCAGACGGCGGGGGCGAGGCAGCGGCGGGCAGCGGTGGCGCAGGCGGAGCGGCAGGGACGATGGGCATGGGCGGCTCGACGGGCGGCAGCATGGCCGGAGCCGGCGGGGGCGCCGCGGGCGCAAGTGGCGGAGCTACCGGTGCGGCAGGATCGGCCGGGCTGCCGCTCGGGGCTGCGTGCACGGCGAACAGCGCATGCAGCGCGCCGCACATCTGCGCGGCCGACGTCAACGGTGGGATGGCCTGCTGCGACGGGCACCCCGATGCCTGCAACGCGTGCGTGCAGGGCCACCTCCAGCCGGTAGCGGACGGCACGCTGTGCGGATCGGCGCCGCCGCCGGGGACCATCATCTGCACCGGCACGTACACGATGGCGCCGGGCAACATCGAAGTCTACCCGTCGATCAGCGCCAACGCGTGCACGGGCGGAACGTGCGGCCCCGCGGTCCTGTCGTGCGCCAGCCAGGTCACGTGCCCGTCCGGACTGCACCCTGGATGCCGCGTGGACATCCTCTCCAGCGGCCCGGCCAAGATGGAAGGGGCGGGCTGCGGCTGCGCGATGTACTGAAATGGGTCTTGGCAAGGACGATCAAGGGCGCCGGCGCCCGTGGCGCGAAGTCGTGCACATCGATGACCGTGACACACGCGGTGGTGGATCGTGCTGGTTCTTGACGCTCGCGTGTGGCCACTACAAGACGGTGTCGGTGCCGCTGGCGAGCAATCCGTTCAGAGGGATACTGTGCCGGCCGCCTCGTGCCCCCTTCCGCGTCCGCTGTATTAGCTGCCCGTCCGAAGCCGATACGCCAGCTCCACCGCCGGCCGCGCGTCCTCGATCCCATGGCCGCGCCCGGCGAGCGTCTCGCGGTATACGGTCGAGTGGAGATTCTCGAAGCCAATGAGCTGCGTGCGGTATCCGTCCATGTCGATGTAGCGTTCCGCCTCGCCGTTCGCTGCATCCTGCCCATCGATCGAGAGTAGCCACTCTACGTTTGCGCGTTCGAGCCGCAATACTCCCCTAGCGCGCGTTGCGGATCGCTGGACGTTCGCGATGGACTCGCCGGGGCCGAACAGCCACAGCAGAAGGTCGAGCATATGGATGCCGATGTTCGTGATGAGCCCACCGCTCTTCTCCTCAGCACCCTTCCAGCTTCGCGCGTACCAGCGGCCGCGCGGCGTGACGTAGTGGAGCTTCACCTGATCCGCACGGCGTGTACCAGGAAGACGAAGGGACTGACGTAGCGCTTTTAGCTTCTCTGCATGTCGGAGCTGCAAGACAGTGAAGACGCGCCGCTGGTCTTCTGCGCCGAGCCCGAACGCTGTCTCCACGTCGCTGAGCGCATCCAGGTTCTTCGGGTCGAGCACGAGCGGCTTCTCGCAGATCACCCGAGCACCAGCGCGCAGCCCGAGGCGCACGTGCGTGTCGTGCAGGTGATTCGGTGAGCACACCGAAAGCCAGTCGATGCCGTTGCCCTCGCGCCGCAGCTTCTCCAGGTGACGCTCGAACCGCTCGGGCTCAGTGAAGAACTCCGTGTCGCGATCGAACCTGTCTAGCACCCCCACCGCATCGTGGAGGTCGAGCGCGGCCACGAGCTTGCCGCCGACGTCCTTGATGGCCTGTAGGTGGCGGGGGGCGACGAAGCCGGCGGCGCCGATGAGCGCGAAGCGCGGGGGGGTCACGCCGGCACCGGAGGCGCCAGGAGCGCCTGCTCGCCCTTGAGCGCCAACGATGTCTCCTCGATCAGGTCGTCCTTGGCGCGAATGACCTCATCGGCTACCCCGGGGCGCCTCACGACGATGAACAGCTCGCGCCAGATGATCGTGACCATCTCCGGGTCAGCGCACTTGGCGTACTCCCCGAGCCACCATGCCCCGTTACCGGTCGAGCGGCTGTACGGCTCGTGCCGCCTCCAGACCTTGCCGATAACGGTGCCTGACGGGACGGTGCAGGAGTAGTCGTCGAGGTCTTCGAGGTGTTCGAGCGGGATCGTGGCTGTCTTCTCGTCCAGCTTGAGCCCGAGATCGACGAGCTTCTGCTTCCACTTCTCCTCTTCCTTCGTCCAGTCCATGGCGCTCAGCCTATCCCATTGACGCTGTGCCAACAATACAGCATCATCGGTGACTGGCATGGAGAAAAAGACGACGACGATCACCATTCGCCTCACCGTGGAGCTGAAGACTCAGATCTACGAGGCGATGGCACGCGAGCGTCGCAGCCTGACCAACTTCGTCGTGTGTGCGCTAGAAGATCGAATCGCGGCCAAGAAGGACAGCTAGTGAAGATCGTCGTCCTCGACTCCACCTCGATCCCTGGCGTCACACACGGCCCCGGGATGCCCGCCTACTTCAGCCGCCCTGCTATCGACTACCTCACGCAGCAACTCAAACACGAGGTCGTCATCGCCGACAGCTTCGACCCAGCGCTGTGCGCAGCCGCCGACGTGGTCTGGGCCGAGTGGATAACCGAGCCGGCGTACCAGGCGGCGGCCTCGGGTGTGTGCAAGCGGCTCGTGCTCCGCTGCAAGGGGTTCGACGCGCACGGCCCCCTCGACCAGCTCCGGTGGAACAACGTAGACGCGCTCGTGTACGAGAGCCCGCACGTGCGCCGGTTGGCCGAGGTGCGCTTCCCTGCGCTCGCCGACTTCAAGCCGGTGTTTGTCTTCCCGAGCGGCCTCGACCTCACGGCCATCCCGTTCAAGGAGCGCCAAGCGGGACCGGTCATCGCGTTCGTCGGACGCGCGGTGGCGGACAAGGGCTACCAGCTCGCGTACGAGTGGGCGCGCGAAAAGCCGCTGTTTCAGTTCCACATGACGTGCTCACTCGCCGAAGCGAACCCGCGCTTCATGGGCTACCTCGAACACGCGCGCCCACCGAACGTGACCTTGCACGGCACCGTGGACGATCCGGTGAAGTGGCTCCAGCAGATTGACGCAAACTACTTCCTGTCGGCGTCCATCCAGGAGGCGCCGGGGTATGCGATTGCCGAGGCGATGGCGCTCGGGATCAAGCCGCTCATCCACGATGGCCCTGGGATCTCCGACCACTGGCCGCTCTACCTCACATGGCGGAGCTTCGACGATCTGAATCGGATGATGGCGCTACCCCACGACTCGGCGCTCTATCGGCAGATCGTCGATAACCAGTTCGACGCCTTCCAGCGCTCGAAGGAATTCGCGTCGGTGCTGCTCGATGCTCCTGCTCGCGACACCACCGCGGCCGTGAAGGTGGCGACGCAGCAGGCAGAGACCGTTACCACAGCGACAATCGAGCACGTGTTCGGCGCGATCCGCCGTGCGGTCGACAATCCCAACTATCCCATGGACGTGCTCGACGCCGGCGTCACCAGCTTCCGTGCACAGACCGAGTTGCACGGCGAATACGCGGAGCTGCGCTACGGCGCGGCACTCGGTGCGGCCATCGCGTTCTACAACCACAGCGATCTCGCCCGCGCTGAAGTGTGGGCGTGCCGTGCCCTCCTCGACTTCGCGCGGCCGGACGTGCTCGTCCTACTCGGGGAGATCGCGCTCGGCCGCGGAGATCGCCAGGGCGCCACCCAGTGGTTCAAGGCTGCGTGCGCAGTGGACGACGTGCCACATCCACATCGGAACGTGGGGCTGACCGAGCGCCGGCGGGAACGTCTGAAGGAAGCGCTGCGGTGAACCCCGCCATCCCCAAGGTCTTCCACCAGATCTGGATCGGGCCCAACCCGCTCCCCGACGAGTTCAGGCGCTACGCGCGCACGTGGCTCGAAAGCCATCCAGGCTGGGAGCTGGAGCTGCACACCGAAGCCACACTCAAGACGCGCTACCGACACATCATCTCGCAGTGTCGCGAGTACCGGCACGCCGCCAACATCTTCCGCTACGAGCTGATGCTCGAAACCGGCGGTGTCTATATCGACACGGACTTAGAGTGCCTGCGGAACATCGAAGAGCTGCTCGACGCCGACTTCGTGACGGCCGCTCAGCGAGACATCCTGTTCGGCCCTGATGCCATCAACAATGCCTTCTTCGCGTGCATCCCACGGCATCCCGTCCTGCAACGGCTAGTCGCGGCGATTCCGGTGACCTACGAAGAGAACCTGCACGCGGGTGCCTTCGGAAAATCCCACTTCGGCCCGGCGCTATTCACGCAGCATGTGATGCTCGGGTACGCGCGCAGCGTGGAAGACGTAATCATCCTCGACCGCAAGCTCTTCTACCCGTACGGCCCGCACGAGCTTGCTCGGCGCGACGAAGCCTTCCCCTATGCCTATGCCGTGCACCACTGGGCGTCGTCGAAGGGTCTCACCGGTAAGGGCATCCTCTCGCTGTGACCCTGCGCGTCCTCTACGTGTCAGCCTATCCCCTCCCCTATTCGGAGTCGTACACGCACACCGAGATTCGTTGGATGCAGGCGCAAGGAGTCGACGTGCGACTGTGGGCGAAGAGCAGGGCCAACGCCCCCGGGTATCCACTCGCCGCGCACGAGACAATCGGCGGTTCGGTCAGCACCGTCATCAACGAGTTCAAGCCCCACGTGATCCACAGCCATCGCGTGGACTCGGCGCTTGCTGTCTGGCCCACCGCCGACATGCGCGGCATCCCGCTGACGATCCGCGGGCACAGCGTGGACTTCGCCGAGCGTGACTACCGAAAGCTCACCGGTGCGGCGCGCATCTGGCTCTTCCCCCACATGGCGGTGCTCTTCCCCGACCAGCCAAACGTCGAGGCGATGCCCGTGGCCTACGACTCCACCTTGTTCTACCCCGAAGAGCCGGACCCGCGGCGCTACGTGGTGCGCGCTGGGTTCTGCAACACGAACAAGGACGTCTCGGGGTTCATGGCTGTCGCGCAGCTGTGCCCGACGTTAGCGTTCGAGCTGATCGTGACCGGTCCATACCGCGAGTTCATCGAGGAGGTCGAGGCAGCGGCACCACCGAACGTGCGCATGCACAAGACCAAGACGAACGAGGAGGCGGCCGCGATCGTGCGCAAGGCGTGGGTCTGCCTCCGGAGCCACGACACGGGCGCGCACGCCTACGGGATGCCCGTGTCGATCGCCGAGGCGATGGGCGCCGGACTGCCAGTCGTCGTGCGAGCGCGAGATCCCTACGGTACGGCGCGCTTCGGTCCGGAGGACTACGTGGGAACCGCGGGATGCCTCTACCAGACCCACGTCGAGGGGGCAAGGTTCGTACACGAGGCGGTCGGGTGGGCGCGTGCCCGGTGGGAAAAGGTCCGGACGGAGACGGTCATGCAGGCCGCCCGGTACCGCGCAGACGTCGTGCTCCCCCGCATGCTCGATACCTGGCTCGACCTCGCAACTTGACGGACGGTCGCCCTTCGGTTTCAATCGATCTCACATAGGGGGGAGCAATCCCCTCGCCGCGACCTGAGTAACAGGCGCCTATCGCTGGGGATGGTCCCCGGTGACGGGCGCCTTTTTGTTTTGGTCGTGGTCTCTGCTGCGATCGGGTCGCGGCCGAGCACGGGGGGCCCGCTCCCGAGGAGAACACACCAATGGGAACCGCACAGAATTTCGGTCAGACGCACAAGAAGCTCTACTTCGACGTGACCTGGGGAACGACGGTGGGCGCGCAGGCGTTCGCCTGTACGGCATTCCGCACCGGCCTGACAGGCGACCGCTTCGGCGCGCTCATGAAGGCGATGCAGGCGTGCACGGGGGGCACACCGCAGTCGGTCATGGCGGAGAGCGAGTGCTCGGCCTGGTTCCAGTGTCTCCGCACCGCCACGGTCTCGGGCGGTGTCCACATCGGGTTCAACGTCTACTTCGCGGCTCCCACGGTCGGGAAGATCACCACCGGGCAGCTCCCGGCGACGGGACACTTCGCGGCGCTGCCGGCGGATCTCGTCGGGATGGTCGCGGGCCAGAGCGCCGTGTTCGGGACGGTGGGGACCGCGCGGAACTTCTCGGTCGTCGTCGCGAAGCAGCAGGCGACGACCGCGGCCGTCTCGGGCGTGCTCTACGTCCAGCGGCAGCACTCGATCGAGGTCTGATCCAGCATAAAGCTGGTAGACTCCGGGGCGGATGACACATCCGATTCTCGAAGTCGTCGACCTCGACAAGCTCCGTCCGTTAGACCTTCCAGCGCCGATCCGCCTCGTCTTTCTGTCCCCAAAGCGAGGCGGACCGGCGCTGAGTGCTATCCGCGAGGCCCTCTCCAAGAAGGGACAACTGCGGTTCTCCGCGACGGCAACGCGGACATTCGTCGATGTCACGTCCGAAGAGCCAGAAGCGCCGCTGATCGCCCTGGACACGATCGTGCGCGACGACGCCGCGGGCTTGGAGCGCATGCTGTTCAGCGTGATCCCGCACGTCGACGAGATCGTGCTTGGCGTGGATGGCCGCAGCGACAAGGAGACGCTGAAGGTCGCCCAGCAGTATGCGGACTGCGTGTACGTGTTCGAGGCCATCGACATCGGCATGAGGCCCGAAGACTGGGCGCCGACCGCCGCGAACCCCCGGGGGAAGATCGACTTCGCCGCTGCACGGAACATCGGGCGGAGCCGCGTGCAAGCCCCGTGGGCGCTCGTGCTCGATAGCGACGAGTACCTGATCGCCGAGGACTTCCGGGACGCCGTCAAGAACGCCAGGCCATCGCAGGGGGCGTTCTTCATCAACGTGGTCATGGCGGACACCGGCGTTCGGCAGTTCGTGAGCCGTGACCACCAGAGGCTCGCGCGGACGGGCTACGTGTGGTCGGGCGCGAAGGACAATCAGCTAGACTGCAAGGGCAGCGAATCACCCGCAGCGCTTCCGGTAGAGATCCTGCACGACACACGGCTCCGCGCCGACCAGGACCAACGAGACGCGCAGCGCGAGGCGGCCACGGAGGACTTGGTTGCGCGGGCCGAGCGTGGCGACCTCAACGCGCTCTTTCACCTTGCGAAGCACCGCATCGGCGGCTCGACGGCCATCGAAGAGGCCGTGCGTCTGACGGAGGATTTTCGGCTGCGTGTGGAGCCGAACTCGCCAATCGCGTTTCAGCGCCAGTGGGTCGCGCTCGGCCTCGCCTTCCGGTTCTACAACGAGGACAACCACCACGAGGCGAATCGCTGGGCGTGCCGCGTTCTGCTTGATGGTCCGTCGATCGCCGCCTTCTGCCTTCTCGGCGACGTGGCCGAATGCGAAGGGGACCTCGAACGAGCGTGCAACTGGTACGAGGCGGCGTGCGCCGTGATCGACACGCGCGGCATCACGTGGCCTGGCTTCTCAGAGCTGCGGTGGGGTCGCCTGGTCGCTCTTCGGTTCGTCCTTGCCGAGGGCAAGAAGCTCGCGCTCAACGCCGCGGGGCCGGACAGTCCTCACGGCGCTTCAACATCCACAGGCCCGACAGCAGAAACTTCAGGCTGAGCAGGAAGCCGCCCAGCCAGATCGTGTCGACACCGATCACCGCTGCCGCATCGTCGATAGGCGCGTCGTAGATGTCTACGAAGTCGCTTGCGTAGCCCTTTACGCGTTCCCAGTTCGATGGTGCCGGCGCGGGGGGCGCCACAGGCGTCTGGCCGATCATGCGGCCTTTTTCTTGTCGCCACCCTTGAGCATCACGACGAGCACGAGACCGAGCGCGACGGCGCCACCGATCATCAGGTACGACTGCTTCACGCGGCCCACGCCGGGGAGCTTGACGGACTTGCCACCGCCGCGGACCTTGTCAGCCACGTTCTGGACGGCATCGGCGGCCGCGTCCTGTGCCGGTTGCAGGTCGGTCACACCGGGTGGCGGTCCTTGATCGGCGGCAGCGGCCTGCGCGTCAGCGCCAGGGTCCGCGGGGGCCTCGCCGGACTTGCTGAACCGGGAGAGCAGGTTCTGCATCACCGCCATGAAAACGGGGATGGCTGCTGCCACGACCGCCGGGGCGATGCCGAGCTGCACGTTCTCGTAGTAGCCGAGCATCGCCGCGTCCGAGCCGGCGAAGAGTGCCAAGATCGGCCCGTGCGGGAGCTGATGGTTGAGCGTGTGCTTCGTCCAGGACTTCGCCTCGGCAAGCTCCTGGGCGTTGGGCGTCTTCGACTTGCGCTTGTCCCACGCGAGCTTCACCGCGCGGCGGTGTTCGAGCCTGAGCACGAGACCTTTAATCGGTCGTGCTGCCTGGTGCGCTAGCCACTGCGTGGGCTTGATGAGCGTCCACTCGACAGGGAAGTAGGCCGCCTTCCCGACGACCTTCGCGCCCTTCTTGATGCCGTGGCCGGTGGCCTGTACGCCGCTCTTGATCCCTCGCCCGACAGACCGGATCGAGAACCCGAGCGGCGAGTTCGAGACGATCACCGGTTACCGCAGCTTGAAGCCGATGAAGATGCTCGCGCCCGCGAGGAGCGCGCCGAACAGAATCTTGCCGTAGTCGCCTTGCATGGGTCGGAACCTTTCTAGTCGCCCGAGGACGACTTCTTCTTTTTCTTGTGCAGGAGGACGTACCCGCCGATCCCGGCCGCCGCGACGATGCCGCCGATCAGCAGCCAGTGCTGCTTCTTCGGGCCCGGGACTTCCTGCCCCTCGGAGGCCGCCGACGCGTCCTGCGTGGGGCCGAGGTCGGCCGCGGGCGAGCCGGGCGCCACGGACGCCTGGGGGATCTGCGAGGGCATCGGGTTCAGGATTGCCTGTTGCTGCGTCAGCTGCGCTTGCGCCTGCGCGGCCTGCGCTGCCGCTGCCGCCTGCTGCGACGCCATGAGCTGTTGCTGAAGCATCTGGAGACGCGCCGCCGCCCGAGCGTCGTGTCCTGCGCGCCGCTGGAGGTCGAAGCGCTCGCGATCGTAGGCGCGCTGTGCGTCCCGCGCGCGGTTGATCGCGGCGAAGTCGATGACCGGACGGTAGATGGTGCGGACCGGGCCGGGCGTGTAGACCGTCCGCGGCTGCGCGTAGACCGGACGGGGAGGTGCGAAGGCGGGGCGCATGGGAATTGGTGCGCGATAGGCCGGGGGGCGATACGCCGAGCGCCAGGGTTGTGGTTGCGGGGTGGCTCCAATCATCGGAAGGTCTCCTACTTTTTGAGCATGAAGAGGACGACGAGCGCCGCGCCGCCGATCAGCGCGAGGGGAAGCAGGTTGCCCTTCTTGACGGGGGCCATCGTCGCGGTGCCGTCGTCGTTCGCGACCTCATCACCCGTGGCGGGCGGTCCGGGCGGCATCTGGCCCGGCTGAGGCTGCGTGAACTGCTGGGCGTAATTGGCGTACGAGCCTGCACGGCCGCCGTATGCCTGACCAGCGGCAATCGCAGCCTGCTGCACCCTCGGATTCTGGATCGCCTTCGCGATGGCCCGGGTGCCGACGACGTGGGCGTGCACGATCGCGCGGAACGGGTTGAAGCCGAGCGACGAATTGACGATCACGAAGACTATCCTACGGGCGACACGGCACACCCGTCAAATCGCCCGATTTGCCTCGGTCGCACTCGCCGTGGCATTCTGTACTTCGTGCTCCGCGACGCAACGGCACCGATGCTTCGTGCTCACCGCGTCGGCACGCTCGATGACCGCGTGAAGCTGCTCACGCGGATGGTGTGGCTAGGCGCGCAGGCGGTAGACCCCCGGGAACCTCCCGTCGGGGGGCTACGTGATCCGAAGATGCGCGAGATCGGCCTGCGCGCCACGCAGAGCTGTCCCGAGCGGAACGACATGTGCGAACTGGAAGCGATCTACACGTTCGTGACGATGACCGCGCCGGACGGTCACCCAAACGTGCGCTACACCGGCGACATCGCGCTCAAGGACACGTACCAGACGGCGTACCGGACCTTGCAGTATCGCGGCGGCGACTGTGACGACCACGCCGTGCTCAGCGCCGTGCTCGCGATGGAGAACGGCTTCCAGACGCGCTTCCGGATCACGTCGAACACCGGCGCGAGCTGGGACCACATCTACTGCATGGCGGGCTACCCGAAGAACGGCCCCACGCGCTGGATCGCGCTCGACACCACGCTCGGCCCGCGGCGCTTCGCAAAGCAGCCGCCCGAGGCCAAGCATCGCGATTTCAACGTCAGCGAAGTCACACGATGAGTCGTGCCGGTGACACGACAGCGCTTTCGCTCCCGGACGGTGGCGTCATGGAGATCCCGTTGCCCGGGAGCAAGGGGCGCTTCGCCGTGCGTGCACCTTCGCTGCTCGGGCAAGACGGCAGCTCGCGCCTTCCGATCGTCATTGGCATCGTGGTCGGCGTCGCTGTCGGTGTCGCGGCAACCGCCTGGTACATGAGCCGGCGGCGCTGATGCTCGGCGGACGGCCAGCACCTCCCGCGCGGCCACGGGAAGGGTTCGAGGTGTTCTGGATGCGGTTAGGACGTATCGTCATGAAGCAGTGCCAGCAGAAGGCCCACTGCGACGTCGTCATCACGCTCAAGGACGGATCGGTGCAGCTCGTGCGCGTGAACGAGTCGTTCCTACCGACCACGCTGCCCGACGTCTGAGATTTGCCGGGTCGGCGGGCCCGGTGTTAGCCTGGTATCCGTGCTCGCGCAGGACGCACCGACGCAGTCGCTCTTTCCTCATCGCAAGCAGTGCGAGTGGATCGACCAGGGTCATGGGCTGTCCGCGCGCGTCTGTGACGATGGCGAAGTGCTCATGTGGCACGACGCCGAGACGCGCGAGACCTGGATTCACGGCGAAACCCCGCCGAATAAGTGGCAGGTCTTTTTCCGCCGTCACCACAACTTCAACGGCTTCGGAGCGACGGAAGCGGCGGTCGGCGTGTGCCCTCCCCGACCGCATATCGCGCCGCGCCCGTCCTCGACCATTCAGCGCCTGCAAGCGGCAATCGTCGGGCTCGGGAAACGCGTCGGCGACACCATGCTGCGCATCGCCTCGGACGGGCTCGTCGGTCCCCACACCGTCAAGGCGACCAATCGCGCGCTCTACATGTACGCCGGGGGCGGCGCAGCGCCGGCGCAGTTCACGACGGGCGCGCTCACGCACGCCCAAGTCGTGGCATTCGCGCCGCAGCTCACTTCGATCGTGCAGCGTGCGCCCTACCCCGAGTCGCTGCACTCGACCAACGCCGCGACCTATTCTCCACCACCGCCAACCGCGCCGGCCTTGCCGTCGCAAGGAGCCTCGACGATGCCGTACTACCAGCCGGGACCCGCGTACTACCCGCCTCCGCCACCGCCGGGCTACGGGCCTGCCTACTACGGACCCCAGCGAGTCGGGCGTGGTGGGCTCCCCACGGACCAGGCGTCGGTCGACGTGCGTGCCTTCATCCCGGCGCAGTACGAACACGTGCGGATCAATCCGGGCACGGTCGCGACGGTGATCGGCCTCGTCGTGATCGTGGCGCTGGTGTTGGACCGGAAGAAAAAGAAGGGAGACTGACCATGAGCCTCGTTGTCGTTCCGACCAGCACGGGGTATCCGACGGGGGGCTACAGCCTTCCCGAGCGTGTGTCGTTCGCGATCTCGGATACGGACGGGACTGGCGGGACCATCTACATCAACGGTCAGGGGGTCAAGAACGGTGACGTCGCGGGCGCGTATGACCTCAAAGACATCTTCGTGTCGGCCGGTCTGCTATTCAGCTCCACCCCGCTGCTCGGACCGTTTCGTCTTCTGAAGCCCGGATCGAGCCTCCTGGACGTGCAGAACCAGCTGCTCAAGGGGCTCAGCTTCAGCTTCTACGGTGTCACCGCCAACGCGCCCGCGCCGCTGAACCTGCGCTTCGGAACACTGAACGCGATCGGCGGCCAGCCGGACAGCATCCCCTTCCTGGAGATCATCGCGCCGAACGGCGGCGAGGGATACACCGGCGACACCTGGCGCATCGACATCAACCTCCGCCACTCGATCACGAACTAGGCGGCCATGGCCCGGCGGATCAAGGGCAGCTTCTGCGAGCGCGTGATGCTCCCCAAGAGCGCATTCGACCGTAAGAGCTTTCGGTGGAAGCGGAGCGGCCGTTCGTGGGTGCTGACGGGCTGTCGACGCAGGCACTTCAAGGGCGGCCGCTGCGACAACGGGCTGCGTGCACACGTGGTACTCGTGAAGTCGAACGGGTCGTGCCCGATGGGCGGTCGTGCGGTCCGGAAGGGTTGACGTGGATAAGCCGGATCGCGAAATCACGTGCCGCTGCGGCGGGAGCATCTGCTTCTGGGATCGCGATAGGCGCGTCGCCCATACGGTTCCGCTTTGCGCCTGGTACGAGGCCGCAGTGGAAACTGCGGGAGGACAGCGCGATCCAGGGGTGATCATCGAGACCGATGCAGGGCGGTACGTGCGAGGATGATCGTCCAGCCGTGCGGGCTGCCCCGCGAGACCGTCGCGCGCATGCAGTGGGAGGCCGGGCTACCGCCCCACGTGATTCAGGAGACGCTCACCCAGCGCCCCCTCGGTAGCTTCTCCACCGACGCCCGCCAGGCGATCACCGTGTCGCCCGACTACTTCGTGCGTTGGTACACCCTCAAGTCAATCGGGCTTGGAGTCGCGGTCGGGATCATCGGGTACCTGCTTGGGCGTGCGACGGCGAAGCGCTGACCGCAGCCACTTCAGCATGTCGATGAGGCCGTTGATCCGGATGATTACCGCCGCCTCGACGAGGCGCACGTCGGCCAGCTCCTTCTTCAGCGCTTCGACTTCGACCAGCAGCGCTGCGTAGCGCGGGTCTTCCTTCGCGTCGGGCACACGGTCAGTGTACTCGGCGCTGTCGCAACACGAACATGAGCCCACCGACGAGCATGAACACGCCGGCGTTCACGACGGCTGCCGCGGTGTCCTTCGTCGCATCGTGCTCACCGTCCATCGCCTTGCGCGCGAGTACGCCGGCGATGAAACCCGCGACGCTGCCGATGCTCACGGGAATCATGAAGTCGGAGAGACGCACGGGCTGTGCGTCGGCGAGGAGGTAGCGACTCACGCGTTCCACTCTAACGCCAATTTGACAGCACCCCAAACTCGCCCGCATACTGGCCTCCACATAGCGGTTCTCTCACCGGAACCGCCACTCTGAGCGAACCAGAGCAACTGGGCGCTTTCCGTCGGACCTCCCGACAGGAAGCGCCCTTTTTCTATTTCAACCACAGGAGCCAAAAGATGCTGACCCCATCAGGACCAGGCGGACGCGGCTCCATCCCTGCGCTCGTGATGCGCACGGGTCTCATCCAGCCGGTGTCGCCCGATAACGCCCGGCGTGATATCAGCGCGCGGCACGTCGACAACGTGACGACCTACGTGACGGGGCAGCTGCCCTACACGCCGCCCGGTCTCCCCGCCTCGATGCCGCCGATCGTGCCCGTGCCGGCACCGCCGTCCAACGCCACGAGCGCCGTCGCGGCCACCGTCGTGGCGACGCCGCCGCGCCCGCTGCCGAACGCACCCGCCGCGCTCCCGGGCCCCGGACACTCGGGGCTGCACCACTGGCATCACGCCCAACGGCGCATGCACCCGATGGTCGCCGAGATCCAGCGGCTCCACCCGCACGCGAACATCCACGGCTCCTCGGAGCCCGAGCTGGGTGAGTTCGGCGGCTTCCCGCTCGCGAAGTTCGAGATCGCCGCGAGCGTCCCGGCCATCACCGCCCAGAGCGCGGCGATCAACCTCCGCCTCGCCGCCCGCGCGCTCTACGAGCGCGGTCTCGGCGCCCTGCCCGCCCAGCTGGTGGGCGGTCCGCTCGCGGCGCTCATGCAGGGCGGCGCCGTCGAGCTGCATTTTCAGAATGGGGTCGTCGTGAGGGCGACGCCCTGAAGCAGTAGCACCCAACCCTCGATGACCCCACCAAGGAGAGACACATGAAGAGACACTGCCGGTACGGCGTGAACAAGCGCACCCACCGCTGCCTGAAGTCGAAGCGGTCCCACCCGCTCTCCGGGCACCGCCGGCGTCGGCGGCGGCGGTAACGAGGGGGAAGCGAAACAAAACCGTCAACCCTCACGCAGCAAGAAAGAAGACTTCCAATGGCTCGTCACAGATTTCGTGGCTTCGGAGAAGGCGACAGCCACGCTGCCATCGCAGGACCGCTGATCGGCGGTGGTGCGACGCAGATCGGCATCATGCTGGCGCACCTTCACGCCAGAAAGAACCCCGCAGCGCTCCGGCACGCTGGTGTGCACGGCGCGGTGGTGGGGTTGCTCGTGGGCGGTGGCTTGGCCATGACGAAGTCCTATCGTCAGACCGGCTACTCGGCTCTCGCGACGGTCGCCATCATGACCATCCCTCGCATCCTGGAGGGATTCATGGGCCTCGGCCACCGCGAAGAGACGGCCGCGATGCACGGCCTCGGCATCATCACGCCGCAGGCGCTCCAGGGCGCGGGTGAAGAGCCCGTCGTGCAGCTCCTCGACTCCAACGAGATGAACGGCGCCCTCGGCGTTCACGTCGCTGAGGAGTTGCACGGAGCGGGCGGCAACGCGAGCGAGTACGTGGAGATGATGGGTTCTGGCTTCGGCCACAACTTCCTCCAGGCCGCCTGATCGAAGCGGCGCTCGGGGGCTACCTCGGGCGCCGCTTTTCAACCCTCTGCACGTCGGCATTCTCCCGCACCGACGTGGGTGACAACGCGGGGAACACACCATTCAGCTTCGAGACCACACCGGCCCAGCCGACCCTCGGGGCAGAAACGAGACAGCTACCATGTCGAATCCCGGCACCCTGACCGTTCGCGTCCGCGGCGTTCCGTTCCCGATCGAGTTCGCGGACTGGACCCACGACCGCCTCTACCACACCGTCGAGTTCGAAGGGACCGACGCCCAGATCATCCAGACGTTCATCGGAGCGGCTGGCTCTCCGATCCCGGGCGGGCAGCGCGTCCTGACGATCGTCGACACCAACATCCCGCGCTCGGGTGACACCGGGTTGCAGGAGGGTTGGGAGATGCTGATCTACAGCATCCAGATCCAGGTCACGCGCGAGATGGCGCGGAACGCGGCTCAGCAGAGCTTCGCTCTCCAGGACCAGACCAACGTCGGGGGGATGACCCAGTTCTCCCGGAACGTGCACCTCGGCGGGTACGACCCGACCAACACGGCCGGCGGCGTGCTGTTCGACTTCATGCGGAAGACCTACCACCGCTTCCAGGTGAACCAGAAGGTTCAGTCCGAGGGGCCGGTGGAGAAGTACCCGCAGGGGTCGGGCATCTCGGTGTTCGGCACCACCACCAACCTGGAGAACGCCAACAACGGTCTCCCGTCGCCCCGCGACCAGTCGGCGTTCGTCCTGCCGATCTGGCTGCGGCCGAACATCGCCTACGTGGGCATCCTCGCCCCCCAGGCGGCGCTCGGCATCGGCGGCGCCTCGGCGGCGGTGGGCCCGCCCTTCGCGACGGTCGAGGGGTACTTCGACTGGTCGGGCATCCCGGCGACGAACCTCGGGTTCGACGTGCGGGAGACCCTGGAGGGTCTGCTGAAGCGCCCGGTCGTCTGATCGACGCAGCAACCAACTAGCAAGAGGGCGCGGTGGCTTCGGCTGCCGCGCCCTTTTTCTTTGCTCCGACGGCGCACGCCGCGGATTTGCCTTCCACCCCCACCCCGTCCTATCATCTCCTCATGAGTCTTTCTCCCGGCCTCGAAGCGATGCTCAGTCAGCTCGGCCCGTATCTCAAGGGCTTCATGGACAAGATCGAGCCGCTGCTGAACCAGCCGGTCGTTCGCGTGCCGTACTCGCTGACGCTCGCGGAGAGCACCGTGATCCCGCCGGGTCAGCAGGGCTTCGTTCTCTCGAACAACGACTTCAACAACAACCTGGAGTGGCCGATCGAGATCCACAACGTGAAGTTCTCGCAGGACGTCGCGCACAGCTTCCGCGACTGGCGCGTGAACTTCCAGGACCAGATCGTCAACCAGCCGATGCAGAAGGCGAACAGCGGCTCGATGGTCGCCGAGCTGGTCGAGGACAACACAGGCATGTGGCAGTGGCAGTACCCGTGGGTCGTGCGCCCGAAAGGCGGTGCGATTCTCATCGTCGCCACCAACCTCGACACCGTCAACCCCATCACGGTCGACCTGAGCCTCAACGGCTACCTGATGATCCCGCGCTGAGCCTACGCTGACCATGCGCAGCTTCGGCCAGATGCTCGGTCGCGGCCACGGTGGTGGCGGCGCAGACCTGGGCAACCCGAGCCCCGGGATCATCCCCGGCGTTCGCACGACGCCCAACGTCTACGAGCCGGCGCCGAATGCGGAGCCCGTCGGTGCCGACACCGGTGCGCCGCCGCGCACGCAGTTCTTCAGCAGGCTCGTGGTACCGGCCTCGACCACCAAGGACAACGCCACGCTGCTCGTCCTGGGAACCCCCGAAAACCGCGTCGCGCTCATCACGGCGCCGGCGGTGGGCTTCACGGTCTACATTGGCGACTCGGGTGTCTCGCCCGACAACGGCGCGCCGCTCACCCCCGGTGTCCCCTACGAGGCCATCCTGCCGGGGCTCCAGCCGCTCTACGCTGTGACGGACGCGCCTGTGTACCTTCGTGTGGGCGTGCAGGTCGCGATCGTGCTGGCGGCAGAGCGACAGCGGAAAACGGACGGCCTGTGAAGTGCTGCCCCTTGCGGTGGTCGCGCTCACCGGGCTCGTCATCGCCGCAGTCGGCCTGACGCACGGCCCGAACCTCAGTCACGTCGCCGCCGGTCTCGGGCTGCCGCTCCTGTACGTGCAGCAGGCGGCCAAGTGGGCGCGCCGGCGCGGGCTGCCGCTCGAATGGGTGCTGTCGACCATCCTCGTGGAGAGCGGCGGCAAGCCGAACGTGCGTGGTGACGCTGACGGCCGCTCGGTGGGGCTCATGCAGGTGAACGTCATGACGCCAGCGCACGTGCGAGACGGCGTAACAGTCGCCTTGATGCTCGACCCGGCCAAGAACATCGAGTGGGGCACCAAGTACCTGAAGCAGTTCCGCGACGACGTACTGACGGCGCTCGGGGGGCGCAACCCGCCTATCCCCCTCGACCAGATCGTGCGTCTCGCCTACAAGGGCCCCACGACGGTGGAGGACGCGCTTAGACGTGGGCAGAACCCAGCAAACATCTCGTGGGCACCGGAGGCGCTAGCGCGGTGGAGGAACGCTCTGGCACGCGTCAGCGCTTTGACCCGCGGCCGATTGACGGCGTAGGATGAAGGCATGAAGGGCATCCTCGGCTTCCTGCTCGCGGTCGGCGCGGTCGGTGGAGGCGTGTTCTTGATGCGTGGCGGGAAGCTGCCGGGGTTGTCGGGCGCACGTGGGCGCCGGCGCCGCACGCAGCTGCGGGGCGAACACGAGATAGGTGAGCTGAAGCTCTATATCGACAACGAAGGTGATCTGTACCGGCAGCAGACGACGCCGATCATGAAGAACCTCGCCACGAAGCTGGCGAAGGGCATCTACGACCGCGCGAAGGCGGAGAAGCTGTGGATGTACCTCGTCGAGAGCGGCGCCAAGAAGTACGAGCAAGAGTTCGGCAGCCAGTTCACCTCCGAGCGCTCCGGCGTGCCGTGGCACAAGATGTTCTCGATGGCTGACCGCAAGACCGTCGCCAAAGAGTTGAACGACGATTTTCTCGCCGCCTGGAAGGATGGTCAGTACGACCACCTCCTCCCCAAGAAGTACGCGCGCGCGCCCGGCCGCTGAGTTTTGACCCCCAGGCACCCTCGGGTGTAGCCTAATCCCATGCTCAGCCGCCTGTACGTGGTGCAGATGCCCGAGGAGACCCCGACGACTCCCCTCGACATCTTGGTGCAGTCGGCTCCCGGATCGGTCGACGCGCCCGCGCTCCCCGGCGAGGGGAAGTATTACGAGTGGCGCGGGCGGCCACTGCGCCTCGAATCGCTAGCGGCAGACGGCGTCGCGGGCGGCTTCGTGCCGCGCCTGCGCCTCGGGTTCGAGGTGTCGATCACGGCGTACGTGGGGGCGGTATCGGCGAACCTCCCCGGCGTGCAGCTCTCGGAGTCGCTCGCGGGAGACCTCTCGTCCACGGACAGCGGCCCGTCGATCTCGATCCCGCTGCTCTCCGACCCGGGCGGCGAGCCCGCGATCCGGTTGGTGGGAAGCGCCGACACCGCGGGGCTCTTCTACCTCGTGTCGCTCCAGTGCCCCGAGGCGAAGGAAGACAACGCGCCGCGGGGGAGCTGACGCATGAAGCTCTGCTGGGCGGTCGAGCAAGTGCGTGGAGGAAGGTGGAAGCGCACCGTGCGCATGCCGACGAAGGCGTTGGCCGATACCACGGCACGGAGCCTCGAACGCAAGTGGGGTTCAACCACGCGCGTGAAGAACGTGTGCAAGCGATGATCTCCCGCTCCAACCTCGGCGCCGGCCACGCGCTCGTTTACGTCGCGCCGGACGACAACCCGAACTCCGGGGGTGGGCCCATCCGCCGCGCCCCCGGCTCGAACGTCGTCTACGCACACGCCGGCAGCCGCGTGGAGCGCTCGCCGCTCCTGGTCGTGAACGAGGCGGAGCCCGGCGCGGGCTGGCCCGAAGACCTCTCCGCCACGCGCATGTTCCTGCCCGACGGGCGCCTCGTGCCGCAGACCTCCGCCGTCGTGGACATGTTCCGCGGCGCCGGCGAGCCCGCCACCGTGGTCTACGCGCGGCCGCCCGTTACCGGGCTGCGAGCGCTCGTGCCGGCAATCGGCATGTTCGCGGGCGCGGCCGCCGGCTACAAGTTCTCGACGCGCCGCCCGGGGTGGGGCACGCTCGGCGGTGCAGTCGTGGGGGGCATCCTCGGGCTGATCTTCAGGTAGGAGCCACGCGCCCGTGATCGACAAGGACGGCCGGCGCCTCATCGCGATTCGCAACGGCCTCGGCCGCACGACGACGGCGCCCGAGGACGCGCAGCTCCTAGCGCGGATGCAGACGAACCGGCAGGCGCGCGCCGTGCTCGGCGTCGTAGCGCAGTACCTGCGCCGGGGCTACGAGGTCGCGCAGACCGTGCCGTCCTTCATCTCGCCGATCGACGGGACCAAGCTGGCGGCAGAGGCGATGCGAGGCAATCTCGACTCCGATAACCGCTGGTCACAGAAGGTCTACGCCGCCATTCCGGACGACGACGCCCCGATCAGCGACTTGAACCGCAAGAAGGTCACGATCGCCCTGACGCAGGCGCGTGGCACGCTTGCGCTCGTGAGCAGCAGCGCTGAGGACTTGAATCGCGGCCTGTTCGGCTCGCTCTCGGATCTGCTCGCGGAGCACTTGTTGCCCTCATGGGCCCAGCCGAACCCGAAGGCCCGCGACCTCGCGCTCAAGATCGGCATCGGTGTGGCCGTGCTCGTGGGGCTTATCGTCGCCGGCAAGCTCGTACACACCATCGTCCTCGGCCGATCGACGGCGCTCGGTGAGGCCGAGGCCGCTGTGATGGCGCTCGCGAACGCACAGCGGCGAAAACACCATGCCCGGTCCGTGATCTCCGTGTCGTAGGCGGTTTTGGGCCTCACACGTCCCTCGGTGTAAGATGCTGGGATGCAGTCTGGCCAGCCGAAGTCGAACGTAGGAACCTGGGCCGCCGTGCTTGGTGGTGTGGCCGTGCTCGGCGGTGTCGCGGCGGCTGCGCTCGGTGCCGGCGGCAGGAAGCCCGCACCGAAGTTCGGCGGAGCGCGCCGCCCCATCGCGAAGAAGCCGTGCGGCTGTGGCCGGTGACGTGAATGGGCGACGGACCACTGCCGGGCTCCGAGGGTGGCTACGCGGGCCCTACCGTACCGGGTGGCGGTAGCGGGTCACAGGGGGCTCAGGGCACGCAAGGTGCCCAAGGCGCTCAGGGAAGCGGCGGACAAGGCGCTCAGGGCCCGCAAGGAGCTACCGGCGTCCAAGGGTCGCAGGGCGCGCAAGGATTCCAGGGCGGTGGGTTTCAAGGGGCGCAGGGCGCCACCGGCGTGCAGGGGTTCCAAGGTGCCCAGGGCTTCCAGGGCGGGGGCTTCCAAGGCGCGCAGGGCTCCACGGGCACGCAAGGTCCCGGTGGTGGCGCACAGGGCGCGCAGGGTGCGACCGGCACGCAAGGGTTCCAAGGCGCGCAGGGGTTCCAGGGTGGTGGTTTTCAGGGGGCGCAGGGCTTCCAGGGCGCTGACGGCACGCAGGGGTTCCAAGGCGCGACTGGTGCGGGTGCTCAGGGAGCGCAAGGCGCACAGGGAGCGGACGGCACTGCGGGTGCTCAGGGAGCACAAGGTGCAGCGGGTGTCGACGGTGCTCAAGGTGCCCAGGGCGCGACGGGAAACACCGGCGCCACCGGCGCGACGGGCGCGCAAGGATTCCAGGGTGCCACCGGAACGACCGGGACGCAGGGGTTCCAAGGCGCAACTGGGGTAACAGGCGCACAGGGTTCGCAGGGCGCGTCGGGCGCCGACGGTGCACAAGGAGCACAAGGTGCAACCGGTGTGACGGGAGCCCAGGGTGCACAAGGCTCGACGGGCGTGACCGGTGCGCAAGGAGCCCAAGGGGCTTCCGGTGTCGACGGAGCGCAGGGTGCACAAGGAGCCACCGGTGTGACCGGCGCTCAAGGAGCCACCGGCACCACTGGCGCTCAAGGAGCGCAAGGCGCTCAAGGCGCAACGGGAGTGACTGGAGCGCAGGGCGCACAGGGCGCGACCGGCACCGGCACGCAAGGCGCACAAGGTGGAACTGGAGCGCAAGGTGGCACGGGCGCTCAGGGCTTCCAGGGTGGTTCGGGTGGAGGTGGTGCGAGCACGCTGGGATTCTTCGCGCTCGGCAACACCACGCAGAACACCTCCACGACGCTCGCCGGCAGCGCCATTTCGTTCAACGTCGCCGGCGGCGTGTCGATGGGCTTCTCGAACTCGTCCATCCAGGTCTCGTCGCCACCTGTGTCGTCGCTGTCGGGCGTGAGCGGGATCGGCTTCACCACCAACGGCAGCACGATCTCCGTCGGCGGTCCACAGGTTACTGACTTCGAGCCGGAGCCACTGCTCGCCACGACGTCATGGGCGCCGGGCGCGGGGTCCTGGTACGTCGAGCCCTTCGCGGTACCGAACGCCTTCAGCGGACAGCTCATAAACGCTGTCGCGAGCTTCGCCAACGTGGGCTCTGCCGGGATCTTCGCACCGGTCGCGTCGTCTCGAATCAACTCGGGAAGCCGATCCGCGAGCTGCATCTTCAACATGTCCGCTGCGGTGTACTCGCGTGGTGCTGGAGGCAATAGCACCCGGATCGAATCGGTGTGGTCGAACTCATTCTCGTTCGGTGGGGCGTGCTCGCTGTCTGCGGCAACGGCCGGCGCCACCACCATCACGGTCACCTACGCCGGCACGCTGTCCTACATCACCCAGATGAACTCGGGGGGCTACACGACCACGTCGTTCTCCGAGTCGGGGTCACGTACAAGCGCCGCCTCCACGATGTCCACATCGGCCGTCACCAGCGCGCTCACCGACATCTACAACCTGCTCTCGGGCCCGACGCTCGTGCCGATCCCGTTCAACACCACGCTCAACCCCGGCAACTACTACTTCGCCTTTGCGTTCAACACCAGCTCGACGTCAGCAGGGACCGACGGGCAGGTTCTCGCCATGTCGGCATTCGTGGGCATCAGCGCCCCGAATCAGTTTGCGACGAGAAACCTCGGAAAGTCTGTGAGCACATCGAACCAACCGATCTTCGCGGGAGCGGGCGTGTTCTCTGTGTCATCGGCGTCCCCACCCGTGTCCATGGCCTTTGTCGATTTGCGCTCGTACGCCGCCGCGAAGGTCTACTTCAACGTGCAGGCTTCTACGATTTGACGGACTGATCGGTGTCCTTCGTCGTAGTTCAGATCGTCCAGGCGAAGGTCGGTGCAACGGCATCGTCGGTGGCGGTGTCGGCTTTCGTGACGAAGGGCAACGTCCTGGTCGCCTACGCGAATGGCGACAGCGTCGTATCTATCGCCTTCTCCGATTCACTGAACGGCTCCTGGGGAGCCAACTTAGATTCGTTCTCGAATCCACACGAAGGATCGTCCAACTACATCCACGCGACTGGCAGACTTGCCGGTACGACGCTCGGAGGAGCGCTTCGACTGACGGCCACGTACGGCGCCTCCACGGGAGCCGGCTCTGTCACGCTCATGGAGTTCGCGAACGTCGGAGCGACAGACGGGCACACGGGGCAGGCCCAGCTCAGCTTCGACGGTACTCCGACAGATGCAGTCACGTCTGGCACCGTATCGCCCACGAAGTTTCCGTCAGTCGTCATCGCCCCCGCTGCATGCAACCAGGCAACCGAGGGCGGTGGGACCGTATCAAGAGTTGCCGGAACAGGATTCACGCAGCAGTTCGACGGCACGGACAACCTGGGTACGCGTGTCGAGACGAAGCGGACGCTCGCCGCGGGCGCTGTGGGGGGCACGTGGACTGCATCGGGCACTGGGGCGAACAACAACGACTACGACTCATTCGTCATCGTCCTGAACGAGATTCCGACGATCACGGTGCAGCCGGCCACACAGCGCGTCCGTGAAGGACTGACTGCGACGTTCAACATCACAGCGACGGCTGCGGCGGGCTCGCTCCACTACCAGTGGAAGCAGAACGGTTCAAACGTCGGCACGGATAGCAGCTCCTACACGACGCCTGCCAACACGATCGCCAACAACCTCGACGCGTACACCTGCGTGGTCACCGACGACAACGGTAGCGCAACAAGCCAGACCGCATATCTGTTAGTCTACGAGGTACCCGGGATTGCCTGGGTGCGTGCATGAAACCCGAACTCGTCGTACAGGACTTAGGCGGTGCGCACAACGCCGACCTCGACGCCACGAGAGCGCGGCTCATTCGTGGAGGGTCGTGGAAGAACCAGCGCATCGTCGTGATCCTACCGTCGGCCGACCTCATACCGGCGCGCGTCGCGCTCTCGCACTGGAATCTCGCGTTCCCGCCGAACAATGGCGTCGTCAGGATTCTCGCGCAGGGGATGGAGGTCGGCGACGCCTACACGCGCGCGGTCGAGGGCGTTCTGGGCGATCCGAACTTGTCCCAGTGGGAGTACATCCTCACGATCGAGCATGACAACTGCCCGCCACCCGACGGCGTCATCAAGCTCGTCGAGCGCATGGAGGAGCACCCCGAGCTGTCGTGTGTCGGCGGGCTCTACTTCACGAAGGGGCCGGGCGGCATCGCACAGATTTGGGGCGACGCGTCCGACCCGATGGTCAACTTCAGGCCACAGCTACCGGACACGAGCGGTGGGCTGGTCGAGTGCCACGGCACGGGCATGGGCTTCAACCTGTGGCGCCTGTCGATGTTCAAGGACTCGAAGCTGCGAAGGCCGTGGTTCAAGACGCAGACGAAGGATGGCGTCGCGACGCAAGACCTGTACGCATGGAGCGACTTTAGGAAGAACGGGTACCGCTGCGCCGTCGACTGCTCCGTCAAGGTCGGCCACTTCGACTTCAAGGGGGACTTCGGGATCCCCGAGTTCATGTGGTAGGAGAGAGGAGAAGCGCATGACCGCCGCGAACGTCGCACCCCCGGCCGCTGCACTCGCCAAGCCGCTGAAGCTCGACCTCGGCTGTGGCATCAGGAAGGTGTCGCCCGACTTCACCGGCGTGGACATTCACAAGTTCGACGGCGTCGACGTGGAGTGTGATCTCGCCAAGCAGTGGCCGTGGGAGGACAACAGCGTCGAGGAGGTGCACTGCTCGCATCTGATCGAGCACCTTGGACCCGAGGATCGCATCCACTTCGTCAACGAGCTGTATCGCGTGTTGAAGCCTGGTGGAAAGGCCAACATCGCCTGCCCGGACTACTCCTCGGGGCGTGCCTACGGCGACCTCACGCACAAGTGGCCGCCGATCTCGTCCTTCTGGTTCTACTACCTGTCGGCCGACTGGCGTTCGACAAACGCGCCGCACAACGACAAGTACACCTGCAACTTCTCGGTGACCGGCGGCTACATCCTCCGCCAGGATGTCATCGTCCGGAACCAGCAGTACCAGGAGTTCGCGATCAACAACTTCAAGGACGTCTGCCAGGACATCACGGCCATCTTCACGAAGCTGTAGGGGGACGATCTCGGCGGATTTGGGGGCGTCACTCCCCCCGGTGTAAGATGGCACGACATGGGTGATGGACCTCTGCCCGGCGCCGAAGGCGGTGGCTTCCTAGGACCCACCGCGGTGCCGAGCGGCGGCGCGCAGGGCACGCAGGGCCCACAGGGCGCGCAAGGTTCGAGCGGAGGCCCACAGGGGGCTCAGGGCAGGCAAGGCGCACAAGGGTCGCAGGGGGCGCAGGGCGCGCGTGGCGTCCAGGGGTCACAGGGGTCGACGGGGGCCGGGACGCAAGGGGCTCAGGGCGACACCGGCGCGCAGGGGGCCCAGGGTGCCTCTGCCGGTAGCACGCTCGCGGCGCTCTACACGTTCGGGCTCGGCGACGTCCCCACCGTCGACAACCGGCTCGTGGGGGCCATCTCGAACATCTACTTCGACACCGACGGCCGCGTGGTCATCGAGACCAACACCGGCCACGAGGGGAACACCGATCCATTCGTGCGGCTCATTCACGACGTCCTCGCCCAGGGCGAGCAGACCTTCAACAACCAGGAGATCCACTACCTCCCTGCCGCGGGGTTGAACGGGCTCGCGGCCACGACGCCGACGGGGTTCCGCACCGACTACGACCTCGTGGACTCGGGCGGCTCGACGTTCCACTTCGCGCACGAGCGCTACGAGAGTGGCAACGTGGTCATGGGCAACCCGTTCACACCTGACCCGTTCCCCGTGCCATCAGGCGCGCCGTACATCGCGCACGAGGTCTACCTGCTTCAGCCCGACGGCTCGACGGAGACGCTGCACCAGTGGAATGCTCTCGGCACGTACACGCAGAACGCCTACGTGCCGAACGGCGGCGTGCCAGAGACGCTCGCTACCATCATGACGCTCATGCACGCGAACGCGGGAGGCGGCGTGCTCCAGGTCGGCAGCGGCGTCGGATGGACCGTCAACTGGACGTCGGGGACGCTGCCCGTGCTCGGACGGCTGAACGTAATCCTCGACAACAACGGCTTCCTGACGGAGGAGGCCCATTGGCTCTTCCAGGCGCAGCGGTCCGGCGCTGGCGTCGTCGACATCGCACGGATGGACCCCAACCTGGGCATCGACAGCCTCCTCGGGTTGTTCACGTTCAGCAGTGACGGAACCGCCGCGAGCGCTGCCGCAGCCGGAGCCGCCAAGATGATCTACAACGACACGCGGAAGACGGCACAGCTCAGCGTCGACACCGGTGGCTATGTTGATCTCTTGACCGGATCTGCTGTCGCCAACGGCGGTGTGACAGTGACTTTCGGCGCCGCCACAGCGCCGGCAGGCAGCAGCGCAACGCCTACTCGGTGGCTCAGCGTGCCGGACGGCGCCGGTGGTACCTTCACAATGGCCAGCTTCAGTTGAAAGGACTTGCCTCCATGCTTCCAGGACCGACGAGCGGAATGACCGAACAGCAAGCCGAGGCGACGCTCCGCACGACTGCCGAGATGACCGAAGACGAGATCGAGTTTCGTGCCACGCACGAGAGTGACGTCGCCGTCATGAGCATGCGCCAGACGCGTGAGGTGCTGTTGCTCAAGGCCAGAGGCGCCAACAAGGACATCCCTGCGGATACGCCCGGTATGCTGACGGACGAAGAGATCGAGCTGAAGAGAGGGCACACCAAGGACTTCATCGCCCTCCGCCTGCGGGCCAATCGTGACCTCGCGAAGCTGAAGTTGAGACAGGCAGGTAAGGGCGGCTAGACGCCTTCGAGCAGCTCGCGGATCGCCGCCTCGGCCAGCGCACCCACGTGCCTGCGGATGTGACCGCGGCTCATCACCACCGTGGTGGGCGTGGCCTTGATGTTGAGGGTCGTGGCCAGCTCTTGGACGCGTTGGCCGCCCCGCGCGAGGTCGTAGACGCCGATGGGAAAGCGCCGGCGGAAGGCGGCGGCTATGCGCTGGAATCGCGGGATGTACTCCGAACAGGCGGGGCATCCCGCCTGACCGAAGACGAAGACGCCGACGGGAGCCGGGCGGGACATGGGGATCAGCGGCGGGGGAAGCAACGATTGCGGAATGTGTCGTCGGCGTGCTGAAGTGCCTGATCGAACTGCGTCAACGTAGCGCCGCCAGCGCGGCCGGCGCCGCCAGCGTCACGATGCGCCCAGGCGGCGCCGTTGTCCCAGCGTGCTTGCTTCAGGGCCTCGTACGCAACGGCACAGCGCCCTTCCTGCGCCGCGAGCAGCCCACTCTGTGCGCGCGCGATGCCGCTCTCGACATGACGATCTCTGCGCTGCGAGTGCGCCGCTGCGCTCGACCCGAGCCCACCGCGCCGGCGCCGCTTCACCGCGACATCCCCTTGCACATCTGGAAGTTGCGCAGCGCCGAGTTCACCAGGCGGCCGCCGAAGTACCAGAGACCTACCGCAGCGGCCGCACCCAGGAAGCCCGTGCCGACGCGCTTCTGCCCGAACTTGTAGATCGAGAAGACGCCTGCCCCGAGGCCCCCGAGCGCGGCCATGCCTCCCGTGATGACCAGTGGCTTGACCTGCATGGCGCAGAGCAGGTCACCTGTGGACGGGGGCGGGATCGCCGGTCCAACGTCGCCCGGGTCTGCACCGCTGATCGTGAACACGGTCTCCATGCACAGATAGTACCGCGGGGGCGCGGCCCCTGTCGAATCAGCGCCCGCCGTCGGGGAGGTGCTCGTCGGTCAGCGGAGGCGGCGTCGTGGGGTCGTTGCAGTTCTCGATGTTCGCGCACGGCTTGACCGGTGTGTTGTGGCTGTAACAGCCCGTGGCGACAGTGGCGAGGAGAAACAGCAGCGTGAACTGGCGCATGCCAACAGCCTACCACTTTTGACTTCGCCCCGTGCAGCGGTACCATCGAAGGCATGAAGAACCTCTGGAACAGCAAGGCCGCGCACGTGCTCATCCTGGTCGCTTCGGTCGCTGTCGGTGCGCTGCTGTCGCTCCAGCACGATCACCCGGCGTTCCATGCACACCTCATCGCGAACGCGCTCGTCGCGGTCTACGCGCTGGAGAAGATCCTCACGGACAAGCCCACCACGGTGGCCGGCGCAGTCAAGGACGTGCTCGACAAGGCGCCTCCAGCGGCCGTGCTCCTGCTTGCCATGCTGCTGCCGCTCTCGGGTTGCCCGAAGCCGGTCCCGGGCCCGAACACGCCTGACGCGGCTGACGCGGCCGCAGGGCCCACGGCCGGTGGAGCCTTCAGCGCGTGCACCACGGACGCCATCAAGACTACCGCCCAGGGACTGCTCGGGAAGGTCGCCAACGCGCTCGCCACGGGCGACTACGTGACACAGCTCGCCCAGCTCGGAATCGACTTCGGCACGGCCGAGGTCAAGTGCGCCGTGCAGCTCGCCGTCGATTCGCTGCACCGGAAGGCGTCGGCCGACCCACTCGCCGGAACGCAGCTGTCGCACGGGAACGCCTGGCTCAAGATGCAGGGCCTGTGATGCAGATCGGGGTCGTCAACAAGTCGTCGACGCTCAGCGCGACCGCCCTGGCGTTCATCGTTGACGCCTGGGATCGCCAGGCCAAGGAGTTCGCCGACGACTGGGGCGTGCCCTACACCCCAGTCGTCCTCTACGACACCGAGAACGGCCTGCCGACCGACACGGGCGAGGTGCGCCTCCTGACCATCCAGGACGTGCTCGACGCGCCAGACGCACTGGGGTACCACGACGACGTACTGGGCGTCATCTTCGCGCGCATCCTCGCCGATAACAACGCCGAGGCGGGGCCGCACGAGGTCTGCGAGGAGGAAGGCGACCCCACGTGCGACCTCTGGATGCCGATGGGTGACGGCCGCGAGGTGGCGAAAGAGAGCTGTGATCCGGTAGAGGGCGACAGCTACGACCAGGAGGCCACGGTCGGCGACGAGACCCGCCAGGTGCCCGTCTCGAACTACGTGCTGCCGTCCTGGTTCGACCCGAACGGCAAGGCGCCGTACGACAAGAAGGGGCTGCTCAAAGCGCCGCTGACCATGACCCCCGGCGGGTACATGATCGTGCGCGACGCGGCGGGCGATGTGGAGGACGTGTTCGCACAGAACCGCCGTGTGGAGCCCGGGGGCGAGGAAGGCCGACTGATGGCGGAGCGGAAGAAGGCGCGGCCGGACTCGCGCCTGGCACGCCGGCTACGTGGTTAGGGCGACCTTCAGTTCGCCTGCATCCGCCCCACCGCCAGCAGGTACTCCTCGATCGACAGCTTCTTGAACGTCTCGCACGGAGGGTGCGTGTGAAAGAGCTGTGGCGGGGTCTCCGTCGCGATCACGCTCTGCTTGCAGAAGGGGCATTCGAACTGGACGCCTTCGCCGGTCTTTACCCGTTCCACACCGACGATTGTACCGCCGTCACGCCGAGCCCCGAAGTGCGCGGGTGAACACCCCGGGGATGTTCACGTGTTCGTAGATCCAGTCGAGGCACGCGTCCTCCAGCTCCTTGGCTGACCACGTGCCCATCCCGATCGTGGCGAGCACCTCGGCGATCCCCGTCCACTCGCCACCAGAGCCTCGCAGGCCCGCGGCGTAGGCGACGACGTGCTCGGGGATCGGCGCGCTCATGGGGTCTTGCGCCTGTTCTTTCCCGAGGCCGCACCGCCCTTGCGTCCGGCCGCGCGGGCTTCTTCCGCGTCGAACTCGTGTGCGGTGCCCTTCACGTGCGCCGCCTTGCCACCCTTCGAGCTGATCTCGCGGCGGCGCTCGGGCGTCAGCGCACCGAACCCACGCGGCATCAGAGGGCCACCATCATCACTTCGACGACGGCCACGTCGCCATCGAGCGCCTTGTACTCGACGGCCACGTAGTCCTTCTCGGCGCCGTCCTCGTCGTTGTCCTCGACCTTGAGGTGTTCGAGCGCGCGCTTGCGCAGGCGGGCGATGACAGCGAACGCCTGGCGAACCTCCTCGGGGTTGTCGATGGGGATGCGCATCTCGGCGTGCTGCACGAAGTTCTCGTTGCTGATCTCGCGCACGGTGATTTCAGGCATGACGAGAAGCTTGCCAGCTTGTTGGCAGGTGGTCAACGGCGGAAGCGCCGGCTGCCGGTGTACGTCGTCACTGTCGTCGTCCGCGTTGTGCCGGGGAGATTGCCGAGGGTCTTCTCGAAGTCCTGGATGATCTTTTCGGCATTGCCCATGAGGGCGTCGAACGACTTCTTGAACTCCGCCGACTCATTCTGCTCGGCGGTTTTGTGCATGCTGATCCCGTGACCCGGCGCGAGCGCCTCGGCGGCGTGCATGGCACGGAGAGCGCGACGATGCGGCGGCCACCATCGGTGCAGGATCCCGCAGGACCACACGACGCCTTCATCCTCTGCGTGCAACACGAACGTGGGGCCACCGACACGACCGTAGCCGAGCACGTAGCCTGCGAAGGCGAACCGGCCAGCGTCGAGGTGTTTGACGACGACTCCGAACCACGTGCGCGCGTCGGTGAACAAGGCAGTGATGCGCGTGCCGATCGGCGGGAGAGCCATCAGCGCTTCGTGCCTGTAGAGAAGCCGCCGATAAAGGGGACGCCGCCGCTGACCATGGAGCCGACGTAAGACGTCATCGGGTTCGGATACATGCTTGCAGTCACGGCAGAACCAGGGCTCTGTGTGGCAGGAGCCGACACGATCAGCGCATACGCGGCCTGCGCCGCCTTCGCCTCGTCAGAGCCGAGCAGGTGATGCCCACGCAGCCACATGGCGCCCTCGTCTTCGTGCTTCAGCAGCGAGCCACCGAAGTCGATCGTGGAGAAGCCTTGCCGGTTCACCGTCTCGACGACTTCGAGAACCACGCTGTTCGGCAAGATCCGTGTGATCGGATCGTCGACGGTTACGCGCTTGGGCGCGCTCACAGCGTCACCGTCCGGGGCCCGCGGGCTACGTCCTGGCAGTCGACGATCGCCTGGGCGTGCTCGGCCAAGTACGCATAGTCGACATCGGTGTGGGCCGTCACGATGACCACGCAGTCGTACTCGGCCACGGCGTCGAACTCCACGCTTGTCATCCCCGCGAACTGGAACACGCGATGGTCGTAGTAGCGCACGTGTGCATGCTGCTTCCGTAGCAACTCCAGAATCGTCAGTGCCGGCGACTCGCGCACGTCGTCGACGTCGGGCTTGTAGGCGACACCCATAAGCAGCACCTTGGAACCGTTCAGGGGCTTGCGTCGTGCATTCAAGACCTCCGCCACGCGCGACACCACGAACGCGGGCATCTCCCGATTGACCTCGTCGGCGAGCGCGATGAAGCGCGACGTGTAGTGGAGCGTCTTGAGCTTCCACGCCAGGTAGAGCGGGTCGACCGGGATGCAGTGGCCCCCGAGCCCTGGGCCCGGGTAGAAGGGCATGAACCCGTAGGGCTTGGTGGCGGCCGCACGGATGACCTCCCAGACGTTGAGCCCGAGGCGATGGCACATGAGAGCCGTCTCGTTGACGAGCCCGATGTTCACGGCGCGGAACGTGTTCTCCAGGAGCTTGACCATCTCGGCCGCGTCGGTGGACGACATCGGCACCACGTAGTCGACGAATGTCGCGTAGAGCTTGATGGCCATCGTCATACTTGCCGGCGACGCTCCCCCGAGCACCTTGGGCGTGTTCCGCACGCCGTAGGTCTTGTTGCCTGGGTCGGTGCGCTCGGGCGAGAAGGCCACGAAGACGTCGCGGTCGAGAACGAACCCAGCGGCTTCGAGCTTGGGCACGAGCACCTCGCGCGTGAAGCCGGGGAAGGTGGTGCTCTCCAGGACAACGAGGCAGGGCGCGCGCATGTGGGCGACGACCGTGTCGAGCGCGGCGATGATGTAGGAGTTGTCCGGGTCGCGCGTCTTGGACAGCGGCGTAGGCACGCAGATGATGATGGCGTCCGCGTCGGCGAGGATGGCCGGATCGGTGCTCGCTTGAACCATGCCGCTGCCGGCGCTCAAGTCGACGCCCGGGATGTACGAGCGTCCGTAGTTGATCTCGTCGACCTTATCCCGGTCCGTGTCGAGCACGAGCGTGGTGTGCCCTGCGTTTGCAATCTCGACGGCCAGCGGGAGCCCCACGTAGCCCGCACCGATGACCACGACCGTGGCGACGTCGTTGGTCATCTGGTCACGAGCGCTCGCGCGACCAGTAACGCCTGGACGGCTTCGGAGGCATCGTCGTGCCAGCCGCGCGTCCACGTGATGCCCTCGTCATCGACAAGGACGGTCTCGCTGTAGACGGCGCCGTTGTACCACCGGAAGATCGTGCCGGATCGAATCGGATTTCTCGTGGCCCACCCGTCTACGGTAGCCCGATGCACGTGCCCCGCGGCGCTCACGACGGTGACGTACGGCCAGTCCGTGCGCTCGTACGTCACCGCCGCGGTTGACATCAGCTCAGCGCCCCAGCAGCCGCCGGTTGTGGTTGGGGCAGTAGCTCCCGCACAGCCCGCCGGCCTTGACGTGGGTTCGAACGCGGAAGCGGCCGGGGGGAATCGTGTCCCAGGTCTCTCGTGCCTTTCGGATCGTGGTGCTGACTCTCATGTCGGTTCTCCTTGTTGGGTGTTGGTTTCGAGTAAGGTGTTCGCGATGATCAGCGCACGCAGCTCCTCACTATCCTTGCCGTGGAAGCCCCGAATCCAGTACATGCCTTCGTCGTCGGGGCTCAGGCGCCAGCCGCCGGGGAACGCCTCTATCACACCGTCCTTGTCGATCGCGCGTACGCGCCCGCGCGCTATGAACATACCGTCCAGCAGCACCGTGATGTCATCGCCGACGATGAGGGGCGTGCTCACGCAGCCCCTCCTACCAGCGCGTGCGCGGCGAGCAATGCTCTGGCCTCGGGTGCGTCAGGCTCGTGGTGATCGCGAATCCAGTGCGTGCCTTCGTCGCGCAGCACGAGTTCGCCGTACGTGCCGGTGCCGCCCCGCCAACGGAAGCATCCAGGTTCGTGCCACTGGTACACGTTCGCTCGACGCAAGTGCCCACCTACAACAATCGTGATGGCGTTGCCGAGCCGGAGTTGTCGCCGGCTCCTCACTTCCCTGCTCCGTGGAACGTGTCGCTGCGCCCCTGGTAGACATCGGCCAGCGCGGTGAACCCCGCTTCGCGCTTCACCGACTCCGCCTCGGACATGCCCAGCCCACGTCGAATGAAGTGACGGGCGAGCCCGGCCTTCGACATCTCGCGACGGGCAGCGCCAATCACCAGCAGCGCGATTGTGGCGGCGTCGAGGCTGAGCCCGGCGAGCCCGCTGGAGATGACGTTCTCGGTCTCTTCGAGGTGATTCGCCTGCGCCGCGGTGGCGCCGAGCCCCCGGCGGATGTGGAAGCGCGCCAGCTCGGCGACGTTGCCCTGGGCGTTCGTGGTGGCCTGGTCGCACAGCGCCTGGGCGACGTCGCGTTCGAGACGCAGCCCCGTAAGGACGGAACCACCCTTGATGCCCTTGTCGCGGCGCCGGGCGGCGGTCACGGCAAGAGCACACGCGCCAGGAAGATGAGCACCAGCCCGAGGACGTTCTTGGTGATGCGGTAGCTCACGAACAGCGCCGGGGGGAACCAGAGCGGCGCCAGGACGATCCGCCAGGGCGTGGCAACGAGATGTGCAGCACGGAGGAGGATCAAGACGGCCAAGACGAGCAACCAGACACCGGCGTAGCGGTCGCAGCGATGTCCGGCGGCGAGAACGCGGGCTCTGCCAGCGTCGATGGAGGACGGGCTCGCTGAGGGCTGTTTTTCCACCGTGAGAATCGTGCCCCAATCCCGTAGTGGCCGCCATCCTGAACATTCGCTCAGTCTTAGCAATTGCTAAGATTTATCTTGCGCAAAACATATATTCTGCGCTAGGGTGTCCCCAAGATGAGCCAGAAAACGAAGCCGGTCAAGAGGGGCGGAAACGATACGGCCTCGGGCGGCCCACCCAGCGCCGACCACGTCTACGGTATCAAGCGCGATCGGGGCCGCACAGGCTTCGGCAGCGGTCTTGTCCCGCCCGCTGCCGTCAAGCTCACCAAGGCCCAGCTCGACGAGCTGAAGCGCCTGGCGAACGGACCGCAGCACTCGTACGGGAAGGGACGCGTGCGCGTCCACAACAACCTGCGCCGCCACGGGCTCGCGATGATCGGGCACTCCGACGGCTTCATGTGTTGGATCACGCAGGCGGGGCGGGACTTCCTCGCGAAGGCGGCGCGATGAGCTGCCCCGCGACGTTCATGACTCGGAAGGGCACGGCGCTTCGTTGTCAGTCCTCAGCGACTGGAGGTGCCGAGCACGCTCCCGCGCCTTACTTTCCACACGCCAGGCACTACGCCCACTCCGCCGAACACGCCGGCACGGTCGCGTGGGACGGGCTGTGGGGCTATGAGGACCCCCAGCTCCACACGCACGTCGCGACGCTCTGCACGGCCGCGTGCACGCCAGAGAAGCACATCGGCGGTGCAACGGCACCGGGGCTAGACCCTCCGGCTGATCGTGCCCGCCAGCTCCTACGCGACACCATCGACGTCGAGGACAAGGCCGTGGTCGAGGGCGCCGCCATGCTCGCCGCCGGGCACGGCGTACGGTTCGTCTTCACGGTGCGGAACGGTGTGCACGTGGACGTGCGGGCGGAGCGCGTCGACTACGACGCGAAGGGAAGGATTCGATGAAGACCATCTACAAGTACGCAGCACCGATCGACGACGATCTGACCATCATGATGCCCGCAGCCGCCGAGGTGCTCTGCGTGCAGCTACAAGGTGCCGGTCCGCAAATCTGGGCGCTGGTCGACCCGAGCGCGCCTCACGAGTTGCGGCGCTTTCACTGGCGTGGCACCGGGCATCCCGCCGATGGGCTCGGCCGCTACGTCGGCACGGTGCAGGGGGCAGGCGGCGCGCTCATCTTCCATCTGTTCGAGAGGAGAATCGGATGACCTCGCCCTCCAAATACTTTGCGCCGCAGGCGCCGGTGTCCGAAGACGAAGACGTCACCATCGAAGCACTCCAGCGCGCTGGCATCGTCAGCAGCGCCCCGACGCTTGCCAAGCCCGCTGGCAGCTCCCCCGCCCTGCGCATCGCCTGCCCGGTGTGCGCCGCGCCGCCCGGCGCCTACTGCATGAAGGGGCACGGCAAGATCCAGGTGATCGCCCACAAGCGTCGACGCGAGATGGAGGAGGCAACCCGTGGCACGTAAGGCCCCGAAGCTCCCCGTCTTCGGCGCAACAGCCAAGCCGGGGCTCGTCGTCATCGTCGGTGGCGCCGGCTACAACTTCGGCTGCGGGACCTGCGGACGGCGCTGGGATATGCCCTATGGTGGCTACGCCGTGGGCTTCGTGAAGGCGGCTGCGAATACGCACACCTGGCGATGCGCTCGGCTGACCCCGCAGGAGCGCCGCAAGCAGAACGCTCGGGATGAGCGTCGGTGGGCAAAGACGCCGCCCAAGAACGCAACGGTCTACAACATGCCTGACCACCCGGGGCTACGCGAATGACGAAGCATCTCGACGTCGCCGGCACCACGTACAACGACATCGTCACCTGGCGCTGGGAGCGCTCGCGCATGCGCTGGGTGTCGACCCTGAGCGACGGCACTGAGCTGGTGGTTGCGCTCCAGCGCTTCGGCCGACGGTCGTTCTGGAACCCGTCGGTCAACGGCAAGGCGCTACCGAACAACGGGTTCCACGATCCCGAGGCGGCACAGCACGCCGCATTCGTAGCGTGGCAGACCCGCGTTCCGGTGAAGCTTGCCGACATCGCTTCCAAGATCCGCGCGCACCTCAAACGGTTCGAGGCCGACCCCAAGATCAACACCAAGCGCCGTGGCCTATCTCGCTACTACGGTGCAGGCGCACACGCCAGCGGCGCTCGTGTCGGCATGCGGTACATCGCGTTCCAGGGCGTTACCTACGTGTCCAAGGCCGACGCACTTCGATACCTGGCGTGGCTCGACGCAGGCAACGTGGGTCGGCACTTCGAGGCGCTGCGCGAATGACCTCTCGCAGGCGTCCGAAGCTTCCCCACGGCTACTGCCCGCGCTGCTTTCGGTGGATCGCGCTCGTCGTTCCCGCAGGCGGTGACGGGTCAATCCTGGTCTTCCGCACGCACGTGGGGAAGGTCGCACCGCCGGTAACGCTTCCGAGGAGGTGTGACGGGTCGCGCATGGAAGGGACACCGACGCGATGAGCTGGTTCAACTACAGCAAGCCCCAGAGGACGCAATGATGAAAGGACCACATGAAAGCTAAGAAGACCGATCGTACTGCTGCACGCACACTGGACACGGCTGTCGAAGCTCTTGGGAACCAACCCTCGAAAGCGACTGTGCGCCGTGCGCTTGGAAAGCCCATAGACGGTCCGCCCACAGCGGGCCGTCCCGGTGCGGGGGGAAAGACACGTGAGCGCACCACGATCCAGATCGCGCTACCACGTTTTGGCGTCGTGCCGCTGTACGTAACAGGTCAGCTCGGCTCACCGTTGATCATGCATCGGTGGGGCAAGAAGGCGATCCGCGAGATGTTGGGAAAGCACATGGGGCACGACATCCCGCAGGCTGACAAGCAGCCGTTCGAGGACTTCGTGGACACGCTCTATCGTGAGCCGAAGACGGGCGAGATGGCTGTGCGCTCGGTCATGTTCAAGGCTGCGATGCTCGCCGCGCTTCGTGAAACGCCGGGCGTGACACGCGCTGATGCTATCACCGGCATTTCGATTCTCGGCGAGCTTTCTCCCATCTATGGGCAACCGACCAACCGATTGGACCCAGTGAAGATCGGTCCGTGGGATGCACGGGTATCCGATCTCCGCTTCCGTGGCGAATACGCCGACTGGCTGGCCGTGCTCACGTTCCGTTACAACACGGCGGCGATTTCACTGACCGCGATTCACAACCTGCTGGCGACCGCAGGTGCACTCTATGGCGTCGGCGAGTGGCGCCCGACGCGCAACGGTGTGAACGGGCTTTTCTCTGTTGTTGAGAAGACCGAAGCCGAGAAGCTGATGAAGCGGCTCGGGCGCTGGAAGGTGGCTAATTTAACACCGGAAAATACCGGTACGATGGCGATTCTGGAAGAGTACGGTCTCGATGCCGCCACACTGGCCAAGCTCAAGACTGCCCCTCGATCCACAGTCGACCCCGCGAACGGGGGCGCAAACGGCACGAGCATTCACCCGTGAGGGGCACCGAGCTGCTGGTGGCAAAGAAGTACCGCTGGAAATCTGGGTTCCGGCTGCGCGGCAACCCTGCACTTGTCGGACAACGCATCGAGCAGATCACGCAGCGAAGAGGCCGCTGCACCCGGGAGGACATCTACACAGACGCGCGGCAACGCGCGTCGCCCTTCCGTGCAGATCTGTATTCGAAGACGACCGATGCCATGATTCGCGAATGGCGATTGGAAAAAGCGAGTGAGATCCTCCGCGCAATTCAAGTGGTGGAGATCGAAATGGTCGGAGGTGCCGAGACAGAAGTTGCAGCCCCACTTGTGTCGTTCATCCCTGAACGCGAGTACATGTTGACGACGCGCGTACTACACGACGTCGACCTGAGAAAGGAGCGGTTGGCGCAGATTGTTCGCGAGCTGGAGACATTTCGCTACAAGTTGCACGGCTTCAAGCTGCTCGTGGCGATGATCGATCGTGTGATTGCACGGGCGAAGAAGCTGAAGAAGTAGTTCTGTGGCAGGCAGGGATCGGCGTCCAAGGAACGGCATTGTGCTGTGCAGGTATAAAGCGGACCGGTTCGATTCGGCAGGCACGGCAGAATCCGGATCGATCGCATCGGGTGCAATCGGGAATGGAAGAGGTAGTTCACATGGAGCGGCAGGCAGGTTCCGGCACGGTCGTCACCTGTGTGCGTTCGTAGTAGGGAAGAGTGCGGGATGGAGCGGCAGGCTTGGCAGTGCAGTGTTCGTACATGGCGCGGATCGGTGGCTGATCAGGTACGGTCCGGTTTTGGCCGGATAAATCACGCGGGGCGTCCAGCGCGACATCTGGGCGCAACTTTCATCGAAGAGAACCGCAAATGAGACCCAACAGATGACCGCCCTCCAACGCAAGCGCAAGAAGCGTGCGGTCCTCCAGACCGACGACCTGAAGCGCATCAGGCAAGCCGCCAAGGAGATCGGCCCGCGCGAGCACGCCCTCATCGAGTGGCTCTACACGAACGGTGCCCGCGCCTCCGAGCCCGGTCTCGCCCGCCTCGATGACCTCGACCTCCACAACGGCACCGTGATGCTCACGCACCTCAAGGGCGGGCTCGCCGCGGAGCCGGTGCCGCTGTCGAAGACGTGCCTCGCGGCGCTCAAGAAGTGGCTGCCCCTCCACGCGAACGGCAAGTCGGCGGCCGCCATCCACTACGTGTTCCCCGGCGAGCGCCCCATCGCCTGCTACCCCTGCGGCGGCACGAAGGTCGTCGTCGAGAAGCGGCGCAAGGGCCCCGGCGGGCTGCCGCTCACCACGTCCGTCCCCTGTCCCCACTGCCACGCGACCGGGACCCGCTGGGGCATCACGCGGCACGAGGTTAGACGGATCATCTCGACCGTGTTCACGCACGCCGGCATCCCCAAGGAGTTTCACTTCGCCCACGTGCTCCGGCACTCGGCCGTCACGCACATGCTCGACGACGGCGCGTCCCCCGCTGCCATCCAGGAGCGCGTGGGGCACAAGGCACTAGCCACGACGTTCGGGTACGTGCACACGACCAAGAAGGCGCGCGCGATGGTGTCCAAGACGTTCGACGAGGAGGACGAGACGTGACGACCGAGACTGCGACTGTTCCCTGCGAGACCTGCGGCACGCCGACACCGATGCTCGGCACCAAGCGCTGCACCAACTGCTGGGAGGTCGAGAAGCGCCTGCTCGAATACCTACGCAGCATCAATGGACGCAAGTTCGTACGCAAGTGCTACGCGCGGCGCCGGGTAGCACCGGGCGTGCGGGCAAACATCGACAACCCGGAAGAGGGAGACTGAACATGGACGACGGTGAGTTTGGATACGTGGTTCTCTGGGTGCTGCTCTCGGTGCTCGTCGGCGTATGGGCAGGGAGGCGAGGGCGCAGCGGTGGACGGTGGGTGCTTCTCAGCCTGCTGATCTCGCCGGCGGTGACGGCCGTATGCATCTTGTGCTTCGGGAACCTCGCCGCGAGAACCTGCCCGGCGTGTGCCGAGGATGTCAGAAAAGAGGCGACCGTCTGCAAGCACTGTCACAGACCGCTGCCGGTCGAGGCGCTCAACGACGCCGCCCAGAGGTTCTTAGGGCGATGAGCAAACGCATCGCGTATACAGCCGTCAACCGTGTACCTGACGATGCCTCGGAATGGGTCGTGGCTGTTGCCACCGAGGGCACGCGTGGCATGGTCCCGTCGCCCGAGTACGGCTGCTTCGACAACATCGGTAGCGCCTCTACGGTAGCGCGGCGGCTCAATGAACAACTCGGGCTAACACCGCTAACGGCCATGAAGATCCTCATGGATTGCATGCGTGACACAGGCGAGGAGTCCTGATGGGCGTCACCGGGCACAAGCCGCTGGCTGAGATCAAGTATCAGCCGCTCAAATTCTCTACGGAGCGGTTCAAGGTGGAGTGCCCGGTTTGCGGCGCGTCCATTCACTACGTGCAGTTCGCGCCAGTGCATCCGTCGGGGCACTGGGAAGAATTCGTGGTGTACAAGTGCCGCGCCAACTACGCCTACACAGAGCGCGAGGGGCTTCACATCGTAGGCGAGTGCCCGACGGTCCGACCGTTCTGCTTGCACTGCAAGGAACGGCGTACGACCGAAGAGTCGCGCTTCTGTAGTGATCGATGCGGCCGCGCGTGGGCCGATGAAGAAATGTCTAAGGGTGCCGCTCGATGAGCCGTCGGCAGTGCGCGAAGTGCCCGTGGCGCAAGGACGTCGATCCGAACGACATCCCGAACGGCTACTGCGCGACCAAGCACGCCAACCTGAAGAACACCATCGCGCACCCGGACGTCATCAACGTCGGCATGCTCAGGATGATGGCCTGCCACGAGAGCAAGCCCGGAAAGGAGGTCGCCTGCGTGGGCTGGCTCGCGAACCAGCTCGGGCCCGGCAACAACATCGGCCTGCGCATCAAGGCGATGCGCGACCGCACGTTGACTGACTTCGAGCTGGTGGGCGAGCAGCACGAGACGTTCGAGGACACACTGCCGGAGGGACGCTGATGTTGAGCGCCAACCAGCGCCGCAACCTGGAGCGCATCCTGACCGACCTCAAGGAGGTGCAGGCGGACATGCACATCACGGACGCGTACACCCGCACGGTTGTACCGCAGCTAGAAGACGCCGAAGGCTACGTGGGCGAGGCCATCGGTGCTGTCGGGATGGCGCTCGGGAGGCTCGTACCGTAATGCCACGCTTCCTTCGTCGCCTCTGGCTGCGGCTCACCTACCTGCCCGTGCCCTGCGAGAGCTGCAACGGCACGGGCATCTGCGCCACGCTCCAGGCCGGTAGGCCCCCGAGCCGCCCCCACTCCTGCTGTGGTGACTGCGGGCGCAAGTACGTCACGCAGGCGGACGTGCCGCCGGGATTCTGTGACAGCCCGGACGAGCGCCCGATCATCGGCGACGGCATCATGTGGCGGAGGCCGTGGTCGAAGCAGCAGGTGTTGAGGCCGGACCGATGAAGACCATCATCATCACTGTCGCGGGGTTTGCCGCCACCGCGAACATCGTCGTCCTCATCGACTACTTCCGACTTCGCCTCAAGCGCAACGCCAGCTGCGATACGTGCGCGCAGCTGGCGGCGGAGGCGCTGGCGGGAGACGTCGTAGACGGTATACGCATGCCAGAGCCGAACGATCCGAGGTGGGCACCGGTAGACATCATAGTCATGCTCCAATCGGGAAAAGAATCAAAGATGAAAGCCATTGCCTTAGGCGATGTGCGCGTGTGCCTGGGCAACGATCCGACCGTGTTCTTCGGCAACGGTCCTGGAGTAAACGGTGGTGGCTACGCAGCACGCGTGGTCCGCGCCTATCGACAGCGCCTCGCCGACAATGCCCGAGGTACCTCATGAGCAAGCGCGAGGCGGTTCTGTGTGACAAGGCGACGGCGGGGTCTGAGCGGTTCGTCGGGGACGGCAAGCCGAACGTCAAAACACCGGGGAAGAAGTGCCCGAACATGGCCATCGGGCAGTGCCCGATCTGTGACGACGACATCTGTGTGGCGCACGCGCTGCACCCGAAGGGCGGACTGGCGATCACGCTGAAGCTCACCGGGGTCAACACGAGCACGAACCCACCGCTGGACAAGACCATGGCGGATAATCACTGCGCGCTGCCCGTCTGCTTCGAATGTGGTGTGAAGATCAGCGGCTATACCTACTTCGAAGATGCCGCCCGCGACGTCATCGAGATGACTGCGACGAACCTTCGAGCCGCACTGGCGGCTCGGGCGCTCAAGCTGGCAGAGTCGGAGAAGCCGTAATCCGCGCGTACGCCTGAAGCGCCGCGAGGTCACCCTGGAAGTAGTCCGCGTCGCACTCGCCCACGCCGGGGCACGCGTACTCGGGGCCCGTCTCGCCGCCGTCGGTCCACTGCCAGATCGACCACGTGTCCCACGGTGCCGGCACCACGGGCTCGGCGCCCGAGGCGTTGTACCGCGGCAGCCACAGGTCGGGCTTCACCACGTCGGCTGGCCACGCCGGAGACCCGATCTGCTTCCACACTCGGTTTGACCAGTATAGGATCGGCTTCCGGTCCTTGTACGTCTGGGCGATCTCGTGCATCCACATCGCGATCCAGTCGATGTTGGGCGGCGTCTTCCCCTCGACGTCGAGCGCGAGCCGCTCGTTGTTGCGCAGAGGCCCCACGGCGTCGAGGAGGCGTTCTGCCTGGTGGGTGGGATCGCCCTCGGTCGCGTAGTGGAAGTAGATGCCCAGCTCGAATGGCTGCTGCCGGAAGCCGTCCCGGTGGGAGCGCAGCGTGGGGTCAACGCTCAGGTTGCCCTGCGTGGCCTTGATCCCCATGAAGGTGACGCCGGCGTCTTGGATGAGCCCCCAGTCCCTGACCGGGTGGAAGTGGTTGACGTCTATGCCGCGAGCACGATCAGCCATGACGAAAGTCTCCGGCCGGACGGGGTGTGGCGTCAAATCCACAGGTGGGGTGTGATAACTTGTTGGCACCTGGGGGTGGCGTGGTGATATAGCCACATGGTGTCCTGATATCAGCATGGCATGGGGGGTGCATTCTCTAGAGAGCAAGGAGACGCGCCATGACAAAGACCACCAAGCGAACCGACATTCACCGCCCCGGGGCCATCATCCCCGCCGACTACTCGTGCTGGGGGTTCTTCGACTTCGGCGGCGCCAACGAGCCGCCGTGGGGCACCGAGATCCTGTCCTCGCCTGCCGTCCACGCGGCCGGCTACGCGCGCAGCGGTGACGACATCAAGGGCAACTGCCACGTCTGCGGCGCGCGCTTCCGCTTCGGTGCGCTCTTCCAGCACACCCCGACCGGCAAGTTCATCATCTTCGGCCACGACTGCGCGAGCAAGTACGAGATGCTCGCCGACTTCGCGGCCGCCGAGGAGACTCGGGAGATGCACCGCCGCGCGAACGCCCCGGCCATCCAGGCGGCGAAGCGCGCCCGCGACTACGAGCGCTATCTCGACCGCAACCCGGGCCTCCGCGAGGCGCTCGCTTGCGGCCATCGCATCACGAACGACCTCGCCGAGAAGCTCCGGCAGTACCGCTCGCTCTCGCCCGCGCAGATCGCGCTCGCGCACAAGCTCCACAGCGAGCTGTTCTGCCCTGCCCGCCCGACCGAGGCCAACGTCCCCGCCCCCGTCGGCCGTCAGACGGTCCGTGGCATCGTGGTGAGCTGCAAGACCTACGATAGCGACTTCGGCGTCACGCTCAAGATGACGGTCAAGGTCACCACGGCCGCCGGCACCTGGCTCTGCTGGGGCACCGTCCCCGAGTCGCTCCGGGATGCCTGCCACGCTGCCGCGCATGGCCCCGGCCACATCAAGGGCGCCGAGGTCGAGTTCACGGCCACGCTCAAGAAGGGCCGCGAGGCGCACTTCGCCATCTTCTCGCGCCCGACTAACGGCAGTCTCATCACCCCGTCGCCGGCGGCCGAGGAGTCGGCGAGGCTGTCAGTTCGGCCGGGCCTGGCGGTCACGCTGTGCGAGAAGATGAACGCGGAGATGGCGTCGTGAAGAGCTGCCCCATCTGCACGTCTGCTGTTACTCGCATCGGGTTCACCACGTGCGGTCGTTCGCGCTGCCAGGAAGCGGCCTACCGTGCAAACCTGGCGCGGAACGCACGCAAGGGTGCGCGCAAGACGCAGCTCGAACGTGAGGCACACGATGCGGCCTTGCGTGCATGCGCCGACGTTCACGGCATCGCGGGCGCGGCCACCTTCGTCTGAAAGGAGCAATCTGACCACCATGAAAATCGAGCGCACATGTCCTGGGTGTCGGCGCCGTCTGTACGTCAGGGTGCGGATCATGGACCGCGATGTGCCGCTGGCGACGTGCGACAACTGCGGTAAGGAGTGGAAAACAAGGCTGACACGCGAAGAATGGCAAGACCTGCACTCGATCCCTCTGGAGGCCACGCGCGTGCCCGCGCGGCACGCCTGGCGAGCGTCGGACATCGGAGACGTCTGTCTCAAGTGTCATCGCATGCTCGGCGAGGTCGCCGAGGATTCTGCGTGCCCCCACGCGGGGTGATTGCTGGCACGACGAGTGCAACAGCGAGAATGACCATGGCCAACCACATGACCCTTCCAGTGCTTCCATACGAGAAGTTCCGACGGCTCAGCCCTGCCCAGCAGGTCTTCTTGAACGTGCTCAGCCTCTACGGAGACTCGCGACCTCCGTACGGGCAGCACGATTCAGGGCGGCATGCTTCCGCGTGGCACCGAACAGCGCGGTCCTTGGCCCGGCTTGGCTACGCCAACGTGGCCCGCGAAGGGCGCGGCTACGTGGTGTGCCCTCTCGTGCGCACGACCTCGTACTCGTCTGAGATGTAACGGAAAGGACCCCAATGACCCTCATCATCTTCGCCCTCCTCATCGGCATGGCGCTCGGCGCGATCCTCAAGGGCGCGCTCAAGATCGCCATCGTGGTCACGCTCGCGGTAGCGGCCGTCGTCTTCACCTGCCGCGAGCTGAAGATCGACTGGCACAACCTGCTGAACGTAGCGGCCGATCAGGCGGTCGAGCAGTATCACCACGTGGAGCCCCCACGGCAACACCGAACCGGAGGTTACCTATGACACACATCGCGGCCGCGGGACTTCTCGTCATCAGCTTCGTACGGTATGGGCAGGGCAAGACTCTCGACGCGATCTACGCTGCGTGCTGTGCAGCCGTTCTGCTCCTCGGCCAGATCGCGATCAACACGAACAAGAAGTAGTATCGGCAGCGTGAGCTGCTGGTTCTTGTCCTTCTTCTGGAAGCGCGGCGATGACCCTGTCTGGCGTCCCGAGAACGCCACGACCAAGGGCGAGCACCCCCTCGCCTACATGAACCGAGCGCGCGACGCCTACCCCGATCGCGAGTACAAGCTGTTGTTCTTCTACGAAATCCCCCCGGAGGTCTTCGCCTTCGCGCGCGGCGCCGCTACCACGGACGATCAGTGAGCCGCTGGTACGGCGGCATCGCTCTGAACCGGTTGTCCTCGGCGCGCTCCGCGACTCGTTCGACCTCATTGCGGTTCGCCCACCAGGAGGCGTCGAAGTTGTAGGTGCAGACGATCTTGTCGATGCAGGCGTAGCGCTCGCCGGCCATCTCCAAGAGCGGATACATCACGGCGTGATCGATGGCGAGGTCGCACCACGAGCCGTCCGGCTTGTGCAGATCCTTCGGGTCGATCTTCTTCACGAGCCCCGCGCGGAACGTCTTGAGGTGCGTGGCCCGCCAGTCCATCTTGCGCACGAGTGATCCCGCCGGGTAGCGTGAGGCGAAGCCCACGGTGCCGTCTGGCTGCATGAACTGCCCGTATGTGAGCCAGGCGCCCGCCTGGTACGCCGCAGCCACGACTTCGAGTGCGCGGTCGTGCGCCAGCCAGTCGTCGCCGTCGAGCCACACGATGACCTCGTCGTCGGGGAGTTCGACCCAGATGTCCCACGCGTTTTGGAGCGCCGCCTCCCGCACGGGGTTCTTCATCAGCCGCGTTCGCGTGTCCTGCGGGGCCATCTGCGCGTGCACGTACGTCCTGTCGTCGCTCGCGGCATCAACGTAGTAGTGCGTCCAATCCATGAAGGTCTGCCGGTACACACTCTCGATGCAACGCCTCGCCCACTTCTCTGCGTTCAGCGCCGTCGATGTGACTGTCATATGGAGAGGGCGCGGGGGCTCGCCCGGCACGAGCACGAAGAAGTTGTCGGCCGCTCCCACGTGCTGGGCGTCCGTCGCGCGCATCAGCTCGCGCAGCAGCTCGGTCTTCCGGTCGTCGGGGATCCAACCGCGCGTGCCGAACTTCGACAGCCAGTAGGAGGGTGGCTGGAGGTTCACGTGGCCCGGCCACTCCTGCCCTGGTACCGCGGCGGACCAGACGATGTAACGACGGGCTAGCGCCGTCACGTTCGACACGATGGTGTCAGCGTACTCAGCAGGGATGTGCTCGGCGGTCTCGGTGCAGATCACCGTTGCGTACCCGGGGTGATTGAAAGCGGCCGTGTCCAGGATGGCCCGCACCGTCAGGTCGAATGGCACGATCTCGATGTTTGGTTCGCACAGCTCTTGCGCTGCCGGCGCGTAGTCGGCTCCCAAGACATTCCACCCCAGCTCTAGCAGCCGCTTTGTCTGGAGTCCGATCCCACAACCGATGTCGAGCGCCGTCTGCACTCCCAGCACGTTGTGGATGCAGTTCGCCAGCCGCCTATACGGCTCCCGGCGGGTTCTCATCTGCTCAAAGAAGGCCGAATCGTGCGCCTCAGCCATGTGCGGTAGACTCTCCGTTGTGGACCCAGTGACGCCAGGCGCTGATTTCGGCCGGCTGATGCAGTACGGAGCCGTGGGTACCATCGCAGCGGGGCTGCTGGCGCTGGTCGTGGTCTTGGTCCGGCAGTTCGTGAACCACGCGCTCGAACAGAACAAGAAGCTCCTGGAGCGCCACGACGAGATGATGGAGCGCCACGACAAGATGCAGGAGAAGCACGTGGAGGCGATCCACGCTCTTACGAGGGCAATTCACGAGCTGAGCCGCGACGTCGGTCTCCTCTTCAACGAGGTCTCGGCTATGTCGGAAGGCTCGCGCGTGGAGGTGACGGGGCGCCATCGGATCAAGCCCCCGCGCGGCAGCGGGTAGCATCACACCGCCTTGAGCTTGGGCGCCTCGGTCAGCTCCTTGAGCGCCTGCTTGACGTCCTTGTTCCCGTGCGCCAGCTCCGCGGCGACCCACCCTGCGATGGCCGCCTGGCGCTGCCCCGAGAGCTTCTCCCACAGCACGCAGTTCGTCAGGCGCGTGGTGCGCGTCTCGGCCGTGTAGTCGGCGATCCGCCGCAGCACGATGGCCATGAGCTGCTTGAACTCCTCGACGCGCGAGGGGTCGAGCAGCGTGCCGTACGGTGTCCGCAGGATGACGATCCCGCGAAGCTTTCGCATGTAGTCGGTCACGATCACGTTCGCCGCCCGTCGGTCCTTCGAGACCGTGCGATCCGTGATGACCTTCATGGTGTTGCCCGCGCGCGTCGAGTCCTCGTTCCGCACGCGGTTCTTCTCGCCACCCTCGACGCGGATGGTCCCTGTGATGAGAATCAGCGGCCGCAGATCGACCATCCGGGAGAAGGTATCTTATTGCTGTACTGCTGGCAAATCTGCTAGCCTGTTGGCACCATGAACAAGGGCGATGCTGTCACGGTCAACACGCAGCACGGAATCGGCAAGGGCACGGTCCACACGGTGGCGACAGCGAAGGGCGGAAAGCACTTCGCACAGATCAAGGCGCCGACGGGCTACGGCCACACCCTCGTCAACATCTACCTCGACCCCGAGGACGAAGGGAAGACGTGGGCAGCCGGTGACGACGAGGCCGCGCTCGACAGCGTTCAGGCGCACCTCGCGGGCAAGGCGCTGAGCGGCCGGTAGTCGCCGTGGACGTCCCGTTCATCGATCTGCGGCCGTACGGCGAGCTGGTGCGTAGCGGTCACTGGCACCCCACCCGTGCGCCGTTCGACGAGGATGCCGCATACCTCCTCAACACCCGCGAGTTCATCGGCGGCGGCCCGACCACCCAGCGCTTCGAGACCGCGCTCGCCACCAAGCTCGGCGCCCAGCACGCCATCGCGGTCGCAAACGGCACCGACGCCCTGATGCTCGCGCTGCGCGCCGCCGGCATCGAGCGGGGCCACCGGGTCGCGATGCCCAACCTCACCTTCTGGGCCACCTTCGAGGCGATCGTGAACGTGGGCGCCACGCCCGTGCTGCTCGACGTCGACCCCGTCGATCTCCAGATGGACTTCGACGAGTTCGTGCGGGCGCGCAACAACAAGCGGTTCGACGCTGCCATCCTCGTGCACCTCTACGGGTGGTGCTCGACGAAGCTCGACCAGTTCCGATCCTTCTGCCGAGACAAGCGCGTCACGCTGATCGAGGACGGCGCCCAGGCGTTCGGTGTGAAGTTCGCCGGCAAGAGCATCTTCGAGGACGCCGATGCCATCACGCTGTCCTTCCACCCGGCGAAGGTCATCGGCGGGATCGGCGACGGCGGCGCGGTCTTGACCCGGAGCGCGCGGACCGCAGGGCGGGTGCGGCTCCTAGCAAATCACGGGCGCATCGCCCACCAGGAGCACGCCGTGGTGGGGTGGAATTCGCGCATGGACGCGATCCAGGCCGCGTGGCTGCTGCGGGCGCTGGAGGTTTCTGACAAGGTGATCGATGCGCGGCGGGACATCACGCACCTCTACGGGGCGCACAGGCACGAGACGGTCCGTGGCAACGGCTACCTGGACGTGCGCCACCCCGATCACGTCGAGGCCAAAGAGGTGTTGAAGCGCCTCGCAGCCGCTGGCGTCGAGGCTCGTCAGGTCTACCCACTCACGATCGCGGACCAGCCGGGTGCGCGGCAGTATGCACTCACGATCGGGGAGCTGTCAGTGAGCCGCCACTTCGTCGAGCGCGTCGTCAACCTGCCAGTCTGGTACGGGATGACCGCCGAGGACGTGGACCGGTGCGTGGTTGCTTGGGAGAAGGCGGCGCGGGGGTGACCGTGAATGATCTCGGACGCGGTATCCAAGCGCACGCGACGGCCGTCATCGAGTGTCGGTGGAACGACATCGGCGACGACACCAAAATCTGGCACTTCACCCACGTGATGGCCGGCGCCGATATCGGCAAGAACTGCATGCTCGGGCAGGGCGTGCACGTCGGACCGGGCGTTCACATCGGTGACGGCTGCCGCATACAGAATGGCGCACAGCTGTTCGACGGCGTGGTGCTCGAAGACAACGTCTTCGTCGGCCCGTGCGTGGTGTTCACGAACGTCAAGACACCCCGGGCCTTCGTCAAGCGCGCAAGCGCCTTCGACCGCATCGTCGTCAAGCGCGGCGCCTCCATCGGTGCGAACGCCACCATCCTGCCCGGCGTCACGATCGGCGAGTACGCGATGGTCGGCGCCGGTGCGGTGGTGGCAGATCACGTGTCGGCACACGGCATCGTGCTGGGGAACCCCGCGCGCTGGCGCGGGTGGGTGTGCGAATGCGGCGAGGTGCTCAGCTATCCCCCCGATGTGGCCGCCGCGTGCCCGAGCTGCCACGCTCGGTACACGACCGCCGGTGATACACTCAAGCGCCTGGAGGAATCACCCAGTGGCCAAAGCTCCACCTGACCCGCGCCATGTCGTCCTGCGCGCCGTCAAGCGTGGAGAGGTCATCGAGCGCCCGGCGCGGACAGGTGAAGGGTATGTGAAGGAGAAAATCCACGACGAGGGGCTCTACTTTTTGCCGACCGGCGCCACGCACGGGTTCTTCGTCGAGGCGCCAAAACTGTGGGAAGAGCTGGACAAACTGCTCGACTAGGAGGTTCGCCATGGGATTACTGCTCGCGCTGCTGCTCCTCGGTCTCATCCTCTACGCGCTGCCGCTCCACCCGAAGGTGTGCGAGATCGGCAAGCTCACGTTCTTCGCCGCGCTCCTCGGCTTCTGCATTCGCTATCACGGCGAGTTCATGCACGCGCTCCGATGACGCTCGCACTCGTGCCCGACGTCCGTGCAGTACCGAACGCGCCGAAGCGTGTGCAGCCGTTCCTTCGCTGGACGGGAGGAAAGCGGCAGCTCGTCGATGAGATTCGCACGTGGCTGCCGCCGCAGTGGAAGGCGTACCACGAGCCCTTCCTCGGATCGGGCGCGCTGTTCTTCGCGGTCAAGCCTGTCCTCGCCTATCTGTCGGACGCGAACAACCGCCTGACTTGCACGTTCGGCGCGGTTCAGCGCGAGCTGCCCAAGGTCGTCGAGTCGCTGAAGGTCTACGCCTCGATGTACGAACAGCACGGGCCCTCGTTCTACACGTACGTGCGTGACATCGACCCTGACACCATGGAGGCACACGAGCTGGCCGCCTGGTTCATCTTCATGAACAAGACAGGCTTCAACGGGATCTGGCGCGTGAACGCCTCGGGCAAGTACAACGTGCCGGCGGGAAAGTTCACGACCCCGCCGAAGGTCTGCGACGAGGAGACGCTCGGGGCGTGCTCGAAGGCGCTCGGGGGCGCCACCGTCATCAACGCCGACTTCCGCTCGGTCGAGCAGCGCGCGATGGCGGGGGACTTCGTCTACTTCGATCCGCCGTACGTGCCGCTCTCCACCACGGCCGACTTCACCGCGTACACTGCCGAAGGCTTCAAGCATGGCGATCAGGTGGCTCTGCGCGACGTCGCCCGGCGGCTCAAGAAGAAGGGCGTCTACGTGATCCTCTCGAACTCCGCAGCGCCACTCGTGCGCGAGCTGTACGCAGACGGCTTCGAGATTCGCGAGGTGAGTCGGAAGGGCTCGATCAGCGCCAAGACCGAAGACCGCGGGCGCGTCACTGAGCTGCTGATCCGCTAGAGGTGCCCGCGGTCCGTGGTGATGGCCACCTTCGCGCGCGCCCAGCCGTCCATCATGTTTTTGAGGATGTAGTCGATGTCAGCGATGAAAGTCTGCTGATCACCTTGTCCGTACGTCGGATACAGTTGCGAAAGGCGGAGCAGGCGCTCTCCCACATCGATAACGCATCGACCTGCTGTTGCAATCGCCGAGCTGATCCGCGAGTCGCGGTACTCCCGCGTGCGCTTGTGTGGAGGGATGGGTTTCTCGCCATTGCCGTTTTCACCGTTTGCCATCCTTTAACGCTCATCTGAGTTTCTGCAAGCCCCTCACGCCGCCGCCGTCTGCTTTCGCTTGCGCACTGCGCTAGCGGCCATCGCCAGGATGAGCAGAACGGACCCACCACCCACTACCCACCAGATCCAGCGGTTCTCGTCGCCGAGCGCCCCCGAGGATGCATCCGCGCCGGGTGTGGGCGCGAATGACACAGCGGTTCTAAGAGCACGCAGCGCCTTCTGCGCGGACGCAGGCGTCGGGATCACACCCCCGTGAGACTCGACGTACTGGGTGACTTGCGTCGCGAGGTAGTTGACGTGCTGACGGACGTACGTGAGTGACATCGGCGCGGGGGCGCCGAGGTAGGTCGCGAAGGCATAGTTCGTGGCCTTGACAGTGGCCGGACCTATGGCGCCGTCGACCTTGAGCCTAGACAGCGTCGAGTCACCGTTCGCAGTACCGAGCGCCTTCAAGGCGTTTTGGAGCAGCGTGGCGGGCGATATGCGTGAGCGGATCTGCTGCCGCGCGATCACCTGTGCATTCTTATGCTGAAGCAGATCGAGCTGCTCGGCAGTCGGCTGGCCAAATCCGCCGGTGATCATGACGCAGGTGCGGGCGGAGTCGATCCGGAGGGCGTGGTGATGGTGGCGGTCGCGGCGCCGGCGGTCACACGTGCCTGCACGCGCCCGAACGGCGCCTTGCGCACGAGCTGCGTCGATAGCAGATGAGTGCCGTCCTGGAGGCCCGTGCTGGCGTTGTTCTCGTTGAACGTGCGGACAGCCTTGGACATCTTGACGACGCCGAGGCCCGTGTCCTGCTCGTCGACCTCGCGGAACCACGTGGCGTTCTTGACGACCG